GGAACGGAAAATGGTGTCCTCCTTACTCACATCCTTCCGCCAGTTTCCGGAGTTCTTCCGTGAAGTGGTCTTCGGTCTTTTCGCACATCGCAGCTCCTGGACGATACAGCACTGGCAGGACCGTCATCGAAACCAAATCGAGCTTCAATTTATAAGCACGTTTGGCGAGAGAGAACGTTGGATATCTCGGATACTCGGAGACGAAATAACGGAAAGGTTGATAAAGGAGAACAGCTTCCGTTTTCAGAATGTCGGTGTATAGTTGAAGAGCCTTGACGAGGTGTGTATCTTGGTCGGCACGGCCAGTCTTCATACGAAGTGTAAACTGAAACCCTATTCTGCAAAGCAATAGAATGAGATCCGGTTTCGCGTGAACGTTTTTCGTCCCCAAGATGATCGTGACCTCTCGGAAAAAACAACACACGGAGTCCTGATAATCCCATAAGCGTACGGGTATCGTATTTCCGTTCGGACACCTAATATCTAGAGTTTTCTTACACGGCTCCACTGCAATCCTGTTTGGTACGATAAAGTCCGAGCGCAGCCAATACTTGTATACGGAGGCTTCCATTTCTGTAAATAAGTGTAGGAACTTGCCAATCTTGACGAGGGCGAGTTCGAGGTCGGAACGGTCCCGGATTTTGTTCTTAAAACAACAACAATAGGACTGTTCAGTTTTAATCCATTCTCTGATACTAGATAACTCTACCTTCTTCCCGTCCGGCGAGAATATGTCCTCGTAGGGATTGGCGATACCCAGATCATGGCTGGTAATGGCGTTCAACGGCATTCCTCGTCTTTCGGTTTCCGTCTATTTCTTTATAGGTCACATTTTGAATGTTTCGTGATATATTCGAAGATTTCCGTTCCATCGGAACGGAAATTTTTCCTTACTCGCATTATTCCACCAGTTTCCGGAGTTCTTCCGTGAACTGGTCTTCGATCTTTTCGCACATCGCAGCTCCTGGACGATACAGCACTGTCAGGATCGTCATCGAAACCAAATCGAGCTTCATTTTATAAGCACGTTTGGCGAGAGAGAATGTTGGATATCTCGGATACTCGGAGACGAAATAACGGAAAGGTTGATAAAGGAGAACAGCTTCCGTTCTCAGAATGTCTGTGTATAGTTGAAAAGCACTGACGAGTTTTGGATCTTCCTTGGCACGGCCAGCCTTCACAAGAAGTGTATACTGAAACCCTATTCTGCAAAGCAATAGAATGAGATCCGGTTTCGCGTGAACGTTTTTCGTCGCCAAGATGATCGTGACCTCTCGGAAAAAACAACGCACGGAGTCCTGATAAACCCATAAGCATGCGGCTATCGTCTTTCCGTTCGGACGCCTAGTAACTAGAATTTCCTTACACAGCCCCACTGTAATCTTTTTTGGTACGATAAAGTCCGAGCGCAGCCAATACTTGTATACGGGGGCTTCCACTTCTGTAAATATGTGCAGGAACCTGCCAATCTGGACGATGAGCCTTTCGGCTTCGATGTTCGAGAGGGTAGACTCGTATTGAATTCGGTCTTGAATTGGGTACGGCATCTTCTTTTTAATCCACTCTTTGATGTTATTCGATAACTCTACCTTCCCGTCCGGCGAGAATATGTCCTCGTAGGGATTGGCAATACCCAGATCTTGGCTGGTAATTTCCTTAAGCGCCATTCCTCGTCTTTCGGTTTCCGTCTATTTCTTATAGGTCACATTTTGAATGTTTCGTGATATATTCGAATATTTCCGTTCCAATGGAACGGAAAATGGTGTCCTCCTTACTCACATCCTTCCGCCAGTTTCCGGAGTTCTTCCGTGAAGTGGTCTTCGGTCTTTTCGCACATCGCAGCTCCTGGACGATACAGCACTGTCAGGATCGTCATCGAAACCAAATCGAGCTTCATTTTATAAGCACGTTTGGCGAGAGAGAATGTTGGATATCTCGGAGATGAAATAACGGAAAGGTTGATAAAGGAGAACAGCTTTCGTTCTCAGAAGGTCGGTGTATAGTCGAAAACCCCTAGATATAGTCTTACTATCCGTAGTATCAAAACCAAAGAGTCCGTGTTGAAACGTCAGTCTACAAAGAAACAGAATAAGATCCGGTTTCGCGTGAACGTTCGTCTCCGTCAAAATTTCCGTGATTGTAAATACTACAGCAGCCAAGCGTTTACGATAGTTACCTCGGGGTACGGATATCGTCCTTCCGTTCGGACCCCTAATATCTAGAAATTTCCCAGCCGGCGTCACTGTAATCCTGTTTGGTACGGTACAGTCCGAGCGCAGCCAATACTTGTATACGGAGGTTTCCATCTCTGTAAATACGTGTAGGAACCTGCCAATCTTGACGAGGAGAAGTTCGAGTCCGGGATGCAGGTCTTGAAACGATTTTGATAGGACCGTTCAGTTTTAATCCATTCTTTGATACTAGATAACTCTACATTCTTCCCGTCCGGCGAGAATATGTCCTCGTAGGGACTAGGAATACCTAGATCTCGGGTGATTTCGTTAAACGACATCTCTACGTCCTTATTTCTATCCTAAGATCAAGTTCGAGTTTTAAGAACTCTTCTTGGTAGTAGCGTATCCATCTTCGAAAAGCATTTTCAGTTTCTGATACAACCTCGATCCGGGACGGTACGCTATTGATAACATCTTTATGGATACATTAGAAAATTGCAGATCGTAATATTTTGAAGCCATCGAGTACAGTGGAAATCTAGGAAATTCGTTCATGAAGAAACTAAAACGGAAATACTCTGCCGGGAACTCCGACTCGAGAATGTCTAGAATATGTCCAAACGATTTGAAATTGTACACCATGAAAACGTCAATGTATTCGCGATGAGTGAATGACTTCCTAATATATCTTTTAGTGGTTGAGATATATTCGGGAAGCATTGTACACTGAAATGCTAGTATACAGAGTACGAGAACGAGTTCTCGGCCGATCGTCAATGGCGGTCCTTCCGAATATCTATTCGTCGTAACGACGATACTGGAAATAAGACATTTGACCAACTCTTCGTAATCTTCTGGACTAATCCGTATAATATCGGACGGAGTTCGTACTTCGATTTCGCACTGGCGTGATATTACAGAAATAGTTCTGGAGCATTGATGAACCGGAACCTTAAAACGTATCCAATGTTTAAAAATCTCCATCCTAAGTGCATAGCAGTTCTTCACGACATTTCTAATGTCGTCTCGTGTGAGTGCACATCCGGCGGTAGTATGTCCCAGACAAAAATCTTTCATCTTCCGCGTCGCTTCCGAGTGCTCTTCGAATAGATCTTTGAAGTCCGATTCACCATCAAAAACACAGTCGCGCGAGAACCTGAATAAGAGACTCGTTGTTTTCCACAACATTCTAAACAATGTTTAGAATTTAGAAAGCTTATTTGTTTTATAGTGCTATAGTGTCCTCGACAGTCTCCAGCGATCTCGCTTTTACGTAGATCGGGGCTGATACGGTGTACCTGTCTATGATCTCCCCCTCGTCGGTCGATGTCGAGCTGTCACTCGTATTTCTTCGTCTTCTACTCTTGTTTTTCTTATTTTTCTTCTTATTTCTTGGTCCCGGAGTTGTTTCCAATGTAGTGTCAGTTACACGTCCAACCTTGACTTCATTCGCGTTCGACCGCTTGCGCCGGCGTCTACGCGGCGGCGGTTTACCGGAAGCGATCTGCTTAGTTCGCATATTATAAGTACAAGCGAACCATTTAACTCTTTCCAATTCGTCATCGTCGAGGTAGCCAACCGTTCTATCTTTAAGAGAAAGGATATTCCTGAGTGCAAAACCGTTAATAGACCACCTTCTGGAACCTACGTGAGTATTGCTACGATCTTTTTTCCACTTGTCCAGATCGTCCTTAGACATACTTGATAAGTTGAGCGTTTTGAAGGGAAACGTACTATCGGACATTTTAGAGATGGAGGAAATTTTAAGAGCAATAAAAACACTCACGAGATACTTCTCGATGAGGAGCGGTGACCAAAGATTGGTCTACTCCGTTCAAGAGGAGACATGTCCAATGCTACTTTCGAAGTACAGTATCGAATACAGATGGGGAAAACACGTTCACCGCGTGTTCTTCGTGAATACGTTCGGCCTGAAAATATCGAGAACGTTATTCGTCTATATAGACACTAAATATCCGGAGTCTAGTACCGTCGTAGTATATAAGACCATAGTAAGCGATTCAAAGCTCGGAGATAGAACGGACGTAGAACTGTTCAGTTTATCGGAGCTGCAGTACAACATTTTTGAAAACGACCTCGTTCCACAATCAGAAGTGTTGAGCGGCGAAGAGAAACGCCTGTTTGTGGAGTTTTATAGAATAAGACATCCATCCGCTGAACTGCCTTTAATATCCATCACGGATCCTCTCGTAAGAGCTCTCAATTATAAACGGGGTTCGCTTATCAAATTCTATCGAACTCTTCCTACCCGTTATACATACGTACGGTGCGTGTCCTAATAAACTTGTATACCTTTCGTATAATGACTACTTAGAATGTCTTTCTCTTCCCGCGTCAGATTTCTCCATCGTTCTATAGGTCCGAGCGGTGCCGGCCGCCGGCCGCGTTTAGCATTATTAATTATAGCCTTTTCCTCTTTAGTCAACAGTTTGTACCTATCTTTAGTGTTTATAATTCGTACACCGTTAGGTAGTGTATCAGCCTCCGATGTGTTGGTCGCCGCGTCCCTCTTAGTATCGGAGTCGTTCGGCTGGTCTTCCGACTGGATTAGTGGACTCGTATCTTGATCGGCGGGGCTGTCTTCACGAGAGACTGCTTCTGCGAGTGGAACCTCGGAACCCGTGGAAGGAGAATAAACGAGAGATCGATCATATGCTACATTGACTTCTTGGACGGCCTCCATTATAAGCTTTCTAAGATTGGGGTCGGTAATATCGACATTCTCCAACATACTATTCAGTTTCAGTTTATGTAGAACTTTAAACAATATATCGAAAACTCTCTGGATAGGACACACGTTAAAACACGGTCTACTTTTATCGATGTCGTCGCAGACTTTCGTTATCAGTTCGTTGATAAATGTCTGGCCGCCTTTCCGGCGCAGAGTTTTGCTTAATATCGACGTTCTGGACGAAGAACGTCGTCTCGGTCTAGGCTTGGATTTAGATTTAGAGCTAGACCTAGATCTAGACCGAGATGGTGATCGTTTGGCCCTTAGTCGCCCGCGAGATTTTGGTAAATTCATTAACGCAGCCTGTAGATTTTTCGTCCTCGTGTATAATTTCTTAACATCTTTGACCGACATCGACTCCAAATTCTTCCTAATTCTGGAGTGTTGACTCTTAGCGCGTCCACTTTTAAGAACTAGAAAACTAATCATATCCTTCTTCGTGAGAGCCATTTTTTTATAAAGGAAGATTTACTTACGCTTCTTTTTGGTGGCGTATGGTCATTTCCGTCTAGCCGCGGGACTTCTCTTACGAGACTTCGATCTCTTTTTAGAACGAGATGCTGGGACCTTTTTGACGGTCCTCGTTTTCGATGGAGACTTCGATCTCTTCCTCGTTTTCGACGGAGACTTCGACCTCTTCCTCGTTTTCGACGGAGACTTCGATCTCTTCCTCGTTTTCGACGGAGACTTCGATCTCTTCCTCGTTTTAGATCGAGACTTCGACCTCTTCCTCGTTTTCGATCGAGACTTCGACCTCTTCCTCGTTTTCGATCGAGACTTCGACCTCGATCTTGAAGTAGGTTTCTTTGATGATGATGATGATGATAAATCGAGAGCGTTCTGGAACATTTTGCTACACGTGTATAGTTTATTAACACGAGCCAGCGGTAGAATTTCCAACTGTATTTTCATTACACGTCTACTACCGGCGATTCCGGACTTTTTGAGAATGTAACTGATCTTCTCAGCTCTGGTACTCATTTATTACTATGGCACTTTTTCTATGTTAAGTACTGGCGAGTACAAAATGGAGGATTCTCAATTTAATGCACTTCTTCACTTTTTACCGTTTTGGATGCGGAGAGATAAGCGTAGAATGTTCGAAACTATCGAGAATATCGATGTCTCCGGTCTATCGGAGACACAACGTATCCTTTTATTTAACTGCGTTTCGAATCTTAACATCTCGAGACTAACCAAAAAGTTAGTGGATAAGATTTGGAAAAACGCGAGCATCTTCTGTAAGACGAACATTTGCAGAGAGCTAAGTTTTGTACTAGCTGAGAGTGACGTTGAATATTTGAAAAGTCGTTGTCTCGAGATTATCTCCAGTGGAACTGAAGACGCCGCTGTCAAACTATGTTTGTTAGAGACGGCACTATTACGTGGGAAGTATCGATCCGTATCGCCCGTCATTCTGGACATGTTGTGTACGATATGTTTCGAAAATGTAACGGACATTAATATCAAGTTGAAATGTCTAGAACGGGTGTCAAATTTTAGAAAACTCAAAGAAGAAGAGCTCTCTTTTCTCAGATCCATCATCGGAGAACCTGGAAGAAGAGGAAAAGTTCTTGACATCTTTCTCAAAGATGACGGGGACTCGTTCAAATTTGCTATAGATGCCATAATCAAGGATATTTCTACGGAGAATATTCCGAACGTGCACTTTTTCAAATTACACGAAGAGTTCAAAACACGGGTAAAAGCTTTTGTCGAAACGAGTTCGGACATTGCGCAAATAACACAAGACATTCTTATATTCGTCAGAACTTTTCTCTCCGACCTCTTTGAAAAGTCTAGACTCCTAGAAACGTTCATATCACTTCTTCTTCTATCCGGTTTCAAATTCGATGGAATCGACGTTAACATTCTGGTCGCATATTCATGGTCGTTGCTAGACATCGTCGCCAAGAGCGATCTGCTGCTGGAAATGAATAGTATGAAGCTGGACGATATGTGCTACTCCGGTATAGTAGCTAATTTTCTGATCGAGATATCGATCTTGACAAACGTCGAAACGTTGGTAGTCAACGAACTGTTTGCAACGAGAACCGCCGCGTTGGAAAAGATGAAGGAAAAGTACTCTCCAAACGATGATATTTGGGTCAACCCCGAAAAAGTCGAACGGGAACTGGACTTTAATTTACTTTCGTTGAAAAATGGTGATCAAGGACATTAAAGTTGTCGCCGACACATATTGGGAAGTACCGTGCCCGTCTGGCTATCGTAAACTCCTACCAAATACGAACCGAGGAAACGACAGTCCGTATTATCCTTTCGTATGTGTTCTAGATGGTGTAGAAGAAGGTGTTAGCGTCACCGACGTCACCGTCATTTATGACGCGGATCCAGCGTCTTTGTTCTGTCCGGTCGGCTACGAAAAGTTAGACGGTGACTTAAACATAGGAGCTGGTGGTGATTATATATATATATGTCAAAAGAAAGAATCCGGTGTACCACCTGTAGCGGATCTAGTAGTGAAAGCTTACTCGGATGGTTCCTATATAGAAGACCCCGACGCTGGTTTCACACGTATCAACGTTGATCTAAACAGGAATGCCAAAGGGTTTTGGGTATTCCTGGACAAGAAGTTGACGGACTGGCCAACATATTGCAACGCTATGATAGATATCGGAATAGGAGAAGATAACTGCGTAAGAAAAGCTATGGATAATATTGGCTCTTATGACTATTTCATGAGAGGATACTGTCAACTACCGGAATATTCAAATAGTGATGTTTGCGCCTGTATAAACAGCGCAGTCAATAAGATGACATCTTACAATCCACTATGTCTAGATGAAAACTGTATAAAACACGGATATATAACGAAGTCTATGGAAATTTCTAGAGGAGAAGGATGTGAGATCGTGGACTGCTCTACTTATCTGGACATTAAAGCGGCCGGTACGGTTGTTATGGACGACGTTGGTATCAGTCAGAGGTGTGGCAATAACAGTAACGGCACTAACGGCACTAACGGCACTACTAACAACCAGACTGGAGGAAATGATACAACAAAGTATGTTGTTGGTGCCGTCGTGATAGGAGTGATCGGAATAATTGCCGCCATTCTAATATACAAACTTACGAGATGATAATAATCGTAAAAGTCGAAAGCTTTGTATTCCAGGAATACAAAATGTACCAAACGCGTTTAGATTTCGTAACCCCAGATCTCGAACTGCGCCATAGAGAAATGACCAACAGGTTTCCAAATGTCTATCTTATTACAGTCGGTATTAAGTGTTAAAGTGTAACTAGATTGAATAGCCGTCGTTTTAGCTATATCCAAACCATCGATAGCTACGATCATTCCAATAGATTCTTCTAGATAGAGACCGTCTGTTCTGTTAACGATTACAATCTTGGTCAAGTGAATTTTCTTCTGCCATACGAACGTGACCACCGAAGGATCGCCGTAAGAAATACATATACCCTGAGGATTTCCATCAGTACAATGCATCGGACCCCACGTGCTATTAGGATGGAGAATTTGAGGTGACACACCCTGCGATAAAAGTTTTGGAGTGCCGGATGCATGGTCATGAGTATCGTTTACTTTACTTAGAATTTCCACCCCCGTCGATCCGGTCACCGTTCCGGTGAGAGTAGTACCAGTAGTACCAGTAGTACCAGTAGTAGTAGTTCCAGTAGTACCAGTACCTCCAGTAGTACCAGTACCTCCAGTAGTACTACCGGTTCCGTAGGCGTTTCCATTATTCGCTTTTCTACGTTTATACCACCAGAAGCCTACTATGACAAGAACAATAATAATGACTACGCTCCCGGAGATGATCGCCGTCTTCTTTTGCATTTTTTTAATATCGGTCTTATTATTTGAAGTTGTTTGTATTCCTCGAATACAAACCATTATATATGTTTTGTGCGCGTTTAGATTTCGTAACCCCAGATCTCGAACTGCGCCATAGAGAAATTACCAGTAGGTTTCCATATGTCGATCTTATTACAGTCGGTACTAAGTGTTAGAGTATAATTAGGTTGAATAGCCGTCGTTTTCGCGATATCCAAACCATCGACGGATACAACAATTCCAATACATTCATCTTGGTATAGACCATCGGTCCTGTTAACGATGACGATCTTAGTAACACGGATTCTCTTTTGCCATGCGAACGTGACCACGGATGGATCACCATAAGAGGTACACGTACCTTGCGTATTTCCATCCGTACATTGCTGCGCCGGCCAGCGATAGTCCGGATGTAGAATAAATGGAGCCACGCCCTGCGACAACATTATAGACGTCCCGGTTGTACTGGAAGATGGAGTCACTTTGCTTAGTATCTGCACACCGGCGGACCCGGTCACCGTTTCGGTTCTAGAAGAAGTGGTGCCACCGCTAGTAGACGTACCACCAGTTGTGCCACCGGTTCCGTAGGCGGTTCCATTATTCGCTTTCCTACGTTTATACCACCAGAAGCCTACTATGACAAGAATAATAAGAATAACTACACACCCGGAGATGATCGCTGTCTTCTTTTGCATTTTTTAGATAGACGATAAACTTTCGGACATCGACGCCGAAACTATGATTATTCTTCTGTACAATCTGTACAGAAAACGGAACGACACACTAGTCGAGCGCGGACACTTTCAGTTCCCGTACCATTCTCTCGCATTCATCTTCATCATCGACGGTATATCCGTCTTCGCCGAGCAAATCATCGTTGTCCATAACGGAGTCTTTTGAAAAATATAGCCGTTCCATATATAACATCACCTTACACGTTCTTTCTTTGATATTATATAGTACGGATTTTAGTATGACGATTGGAATATAGCTTACTTTGGTAGGCCCTATAGATATTATGTCCGTCAACGCCTGTTCTTCTACTGGTTTCTTCATAGTGAAACCCTTACATTTTATTTGGTCGTCAACTACTACCAACTTAATATAACATCTTTTCGGACTGGCGAGATCATCTTTGCCTTTATTCTTTCCTTCCTTTATCGTGCTGTAAACGAATATCGGTTTGAACACATCGTCGGATATAAACTTGTTTATCACATCTCCGCTAAAGATTTCGTAACACTCTTTTTCTTTGAGACTTTTGAACGTTTCTTTTATCTGTACTCGTAACCAATCCTCCAAAGACGTAATGAAATTATTAAAGACGGTCTCGACATCCGATCTTTCGTACGTTAGAGAATATGTACCGTATGTATCGTTACGATTTATCCCCCACCCTTTTCTTTTCGGGAATCGTACGATGAGATCGTTGCCGTTCTTAAAACTTAAGAACGAGACAACGTTCTCCTTCTTCGTTCTGATAGGTGGTTTGAAAACTAGCAACTCGGGATCGAAGACGACCTCGTTCTTATCGAATCTTATAATGTCTACGTCCATTGGAATTTGCTGCGATATGCTTTGTTTTAATCGTGAAGACGAGGGACTTTAAAATTTTCAATCGTAGTCACATCCATCGGAAAAACCGTAAGCAAGATCAGTTCTGAAGTATTTTCCCGCGACACCCTGGCTAAAGAAAGGTGCGGGTGCGCACCGTTTAAGCGGTCTAGACGAATTTTTAGACATTTCTCTTTCTTTCTCCTTGACAAAACTTCGAACGTTCGAGTTCGTAATAGAGTTTCCATTAGACATTACAACGTGCGAGGGTGTGAGAGTAACTGGCGTCGACGTTTGATTTTTACTAGTATCCGGCGCGACGATATTTCCGTTACTCAACAGTAGTGACCTATTGGGAAGAACCTTGGATATTCTTGCGGTCTGATTGCTAATGAGCATAGCCTCGTTTAGTTCATTCCCATCTAATACAGTACCATCATCTAAGACGACATTAGCATTCGCGATTTTAACGGGTGTTGCCATTTCTATGTCTAGAGTTTTTTTGATATTCCGTGTAAATGTAGAAACCTATAAATGTAAACAGAATTAACTGAGCCATATTGAATTCCTCTTCTTTCTCCTCTTTACCTAGATCGACCGAAGATTGACTACGCATTAGCATTTACTCTACTCGAGTTTTCTAACTCTAGTTTTCTAATAACCTTTTCTTTCAGGTTGTCACGAGTTAAAATACGTAGGGTTGTAGAGGTGTCTATTTTATCTATGTCTCCTTCATCGTCAACTATTACATCGAATCCTTCCAGAATAGTACTGCCGTTATTTTTCCGTACGTAGACTTCGATCCCGTTGACGGACGTTACATATGTAGGAAATTGTCTAGAAACATTCTCCAACACCGTTATGACATTTCCAACACCCTCAACTTCTAGTCTCCCGTCGGTCGTTTCGAGAATAAGTACTGGTAAACGGACTATATTGGCCTTTCTGAGAAGAGACCTCATTTTAGTCGACTCTACGTACCCGTATCTTAACGTAGGCCCTATCTTTTTGGAAACTCTCTTGAACTTCTCATCATTAAGTAGACGTTTACAGTTTATACCTTCGGCGCAGAGAATGAGAAACAGAGTCTTCATTTTTCTATAAAAAAATTGAACGTTAACACGACCTGCATAGAAAAAGCCTATGGCTTCTAGGAATCTCATCAAGTATTTAGATAGTTATAAGTCGAATACTACCTTCAATTTTATACGTTTAAGTTCCGGCAGAACGATCAAGTACAACCTTCCCGATGATTTCTGGTATACGTACGATGAGATACGAAAAGGGAAAAGTATCTCCGTGAGCTTACTCGAAAAATCGCATTTAGACTACTCTATTTTTCGAATAGATCTGGACATCAAATCTCGGTCGGACCGTGCTGATAGCCAACACCTGTACACTTCCGAATACGTTCTGGGATTTATACAACTTGTACACTCGGTTATATCCGAAGAAGCGATACCTAACCAATCGTTCATAGCTTGTCTATTCGAGAAGCCCGGATGTAAAGATGGTGTCAAAGATGGGTTTCATCTAGTCTTTCCCAATTTATTCGTCTATAATTCTTATCAAAACAACGTTCTAGTCCCAAAAATAGCGGCTAAGTTGGACGTATTGAAACCGTACCTAGTCGTGGACTCGGATGTGCAGATAGATAAAATAGCCAATAAACCCTGGATAGTAAATGGTTGTAAAAAGAAAGAGGATCAGGAATATGCGTATACTCTTTCTACAGTTTTTGATAAACGATTGGAGCCGCTTTCCAACATCGACTATAATTCCTCGGCTCTGTATTCCATAAATCGATATTCTGATAACGTTATTGGTGAGAATTTCGTGGCAAAGTCTAGAAATCAAGAGGTGCCTAAAAATTACGAGTTTATTGTGAACAATAAGATCCTCGAAAACTTAGACGTCAATAGAAGTGTAAACTACGATTGTTGGATCAATGTTGGTATCGTTTTATACAATCTAGGAGAAGGTTCCGAAGATTTTCTAGATCTATGGAAAGCTTTTTCGGAAAGAGCGCCTAAACTGTACCAAGAGTCGGTATGCGAACAAAAGTGGGGAACGTTTCGATCCCACTCGCTGAGTATGGGATATCTTCTATATATGCTCAAGCAAGATAACTACCACTACTACACGTCTATAGTCAACAGCAACAACAAGCAATTCATATGTAGAGAACTATCGCAACAGCCGGGCGTATTGAGCCTTAACGACCATTTAGTTGCGCGAGTTTTTTGTAATAAACTCGCTTCGCAGGAATTAGTCTACGCCAATCCGAAATGGTACGAGTTCAGAAGTCGGTGGGAGAACATTACCAACGTCGAAATAGAACGCAAACTTGTCGATACTATGAGTTCCTACTTCGCAAGCGTCGTGGACGAGATTATCGAAGATAAAGGAGACAATCTCGATCAGCGTCAATTAAACCGATTCAAACACCAGTGTGTTCAAAAACTCGGCAAACACTCGTTCCTACTACAGGTAATAGAATCCATGAAGTGTTACTCTTTGGATAAACAGTTCGTCGAGCGTTTAGACTCTAACAAGTACCTAATAGCGTGCGAGAACGGACTACTGGACTTGTATAATCTTAAATTTAGACAGATTTGTCCTAACGACTTCGTCAGTTTCAGTACCAGGATAAACTACAATACGCAACCGGACGCGGCTTCTATAAAGAGAGTCCACGCGTACTTACGAAAAGTCTTTCCAGACGATGAACGTAGACAGGATTTTATCGATATTAAATCCTTAGCATTGCTGGGATCGAACGACGAAAAAGTCGTCATTATAGCGAAGGGTGACACGAACGGAGGTAAGTCCCAATTAGTCAAGTTTTTCGAAACAGCTTTGGGAGACTACGTTGGAGTATTTCCAAAAGAGATGTGTTACGAACGTAAACTCGCGAGTTCCGGTCCTAGACCGGAACTGGTCAGAGCTGAAAATAAGAGAATAATGTATTTCAACGAGCCTAGTTCCGAAGAACGTATGGCTGTTGCATTCGTAAAAGAAATATCTGGAGGCGATACATTCTTCGCTAGACAGTTGTACGGGGAAGGAAAACAGTTTAAACCTTCGTTCACTCTTTATATGTCGTGCAACGATGTCCCTAGAATTCCTCAAGACGATGACGCTATGTGGGCTAGAATCCATACTCTGATCTTCGAAAGCGCTTTCGTCGACGTGGAAGAAGACGATTGGGATAACCTAAAATTTCCGAGAATTTCCAATCTCGACTCGTTCTTCGAACAGCACGCGAGTAGTTTACTATGGATTCTTTTTGAAAACTACAAACGTATACTGACGAGTAAAATAAAACCTACGTTCAAAACTCTAAAACGGGATACCAAAATACTACGAGATCGAAACAATGCTATCAAAGTATTCATAGATTCCAAGATAGAGTTTATGAAAACTGGTTTCGAAAAAGTAGACAGGCTCTTCGCTCTGTTCACGTGTTGGTATCAGAGCTTCTATCCTGCGCGTAAGAGTTTACTCTCTAAGGATAAATTCGTTAAGTGTTTCACGCGTGAAATAGGTTCGCAACTGTCTAGGAAAAACCGAGATGAAGGATGGGCGGGTATCGTCGTGAAGATCTGAAAACTTGGACTTTTGTATCAAATTGATACAAAACAACTTCATCATAAAAGTCACCTCAAATATCGCCGCCAAGGTTCGTTCTTAGGTATGAAGAATTCACACCATCCATCAAATTTGCAGTCGTCGTTAGTAACGATAGTTTTATCACGCTTGTTAATCGGTTGCAGACTGTCCTGTACCGTATTCGTAAACGGAGGGTTTTCGAAATTTGTGTACACGTTCGGATCTGGTATTTCCATATAAGTGGCTTGTTTATTACCTAGTTCTTTCCTAGAGACCGTTTTTATAAACTCCAATATAGAACCGACATCGTGCGAACCGTGATAATACGCCAAGGGATTCCCGTTATAAAAAAGGATCAAAGAGGGGGTCCTATTCAGTTTAACATTTCTGGAATTTGCTATACTGATTATTCTATTAGTAACCTCGCATACGGCAAACGTAACCGCCGTTGATTCCGTCCGACTAAGTTTCTCGAGTTTATAAAAAACAGTGTCAAAGTGCGCGCACGCTCTACATCCAGCCTTTTTAAAATACACCAATACAAGTCCACTTTCATTTAATCTAAACGCGGGTTCGAAACTATCATCCGTTAATAGCACTAGACCCCTGGACATTTTTATTAACTAGAAAGTTTAACTGTGGATCGAGGAGAGTATTGATCTTCGAGAAGATGCCACACTTGTAGAATTTTGAAAAACTGTTAGGAGCTGGATGAGCCGTCTCGAAAACCGCGGCTCGGCCGGCAAATTTCGCGCACAGTTTCGCCGCATCTTTCCCGAAAGCTGTTAATATCAGTTTTCTATCTGGATTACTATCCAAAACAAACGAGATAAGAGATGTTGTAAAACCTTGCCACATAGTTGAATGACTTCTCGTCGTTCCAACTACGGTTGTCCAAGAAGCATTTATCAGAAAACACCCCTGGCGGACTAGGTGGTCTAGATTCGGGTGTCGACAATGGGGTATCTTCTCGTAGGCTAACTCTTTATAAATATTGGCGAGAGACCGAGGTACGGTTGTTTGGAAAGTCGAAAACGCTACACCATCCGCCATCCCTTCTATGGGATAAGGATCTTGTCCTACTATTATGACTCTAACTTCCGAAGGTTTTATCAAGTCGAACTGCCTGAACACTTTTTCCGGTCCAGGCGTTATCAGTCGTCCGTTCTTCCTCGTCATAAACTCTAAGTCTTTCGATATGGCTAGTATTTCCATTTCGTTCTGGAGGAAAAACCTCACCCAAGGTAACGGCATTTTCCCGAAGAGGTTGTTGTATAGACCACCATTAATGGATCCGTCTGAAAAATCCTCGCTCAACGTCTCCGACTGTACGAACACTTTACGACCTTTCGCCAAAGCTATTCCGTAGAATTCCTTTAAAGTCTCTTCGTCGATGAATGCTATATCATAGATAGTCCAGTTCTGAGTAGCATTTTCTTTGGTAACGATACTGAATTCACTTATAAGAGCTCTCGTTTGGGTAGATGTTGATAAAAACATTCCAACGAACTCCATCGTTAGATATTAAAACGATTACATTAAAACCTTTTTTCATTCTTCACTCGCTCACTATAACTATACCAATTCCAGAACTATGGAGCGTCGACACGTTGTTGACGATAGTAATCCGATAGTACTGCAACGAGATGGCGCTGTGAAACTTATAGTGTCAGCTTGTCTATACACATCTTCAAATAAAGAGAAGGGAATGTTCATAAGATGCGACGATCTTTTCCTCTTGAATTTCCGGGAACCGGGTCGGGCGGCATTCTTCGTAGAGAACGTTACGTCGAATCCAATACATTTCATAATGAAAGATCCAGAAGGTAAACGTATTAACGCTATCGACTACGTCCCCCCATTTCAGAAAATTACCATAGACTGTCACGATTCCGAAGAGAGGGAACTAAGAGTATCTAAAGTTGAGAGAATTGGAACTGGAAGAAACGTTAATTGGAAATTTTGTACGTTCACAGTATTCAACGAAATGGGAGATTGGAAAATTCTAGACTCGTACGAAAGAGACTTTTTGTTAGATGTAGATCAACCGGACGGATGTAGATCGGATGTGTCTATGGATGGACTATCTAAAGGATATACCGCTAGACTGAGTTTAGGAGAGAGGCGTAGTCAGAAAACCGTGGGTATAAACGATCCAAGCATAGACTATAGCCTGCGGTGCGAGTTCCGCTTCGCTATAGTTATACTGGATAGAGTCCTTCCAGTCTCGACTACGACTAATCATTCAGTTGTTTGCGATAAGTTGATAGACGATGACAAATGCTGTATTTGTCTGGACGATATAAGAGGAGGGTATAGATTCGCACGATGTGGACATAGATGCGTATGTTCTTCGACGACGTGTTTCGACGTAGAAAATCCACCGTTCTTGAACTGTCCTCTATGTAGAAGTGTCATTAAAATGGCGATAGTCGTTCCGTACTAAATAATAGATTGTTTTTACACCGTTCGGTGTAAAAAATACCCTAAAGAGAAAGACTATTCGAAGAATGTCGCATCAACAGGAACTGACGTACATTATCACGAAAGGTAGACGTGGAATAGGAACTCCTATCGCGCAGTTCATACTAAATCTTACGAATTCCGTCGACTCGGACCGCCTTCCCGGTGTAACTAACCTGGAGGCGCTGCCGGTACTTCAAGATGAACTTTTCGGTAGTGCCATAAACTGCGGACGATACGTAGTCTATCTAGAATACCTCTCCAAAATGTGCGATCACTACGGTGATCAAGCCGTTTTAGACGCGGTAGACTGGACGTTTCTAATAAACAACGTCCACTATGTCTTCTCAGCCTAAATAGGTCTTCTTCTTTTTGGTATCATTGATACCAAAATCGTATTATAGTATATTAGATTTCGAGAGATGTAACGAGCGAAGAGAACTCTAGTGTGCTCTTCGTAGTCGTCTCCACGAACTGTCTATCGGACTTTGGATACGTCCCTATCACGTGTGATATCATAACGATTTTACTTATCGCATTTTGAGAGTTGGCCAAATAGTGGTCGAACAGATTCTTCATCGCGTTTCCACTTTGCATATTTCCAACGATCGTTTTGCCAAGTTGAATCTTTGGAAGTATCCTGTTTTTGATGTCGGATAAGGAATTGATTATGTATACACCTTCTCTATACGATTCCGACTGATAGTCGTGTTCTCTAACTATTTCGTTCCCACCCAAATCGCAGAAGACTACGTGCGCCGTCATATTTCTAAGAGCGCATTTCAAGACTATTACAACGTGAGATCTGCTAGAAGTCGCGTTCCTAACGGTAGACCTTACAAATCTTCTCTTATCAATGTATTGATAAATGTCCTTATCCTGTAAGTCCATCGTCTTAAGATTCAACAACGACGTCTTATTTAGTACGAATTTATCGGTAGAGTTCGTTATAGCTTTCGTTTCTTTGGCGTCTATAATCTCGGAAAATTCACCCTTATAGATCTGGAACATATTAACCGAAATCGATTTAACGTAATCAGGAACTTTTTGAAGATAAGATACGGTCATCCCGAGGAGCCCTCCGGATTCCGACGTGAAAAGTGTATGCGTTTTTCCGCTTCCGGTCTGGCCATAACTTAGAAGCATTAGATTGTAACCTGCTTCGAGATTGTCCAATAACGGCTTTATTTCATTAAAGACAGCTTTTGTACTTTCGTCTGGTAGGAAGATTCTATCGAACGGACCGTATAGTTTGTTTTTAAACGATAGCTGCGTCCTATCTTCCGCGAGTTCGACGGTAGACACGTTCGAGTCGCCCACTATTTTCGGTTTGATACGAATGTATACTCTACATACACCTCTAATCTCTTCGTACATATTAGACACGTCCAAAAAGGAATCGTCCAGGTCGTGGAACGTATCGAGGACGCTGTCCGCTTTATCGCAGGGCACATTTTCGTTCTCTTTGAATTCTTTCATTATCCAGTCCATACTCGAGAGTAGATTTCTATAAGTGTTCAGACGTGTTTGCCTTTTAGATTTAGCCAGCGTGTTCGTTATGTTCTTCTTCTTCAATATGAAGTCTAATTTTCTTCGGTACGATGCGTGCATACTCCGCAATTTTTGGTTCAATTTAACGATTTCTTTTCTCTTCGTTTCGCATACGTCTTCCAGCGCCTTCTCTTTGACTACGACATCTGCCGTCGTTTTTTCCGCGTACTCGCGCCGAATCTTTTCTAGTCTTTCTAAACAGTTACGTTTCTCATCATCTAATCCACGTCTAAGATTCTGTATTTCCGATTTTAGATCATCTATGGTACGAATATCTTTGCTGTTGATGTTCGAGAGTTCGTCTATTTTTAGTTGAAGTTCGACTCTTTCTTTATTGAACGATCCAGTATTGTCGCGTAACTCGGTTTTCAACTTTTCTATAAACTGCGAATGTTCTTTGGAGCGCGCTTCGAGTTCTTCCAAACTCTTATTATATCGTTCTTCTGCTAATTTGTTCTCATTCTTCAAAGTTTCTATCGTTTTCTCAACATCGCTATTCTCTACAAACTCAGCCCCGGCTTTTGCCTGCGCCCGAGTGACTTTCTCTAGTTCTCTCGTAAGTCTTTCTATCTCTTTATTTTTGGTATCCAAATCGGCATCGGAACATCCCGCTCGCTCGTAACAGACGAGAATATACGTTTTTAGTATATTGAAAAGGGCCATATTTGTGCGTCTGAGTTTATCGGTTCCTTCTATATCCTTCAAGATTCTATCGTTCTCCATATAGAAACGCTCGAGTTTTCCTAGTTCTTCTTTTACGACACCTTCTCCGAGATTTTCAGTCGAAAGATCCGGTATAAGATCTTTGGTACCTACATTTTTCGTTAAAATCGACAATATACGACTAACACTTTCTAAAGTAGTATTGAGAGCCCGACTGTTCTGATCCCTAAGTTTTCTCAACTCTGCAACTTCTTTCTCGTTGTAGTCTTTGATAGCGGCCGTTTCTTCGGCGCGCCGAATTTGTGGTAGTTTACGATCTGGAAGGAGGTCCGCTAGATCTCTCTTTTCGCTTTCGTATTCTATTAAGAGAGGATGGTAAAGATCGTGAACGGTAGCGGACTGTTGACCTTCTAGAAGACGTTTGATAAACCGAACTTTTTCCTTGATGTTAGACTTCAATTCGAAAAGTCCTCTTATATCGTAACCACTAGATCTCGCAAGTCTTATCAATTCGTCCTGAAATTGCCGCTGTCTATATGCGACCAATAATTGTCCATTTTCCTTACTAAGAGCGAATATGAGATCGCAAAGATCCTTTTTGGACAATCTACCGGTGTCAATATCGAACACCTGCGTCAACGTAGCCGACACGAATTTCCTTACACGTCTATTACAGTCACGTTTAGTTACGCTCATTTTCTATCTCTTCGAAAAAATCACATGAGCCCCATCAAAAAATCTCGCTTAGCGTTCATATCGTCTCCTTTGAAAAACTGTTCGTCTAGATGAAACCCTCGTTTTTCCGCCAATGCTATCAATGCAATCTTGAGTTGTAGTTGTCTGAAATGTACCGCTACAGTCGGATCGTCTCTACTGAGGTCCTCTATCACAATACACAGTTCATTTTTCGTTAATCTAGAGACGTCGATATTTTCGTATAAAGAGGTCAAAAACTCGCTCAACGTCATCTTCGTGTATATACTACATTCACGGTTCGTTATCATTTCTTACTCCTCTGAGATTTTCCAACCTGTTAATCGACATATGTCTCTCCACCTCTCTTCGTGCTCCTCGAATTTCTGGTCTGTTCTCAACGAACAGAAATCCGATACATCGCATTCGAGTCCACAAAGTCTGATCAACTTGAATAACTTGAAGTGGACGTTTAGAGAGTTGACCCTGGTAGGGTCTTTTATCCTCGCGTAGACGTTCTCGAGAATATCGTGATATTTTAGAATCTGGGCTACGTGGTCTTGTATGTCTATTTTAATGTACCCTCTTATCCGGTTAAGTATTCCGTATGTATCTTCGTAGTGTTTGTTCAATTTCAGCTCCTTCAAGATTTTCAAGATATGTTCGCATTTCACGTGAGTGGGGGCTAATCCCATCTTTCTCAGTTCGCGACTTACTTTATCTATATTCTCTTCTGATATTGACAGATTCTTTCCTTGGAACCTGTCGATTATTTTGAGAATGTTCTGTCGTATAGAGTAAGACGACTTTATAGAATTGATAGAGTCTACGTCCTTTATCCCTACAACTCTGGTATCATATATCGATCCGCACGTGCCACAAAACAATGTCCCATCATGATTTTCAACTATATTCGTCGTTCTACATATTCGACATACTACGACTTGATTCTGTTTTATCTTCAGCTCTACCGCATACTCTTTGGCTATAATCGAATAACTAATAAGGTCATCCATAGACAATTTAATACGCACGTCGTTACGAAACTCGTCGAGCATCGATAACGATCTATTTCGAAACCGTTTTACGATGTTGAAAACTCTGACGATGTAATAGCCGTACGCTAAATTACCGCATACCGAACTTAATATGGTATTGTGGATCCGCTGCAATGTACTTCTATCGACCGATCCATCACTGCCTATGGTCAGGGTTATAGATTCCATCATCACTTTTTAAAAACTCGTCATTTAGACTAAATGAACGACACCGACGTTCTCGACTCCTTAATATTAGCACATTCGGACTTTACTAAAGCGGAACGAGAGGAGTTGCTATACTATATTAACAAATACTATCCTAGCGAAAACTATACGAACACGTATTCTTTCCCATTCATTAGCATCGTGGTATCGACGGTGGTCATATTAGCGACGCTACTAGTCTTGGACATAGGTATTTTAAACACTCAGAACATAATTATAAATTGGATAATACGATACGCGGTACTAACCGCGGCAGTGGTCGTCGTTTTGATTATACATAAACGATCGGAGACGTTTACATAATCAAGACTCTATAGAAATGCCAATCGGTAAACTCAAGTTTATAAAGGATGATAGGCTGGTAAGCGGAGATATATTCACTAGCGCCGCCTATCAGCTATTTTTGGAAAGATTGACGGGCAAAATTTTGGAAGATCGAGTTGAATGCAATCTCGAGTTCAACGTAAAACACGTTCGTTATAGACGGAACTCGGATACGTTCGATATAGGCACGGCTATGCACTTCAAGCTGTTCAATAAGATGCCGACATTCCCGCACTTTTTGATACCATTTAAATCCTATCTCTGTTATAACGGATCGAAAGAAATAAGACGCATAACCGTAACTGAAAAAGCTGATACTGAGCTCTTGGACTTTTTCAAAGAGAACGAAGCCCTACTTTTAGACAATAATTGTCAAGTTTTAGGAGACGTAATCTTTCAGGCTCTGATTATTTTGTTGCTAACGAAGAAAGTCAACCCTGGATACAGACATAATAATCCGAGTCTTAAACATTTCATGGTAATCTACAGCGAATCTCCCACCACTAGAACCATCCAATACGAAGACTCCCAAATCTTCGAGTACTCTACTAAATATAGAGTTGTATTGACGGGGTTCGACTTATCAGAGGATGAAACGCTTAAAAATGCCGGGGTAGATGCCGCTTTGAGATTCGAAAGAAACTGGTTCTCCGATATATTCTTCCTATTCAGTTTGATATACGATCGCCTCGAACCAGTATGGTCTAATATACCGTACGACGTAGTCAACCTAATCCAAAAGATCGTACCAGTTAGACTGACGGGACGGAATATTATTCGTAAAGGCGTTGGTGACAAGCTAGCGGATTATACCGTGTATAAGCGACACCTAATCAATATCGATGAGTTTGATTACCCTACCGTGGACAGCTTACTAAACATGCCCTTCTTTTCCCGCTATAGAACATCTACCACAAAACCCTCGCCGCCGAAAATTCGGAATAACTTCGCGTCCTATCTTAAGAACCAATTCAACTCGATAGACACTGGCTTATCAACTTCCTTTTCGAAGAGTATAGTAAGGCTAATGGATATACTAGACCGAACGAGACGTGGTTACGAACTTATAAACACTAGTACCAATAGGAGGTATCAAGGCGTCTTCGACGACGGAAAACTTTACAGTACATTTTTAATACCTCTTCGTATAGCTATCGAGAATTCGGAAAAGAGCGTAGCCAAGTTTATGATAAATAATCGTGACTACTACGTATACGAGACTCTCGACTGAATATTATACGTATCCTTTCGAAAGATGCATGTTTCGAAAAAGTATTCAAAAAACTCACCGCGAATTGTTCGAAAAACTGTATGGAATATTGATGACTGGTCTAGTTAGATTCTCGTTCATAATCTTTCTCGTGGTTGTATATAGATGAGAACACGCCGCATCCTTGTATTCTAGAAAAGCCTCTTTATTATTGCCGAGGGGTCTACCAAACTCATCAACGTTTAGATACTTAGCACCCGCTGGACACATTTCCTTCTTACCTAAATGTCTGGACTCCGAGTAGTGGTTCATAGCTTTCTGAAGGTCGACTCTGGTTGCTTGTACGGACTTTAACGAGTGACTCATTTTCTACAGTTCAACTTTTTTCAAAAAGACCTTTTCTCAACGCGTCTTCGCTGGCAAATTTAGAATGTTCGACTAGCGGAACCTCCGGAAACATAGTAATGTGTATATCCCCTCTAACTGGATCGGCCTCTAAACTTCGCCTGTCTCTCGTTTGAACTCCAATCATAGGTCGCGCGACGAGCACCGGACTCTCGGCGTGTTTAGGGTCTTCTTCCATCTCTATCGGTAGAAATTGATAGCCTTCAACCGTAGCGTTGGCCGCGTTTCTCCGCTTGATAACGATTACAATCACAATGACCAATACTATAACAACCGCTATCGCAACACCTCCCCAAATCATCTGATTAGTCGTCAACATTTTTATAGTGTTTTAAAAGTTGTCGTGCGTAAAATGTTTAGAGTTATTTCGTCTAAACTTCCAACATCTTTGACGAAACAGAAAGATCCGATATTGACCGTCGACGACTCTATTCTGAAGATCGCAGTCGACGGTAAAGTGACGGACGTACTTCCATCGGTAAAAGTTCCATTATATCCTTCTTTAGAAGATCGACCCGTAACTTTTCCGGAAATACTAAAGCCGTTCTGCAGATCGTTCGAGTTCGTAATGACTAACGATAAATTGATCGCGAAGCATCTATCGGAACAACCGTTTCTAGAAAAATGTCACTCTATACTAGATCTAATAAAGACATGTTCAGAATTGGATATAAATCGACTACTTATCAAGGACGTTAGAGTAACGCATTTAGAGGTGTTTATGTTCATTCTAAAAAACAACATCAAGAAACGAACTATCAACGCTATAATGACCACCGACACATCCGTATACGACGTACTGATTTCGAAGTAAGATGTTACGTTCTTTTAGATGTTCTATTACACTTTTTACATATGTAAAAGGTGGTCATTCCCTCGTCCGCCGATCGGGTTTGCCTCGTCACGACTCGAAGTTTCGTTGAACACTTTTTACACTTGATACCTTTAGTCTCCGTTTTGTCTTCCGCGTAGACCGTCACCAATCTTTTCCCGAGACTCGTATTCATTTTTAACGGTTCCAAAATGTCTTGAATTAAGTGTGACCGACATACCTCGCGAGAAAAGTTCTTTAGCTATGTCCTCCGAAACCTCGAAAAGTTCGAAGGATATATCGCACTCGAACTCGACTAACTCTATTTTCGTTTTACATTTGGCAAACGCTATTTCGAGTTGAACGTTATTATTATAAAGTTGCCCGATGATATTCTTTACATCGTCGTATGGATTTCTTATGGGGAAAAGATCATTCAATGGCATGAGACTATAAAGACCTAGAATGGAGTCGGGCTCGAAGCTGGTTATAGTAGCGTGCAACGGAAACGGAGAGGCTATCGCTCCATCTATTTTACATTTGGTGTTATTGAGAATGAACGGAATGTTTATCGTTTCTGCTACAGCTTGATATACCTCCACATCTGGATGGTGTAGATACGAATAGAAAATCGGAGACTTGGTCGATATGTCATAACTTGTAATAAGAAGTTTTGATCCTTTCGTTTCGTACAACTTTTTGAAGGTCAGAGGTCCTATCATACTTTTCAACTTTTCGAGAAGAACGTCTCTGTGTCTGATGAGATTCAAGGGCAATAGCGTTAACATCTGAACATAAATGTCCAATGGTTCCTTACCCATCGATAGAAGCGCGCATATTAGTCCTCCAACGCTACTGCCGCTCATGATCTCGAAATCATTTAGTGCTAGGCTATTGAACGTTACGAAAGAATGTAGCATACCTAGGAAACCGAAACCTCGTACACCTCCGCTCGATATTACCAAAGCTTTCATCTTCTTTTGAAAGAGAAGAAGACTTAAAAGACAGGCTATGTAGAAAGAATGGATCGCATGAACTATGAAGAGTGCGTCGAAGCATTGAAATTTACCAAACAGTTCACACCAGAGGAAAGAGTTGTCGCGGCTATAAAAGAGTCCGAAGTACAAGAATTTAGCACCTTACTAAAGTATATCATCGATGCCGATCGTACTGGAACTATAGATAATAAAACTCTAGTAGACGCTTGGCTCTTCTATAAAGAGATAAAACAGATTCACTACTTCCGAGAAAATAATGCGCTTATGTCTAGTCTCGTTAGACTTAGGGATACTTTATCGGAGGCTATTGGAATACTTCTAGAAGCTGGAATAACGTTCGACGCGAGTCTAAGCGAAGTTACTAAAAACACTCCAGCTTACCAAATCTTGTGCGAGTTTGACATTGTACATAAGAGATTGACGAACGCCCTAAGATTTTCTACGCATTTCGAATCCTCCGATCCTATAGAATGGTATAAACGTAATGGGTACAGTCTAAATACGCAGTCTAGTTTAGATACCGAAGCATCTAGAATGTGGCGGTATCTTTTCTTGGTGTCTCAGGTTGATCTAGACCCTATTAAGCAGAGATAATTCCAACGAAGTCTTTTTCCACTCTCGCGAAAGTGGAAAGTTTTCCAAAAAAAGTAGGTAATGATAAAGGGGGTGATAGACCATTGAATGTTCGCCTTCACCCCCTTTCCGGCTAGACGAAAAAGACTGCCAGTCTCTTCGCTTCTCCTTCGACAGCGGGCCAGCTCTAAGAAAAATGGCGCACGGACTTTGACAACGAATGCGACATTTTCCTATGTCCTACGGATTTGCCGTCAGAAAGACAACGGAGTGAATCGAAAATCTCCAAGCAGCCAAATGTGACGACTCGACCAGCATGAATCTTACCATCTCCATGAATCGTCACTCTCTCGACTAGCCGTGACGACTCGACCAGCATGAATCTTACCATCTCCATGAATCGTCACTCTCTCGACTAGCACGACCAAGACTCACATTTTCCTATGGTGGCAATTCCGGCCACTAATGGGGTGGTTGGACTGTTTCCGATCGAGTAGTATGTAGTAGAAGAACGAGAATTCTTCTTCAATCGGTTCTTCAGCACCCAGGAGAAGTCATTGGGTTTCGATACCCGAGGTATCGAAATTTGAATTGTTTGTAATTTCTATATAGTTGGTTTTTTTCCGGTAGAAATTTGAAACGTTTCCGAAAAAAAGCACCTTAACGATGTTTTATAAAACTTAGTCAACGGCGACTGGTCCGTATGGTATATCAGTCCGTCGATCGTTATTATTTCAAACGTTTCTCCGTTGCAGGTCAAAAAGATCGACTTTTCGTAGCGTAACTTCTTTACTAGAGGTTCGAATGTTGGTGTTAACGTTTGGGTATTGTAGAAGGATATTCGTTCGAGGAACAAGATGTTTTTACACACTATCCACGACAGATAATTGAATGGTACCACCATCGGTTGCGTGGCGTACAAACGTTCTAATTTTGCCAATCTCGCCGCCCGGCGTTTTTCTGGCATACCATCCGTCGTTAGTATAAAATTTACGGTATCGGTAAATACTCCTAATCCTTTTCTGATGGAGACAATATTGCCCAAAAACAGTTTCATAATCGGAGGGATTTGACCCTGTTTATCTTTCTCCAGAGGTTTCTCATACGCCATTACGTAGCCGGTAGATGTATTAGACCCTTTCCGTTGAGAAGCGCAGCATATTACCCATCGTACGAACCTCGGTACAGCCTCGAGGTTCGTATTCAGGAATACAGTATTCTCGGGAATTCGTCTCCGCTGGTATTTTTGGAACGCTATCGGGAAAGGATCGTCATTCGAATATGTTCTACCATTTTTCATAAGTCTCGGAATACAGGCGAATATCCTAGGACTTATATCGAATCGTTTTACCATAGTCTTAGGATCTATACCTTTCCGATCTTCGAATTTTACCAGAAATTCCTCGTAGGCGTCTTCGAGCGTTTCGGAGTCCAGTATATATGGTTGCCTATTGAACGGGCAGTCTTGAGCGTAGAAATTTCTCTTGAAAAGTTCCGGTTCCAGTTTCATCAAAGACTTGATAAGAAGTTTAGTTGTCGGCTCTTGGCAATCCGATTTTATAGATATATTCAGGGAGGTTTGATAGTCGTTCTTTATACTCTCGCGCCTTCCGATATATTCGGTTACGAGCGTTTCTATGAAACACGAAACATATTCGAAGTCGAGCGTGTTGTCGAAAGTTGTACAGCAGTTTATATTATAACCTTCGTCTATTAGTTTACTCTTCGCTACATTAAACTTCATTCCTAAGAAGTAGAACGACAGGCCTTTTTTACTCTCCAAGGGTGTTAGAATTTCATTGGTTAGTATGTACTCACATTGATCCCCGGATGTCAGGATGTCCGCTAAAATAAACGCGTGTTCGGGATGGATAATGGGATTGGGAATGTAATTGAATTTTATACAAGTCTTTCTCCTGGCTAGCACGGGTCCGTGTATATCGGCGAGTAGTCTTTCGTCGGACTGGCGAAATATCTTCTTAGTAGGGATGACATGAACAATGTGTTCGTCCCCAAAAAGAAAACATATTGGATTAGACTCTACCGATATTTCCATTACGACGTCGGGCATACTCGATTTGGAGTAGCTAGACCAAATTTTGGCCGGGTCTATTTTCCAAGGCCCCGAAAGCGTCCAAGTTTTAAAACGTAGAAAAGATATGTGTTTGTTTTTGATGTAAATACGTTCGGAGAGAGGTATCCTCGTAAGGAGAACCGTTACAAACCACTTCGGTACGTGGGTTAAACTGTTGGCGTCAAAACTTGCCACCGGTGGGATCGTCAAATTTGTCGAAGATCTACTTTCGCATACCGGTGCTATCCGTTTCATTCTGAAAACGGCGTTCAACGACGATTCCGGATAATCCTTTTGAAAATGGTGAAAGATAGCTTCCTTTTCGATGCCAGTAAAACGAGATATACTATGTAGAAGATCCTCTGCTATTATTTCGTCAGCCTCCGATAACAGAGACTGTACGGGTACGAATTGTCTTTTGTCTTCGTCGAATATTAATGGGCTATCCTTCTTCGAAGAGATGTAGTGTTTAGTATAGGTGACCTTTTCCATTTCCTATTCTGATGAATAGGAATAAGCACTTCTTGAATTTACGTAAGTCTCACGATGTCTGGTAATATTTCTAACACTCGTTCCTTAGAACTTCTAATATCGTAGCACTGGATGGAAGATCCGACGACGTCCTCAACCGCTAACGAGTAACGCGTTATGAATTTGAAAACGCTCTTACCAATCGTTCCAGTCGACACGATTGGATAAACTCTAATATCTACATTCGGCTTAAGTGGGATAGAGGCGTCCACGCTTATTGGATAGAGGGAAAAGTTGCCGCGATGGTCAACGCAATAGTGAATATAGAGAACGAGTACAACGTTTCTAATAACAGTCCGTACGATATGTAGCCTATACGCGAAAAAGAGACACACTCCAGCTAAGAGAACGACGAAAATTATCATGACGAAATTAAACACTTCCTACTCCCAAAAATGGCGGGAATGTGTATCTTGCCTATTATTACAGAATCGGACAAACTATCGGCCCCGAACAATTCACTCTTCTATGATCCCTTCGACGAACCGAACGGATCCCTAGTATTAAAGACTGGAACGTGTTTATTCTATTACCATTTAACGAAACCGAAACAACCTTCGGCACCGCCGGCTACGAGAAAAGATGATACGACTCAGGAACGAACGGAAATTTCCGTTGGAAAAAAAACGACCATCGTAAGACTCGGCAAGGATATAATGGATCTTCAAGACGAAGATGTCTGTTTAAAGATCTACGAACTTTTAACACGGGCGCGGGACGACAAAAAGAAGCTAATGATAAAGAAGACCGACAACGTTCAGAATATACTAAATCTAATGTGTGTAAAAGCTAAAGAGGCTGACGGTTTTATAGTTGTCCACTTTTAGAAGCGTGCTCGACATCGCTAGCAAACAACGTTTTCCGTTTGGATGTTAACATCTTCTGCTGCGCGCACTTGCACATAGCCTTTAGTTCATCTTCGACGGCTCCCTGTACTCTCGAAGGTATACTGTGAGGGGCGACTCTGGATATACCTAGATGTTCTTTGATAACATCCCTTACAAACTTTTCAACGATGGTCCTAGGAAAAATGAGAGAATCTTTGTCGTCAACTCCACGATCATATTTGACGGAGCCTTTTTCGAGAGACATCGTCCCGACTTCTTTTTCTATTAGACGTTTCAGCTTGGTGTCGATTGTAGCGTAGACATCATTAGAAAGTCTACATTCGATGTCGTACTTTTTGAAAAATCTTTTGACCTTGCCTTTGGAGCACATCAATTTCTCACAAGGTGTAGGATCTGGTTGTTGAACATCCGGCAGTTGAGCGTCCGGTTTTTGAACATCCGGTTGTTGAACATCCGGCAGTTGAGCGTCCGGTTGTTCTTCCGGTTTTTGAGAAGCCTCCAGTTGATCGTCTAGTTTCTGAGAAGCCGGCAGTCGAGCGTCCGGTTGTTCTTCCGGTTTTTGAGAATCTTCCATCTTCTTAGATTTGGACGTTTTACTCTGGATACGATTTGCCTCTTGCACGCTTTCAGACGACATTTTTCTTAACCGTAAAAATTCTTAACTAGTATCATTTAATTAATTGACGCCACGATGTTCGTCGATCGGGATATGGTAGAGTTTGCGCTCTCTGGAATCCAAAGAAAACTCGTCTATCCCAAACATTTTGTATACGTGCGGTTGTCCCGAGAGGAGAATCCGAAGAGATTTCTACACCGTCCATACCAAACAGGTTTATACACGAACGTGTATTATTGAGATACGAACTTCGAACTTCTCAAAGAATACGAGATTATCAGAGTTCGTTCGTTTTCGACACTAAAGGTGTCGAATATCTAAAAAATGGACGAGTTGATTGAGTCGAGACGTACATTGATATCCAAAAAGAAAGCATTAACATCTATACGCAAAGATATCGTAAAAGAACTACAGATCTTAGAACTTAGAATAACGATGTGCGCATTGCAAACGAACGTAACATCGGCTCAAGTTGAGAGAATCAAACGGAGAGTACTAAAACGTCTCGAGAAATCGTCAACATCGTAACTCTTTTTCGTTTTCGAGTAGAATATCGAGCAGATCTTTGAAGTGACCCTCCATTACGCTATAGTCTATACCGGAGATTATTATTCTCTTAGGAAAGATCATGAAGGTAGTTTTAGGTCTCTTCAGCACTTCTTTTTCCTCGAACTCGACGATCTTTTTGGATAGATTTAGTTTTACGACAGTTCTATAGAAAAAGTTGGTCGAAGTCGAAAACTTGACGTTCACGTTCTGCTGTCCCGTCCGTTCGTAAAAGGCTTGGCAGAAGTTTTTCCTAGAAAAAACTCTATACGTTGAAGTTTTGCTGATTTGGAAAGGGAGCAGATAAGTGACATTGATCATTTCGCTCGACATAACGAATTCTAGATTATAGCCGTCCGCTACTAGAGAGTGTATTCTAAGGTAGTCGGAGAGACACAACATCGCACCGATACCGTGATTGGTTGTCTGACACCCCGCGAGTTTTATTTTGCCATTGACGAAGACCATAACGTTTACACGTTTGTTCGTCTCTACGAAAATATCCATAGAGACTTGATTTCTGAACGTATTAACGGTCGTCTGTTTCGTCTTCTTTATCTTTCCTAATTTTGTCGCGCCGTAATTGAGTTTCGATATAGTCCCGATCGGGAAAGTCAAACTTTTGAACTCGCTAGACCTGAGATATTCTACCCCTATCAGATTCTTTCTCGTTTGAACAATAGCTTCTTTCGTGCATAGTATGAGATCGGTTTCGGGATAATAATTGTTGCGTAGTCTATCAACTAACAGTTTTAAATCGAACTTGAAGTTCCATTCAACACACATTGTCATGGTCGAGATTTTGAGATTTTGAAAATCTGTCATTTTAGGCTTCTTGATGAAAATGGAAGTATCTGTTGGCAGACCGGCGACCGGAACTGGAACGTTGGTGAACTTTCCTCTTAGACTCTCCACAACCAATAACCCCAAAAACAGATCAAAATGGATAAAACTTAGCGACGACCCGCAGAACGCCGCCGATTATCTAGACAGAGATTACAATTTTATACTAGTGATCGGGAAAACCCAAATTTGGGAGATTTTTAAAAATGATGGTTATAAACTGAACTTCAATTGCGAGCGCGAAAAGATATCCACCGACTATTCTATGATAACTTCTCGATATCAACAACACCACGTATTGCGGTTCTGTATAAACGCCGAAACTACGATCAAGTGTAGAAATCCTAATGTTATGACGTGCCTGTTCCTTTTACAATTTATGGGTATTACGAGCGTTGAGAAGCTAAAACCCGTCGCGCTCCCGGCGGATATTTATCCGGATACTCTTTGTACGCATCTACACAAACTGAACGCCGAAGGGAAGGTTAGAAAAGAGGGAGACATTCTTCTCGTAAAGACGGATCCGAGACTATACGTTAAGTTTTATAACGACGACTCCGACAGTATTAAGTATACGGTGGTTAATTTAGGTTGGAGACGTGTAAGCGTACTACGTAGACCTGCTACAAAATTTACGGAGACCGAGTGTCGCGCGTGGACTTCTAGACCTCTTATAAATCCTAGGTCCGGAAAGACTATAGCTAGAAATGGTATAATATGGAACGAACTGTTACGTAGTTGTAGCTACTTCAACATAGACGCGTCTTCGTTGCGAGCTCCTCCGAAACCTACGGTTCCTCCTAGGGCGCGGTACAAACTTGAAAGAACGTACTATCGTAGACCCGTTCTTCTAGACAACGAAGTACACGATGAACTTATAGAACAGGTAGCATTCGGTAGGTACATGACTAAGGCGAAGTATTTGGATTTCTTCAAAACGAAACCGCATTTAGTTACACATTTAATGGGCTTATTGAAAGACTTCAAACACACCGACGAAGTAAGTGCGGAGGATATCGTTACGCTCGTAACACTCGGAGGATTGGAAAGTAAGTTATCAATGGTTATTAACCTTTATAATCTAGTCGCGGGAGTTCTAGAAGTCTATTCTGGAGTTTTTCTAGCCCGTAACGGAAAATGCGAGGTTGGAACGCTTCTACATCCCTCCATATACGACGATTACCACTCGTTGTTTAGAAAAAGACACGTCACCAGTCGCGTCTTCAAAAAGACGTTAGAAGCATCTCTCGTCGACGAAGCAGCCAAAAGACTTCTAATGGACTGCGCTCATATAAAGATAATACTCGGTAGAACCGGTACTATCAGTTCGACTTTCGACTACACCAGACCCGTTAATGAACTGTTAGAACTACACCGTAATATCTACACCGATCCAAAGGAAGTACTAGAACAGCTAGAGGCCGTCAGAAATTCTACCGTTCAGGGTTCGTTTCTCGAGAGAAACGAACTCGAAAAAGAATCCAGTAAGACATTCTCTAGGTGGAGAAGAATACTGGACGTTAGAGTTAGATTCTTGACCAGCGGAGAAAGAATGAAGTATAGTGGTTTTACTGGCACTGATAAAGAGGTCTTCTTCGAGATAAGAGGATCGTCGGAAGTTTTCAAGTCCGTTCTTCTCGCGGGATTCAATAAACTACAGTCGCTCGTCCACCTTAGCGAAGCCATCATGAGCGATATAGCTTTTCGTCCCGACAATACTGAGCAATCTAAAAAGACGCTAACTCATTATCCAGACTCCTGCAGAACCGCTCTTTCAAAAATGATCAACACCATTTGTCTCGAGGACGTCAGTTTAGACGTAGACGAGAACGATATCGTGAATTATATTAAGAGTTTAAGTGAACGTCCTAAGCGTCTCACGCTGGCTCAACTGATAATGAACAGTTCTATAAGAAAGGGAAAACTAGACCCGGAAGAACGCATTGCGGAATACGTCAGAAGTAGAAGAGGTACTTCAACTACGATAACTCTTTCCGAACTCCTCGGCGTACTACCGCCAATACCAAACGCGGCCGGAGTCGATGACTGTAAACTCGTGCTAGTACTCTTCAAAGCACTCCTTCGGTCGCGATCTTTCGTGGAAACCCCGGCGATGAAGCGGATACAATTCGCCACGAAATTGATAAGAGCTAATCCGAATAGAGAAAATCTCTATTCCACGATGGAGGAGTTGGACTTTCAAAGTTGGTGTAAAGAGATCTTTTTTGCCGGGGGGCTAAACACTTTCTGTAAAGAAGTCCTCGAATTTCTGGACGTTTTAGATCCGGTCTTTACTTTCTCTTCTTTTCGATTCGCCCTACCTTATGATTTAAGATATCTTACTTTGAGGAATATTCTGAAGGATCATTTAAAAACCGTAGACTCCAGGACGATTAGAGACTATCACTCGGTCTATAGAAACGAGAAACTTTTCAAGACGTTTCCGAGACCTTTCAGAAGACTGCTACACGTCGACTCTCGGTTTCATATTCTATACCAGGACGATGTTCTAGAGACATATTCTCTGGACTTCGAGTCTACGAATACGCGGGTACCCGGAGTCGAAGAAATATGCTCGTCTAACGGACTCTATATACACTATAGCTCTGGAGAACTCTGTTCGCAAAAGAGTCGTCTCATCGACTCCGTCATCGACGTCGTTGCCTCCAACCATCTAGTGCTAGTAAAAACGTTAAACGAAGTTTATCTGTTAAATACGAAGACTCTGGAAAAGGAGACACTTGAAAATGTGTACGATTATCACAGCGACTCCGAATATATCTACGTTGAAACGGCGGCCGGACGATTCTCGTATAAAGACTCCATCGAATCCGCGTCATTTCCGATCGGTCTTAGAAAACGTCAACTCCCGGTCCTAGTAGGAGACGTTGTTTTTACGGTCGCTTAGAATACACTATAAATAAATGGAGAAAGTTGAGGCTGTCATTCGTAATAGGCTGTTTGAAAATATGATAAAAGATACCGACCAATTCAAGAATGCACCGCTTCGCAGCGTTATAGGATTTAATAAAGATGTGTACAGAGAATATAAACATGAAAAGTTAAGAGCGGATTACGACGCGTGGGAAGACAAGGTAATGAAATATCTGAAAAAACTACCGGAAAAGGAGCGGGCGTATTTCAAAGCGAATACGAAGGACCTATCTAGAAACGCTCCTATTCTTCGATTCGTCTTTCTTTCTACTTACATGTTGAGTAGACATGAAATTCTAAACCTACTGAAACATACACGAATAAATGCGGAAATGCCTATAAGTCAATCCGAAGAGGTTACAATCAATCTGTTCGACGGTGCTCTTTTACCGTTCCCTCTACCGGAGAGGACGTTGAAGAAACAATTATGGCCCGATACTAGAAGTGTCAAGGTCGAAATACCGAAGTCGACGACTACGGATCAAGTTATCAAATTTAAATCCCTGACACTTAGACCTATCAAGATGAAGGCGCCTACTCTTTACGAATTCTTCAAAACTATCAGTAATTCCTTATCCTTCGCGGATAGATCCAAACGTGTTTCGTTGAGAACCTTCACGTGCGCTACTACGGAACTCGTTATGGTGTCATTGATGTAACGCAAACATCTTCGGAACGAGAGATGCGAGGTAGTTTCGAAAAATGCTAACTTCTCTCGAAGAGACCGGATGTATATCCAATTTTTGGAAAACCGCCTCAAAACGATCGGTATTCGGTTCGACCTCACGGTGATAATTGAATAATAAGTCGTCGAAATCAAAAAGGGGTACATCGTCCGTAAGGAATTGATAATATCCATCTATAAGAATCAAAACACTTATCCAGTCGTAAAAACGGCCCGCGAAAGTCCGCGCCCATTCTCGTAAAGAATCCCTATCTACAACCTCCTCTTCTAGACACTCCATAGAGTCCGACTCGATCATTTTCTTCGACCACTAGTTTTAATCTCGGCCTCTATTTTATCCAAGAGTCTAGTGTATCTCGCCTCGGTGAAATCCTTAGGAGTTGGCCTATTCATACAGTTCAACAATATTTTCGTATTCAACTTCATTATCTTCAGTTTGTATCGCTGAACGAAATCGGGTAGCTTGTTACGGCCGCATTTTCGTTTGAGATAGTCTTGCAGTTCAACGAAATTTCGTTCCGCCCGGTCCTCCGATACGTACGAGTCGTCCGAACACGATGACGAAGACTCGTAGTCTTCGTCTCGATTTCCACGGTCGTCTTCCGACGAACTCTCAACTATTAGTTCCTCTAAATCGTCGTCCATTTAAATGAAGGTTTAGAAAAATGGCGATTATTATGTTACACCGAGATCTCCAGCATATAAGATGGATATGTTACGAAGACGAAGATGATGAAAACGTATTCATTTCCATTCTACAGAACGTCAAAACGAAGGAAATTATAGACGAGAAAATTCCGAGAGAAAACGTGGACGCCGTTATTGCGGATCTTAAACGTTCCGGTTTCGTCAAAGGATATATTCCAGAGATCCGTATATCTTAGATTATCTTAGAATAGGAATTCGGCACTCGTAGTGCCGAATTATATAACAACGTCATCCTGAGTTAGAGTCTCGACTGTTCCGTCCGGTAACGTTCTCACGATCGTAAACTTGAGTTTCCTTTGTCTTAACTCCTCTTCCGCCGTTTCCAGAAACGTCCCTAGAGGGGACGATATTTTCGGTACCAGACCCACGCTCAACTGCTCCGTTCTTACGCTCAGCAGTCGGGCGAGTTCGAATGATGTTAGGAATGGTAGCGTCTGATTTGTCGTCATTATTCGATATGTTCCAGTTTGTTGAATTTAGAAAAATCTGCTTCAATCTATAATGAAAAGTATAGAACTGCTCTCTCGTTTCCGAGAATTTAAGATGTACGAAGTCGTAACTGGAATAATATTTAGGCTCGGTTGCAGGATTCCTCGAAATCGCGGTTTCTCTATTCTTCAAAAAGAGTTCTCTCGCGTTGGGCGCATCGGGACTGAGCGTCTTTACCAGAGATTTGTATTCCGCTATGTTCACTAAAATACAGAGATACGTAGGATCTCTACGGCCATTAGTACAAGTATATACGCACTCGGTAGACGGACATTCTAAAAGACGGGAAAGAATCCACGGGGACATCTCGAATGTGAAATAAGTCTCTTCGCAGAATTCTCTAGAAATGGTATTGACGATACTACAGTCCGCGTAGTAGTATTTACCCCCCGGATCGCACAATTTATCATCTTTATTATACTTTTCTTTGATCAGATAAACGCCTTCCTGATCGTAGAAAATCAGCCCTCCGGCGCATAGTGTCGAATCTTCAATATTCAACATTTATAGTATTCGGTTGTTTTTAGAAGGAAAATATCAACACTACCCAACTGTTTTGGAACGTCTATATTGGCTGTTATTTTGAGCATTTCCACGTCAGAGTCCGTTTTTACCATCTGGTACACTTTGATAAGGTTAGTGAGATTTACCAGCCGGACGAGTATGGATATAAACTCTCCTGACAGACTGATCGATTGGGGGATGTCCTGTTCGTTGGGTGTATAGTTGCTATTGAAGGAGCTTAAGGTGTATTTAACAGCTCCGGTCGATGCGATATGTACTTTGAGATACTTGTCTTGAAATATTTCGAGCTTAACTGGTTCCTTTCTAGTCCAAGTCTCCTTTTTCAGTTTCTTAAATTCCTGCGAAGCGAGCACGTATGGATGTTCAACGAATCCTTTAGGACTATCGAGATTATCCTCTATACTCGTTAGAGAGTACGGAACCGTTCCAATCTCTTTCCTCTCTCTAGAATTGAAGTCCGTCGTCGAATCCATAGTAGTGAAGACTAACTTACATTTATAGTACTGTACGCGTAATCCATCTTTACGTTTCATATTCTTAGTATGCTTATATATATATTTAGGATTTACGAAAATCGAGATGGCCCGTTCGTCCTTCAAGTAGAAGTTTTTGAAGTTCTCGCGGTGTAACATTATAGATGTGAAGCATTTCATATCATTAATGCGCTTCGTAGATGTTTCGACTTTCAAACCATCTTTAGTAACTTTGAGAGCTATAGTATTGTCTTCCTGGTTATGACATACCGACAATAGGTCAAAAACGTTCCTGAACACGAATCCGTTAACGAATACCATCTCGAACATTAGATCCGGGTCCATTTTATTTGTCAAAATCTTTAAAAAAATGGCATATTCATTGATCGATCCATTCCAGATAATCGAACCGCTTCAAATCGAACAGCAGACGCCAACTATAGAAGAGAAGACGTATACAATCGCGATCGTCCAAATTTTATTGATAGTGATCGTTTTCATTTTCGACAAAACGTGGGGTGACCTTATCAAGTCTTTACCATTTATCGTCAAAATTATCTTATTAGCAATCGTCGTAGCTGGTGTTATATACATTTTGTTTAAAAACAATATCAAAATAAACTTTGAATAAACTTTGAATAAGAACCTATTATTAAAAACACTTCTAATAGGAATGGAGGAGCTCGAACCGTGTTCAAAACGTCCGCGAGTCTCGATAAGTGGACGTTATTCTAAACAGATATGGAAACTCCAAGATTACGAACAACCGGAAGAATCTTCATCGGAATTGACGGTCGCCGATATACGGAAGGAAACGTTTCTCGATATCCAGGATCGAATGGCGTACGACTGCTACACGTTACACAATACTCTAAGATGGTACAAACACCAAGTTCCATACAATAAGGACTTTGAAGATTTTCAGACTCTGGACGAATCCGTCAAGAATCTCCTCGTCCAGGTATCGGCATTCTTCGCAATCGCGGATGCCGTCGTAGGCAGTACTATACAGGACATTTCTCCTTTACTGGACTTGAGAGAACATATCGCCTACTACGGTGTGCAGTTCGATGTAGAAAACGTTCATGCCGAAGTTTACGGCGATATTCTGAAAATTCTCATTGGCAAGGATGTGAACACCGTGATAGACAATATAAATAGTATGCCGACCATGATAGCTAAACGGAACTTCGTTAAACGGTACTCCTCGGGACCTTTGGCGGAGAAAATCGCCGCTAATATTTTCGTGGAGGGTATCTTTTTCCAAGGATCGTTCCCGTGTATCTTATGGCTTAAGACTCGAGGACTTTGCCCCGGTATAACGACCGCTAATCAGTGGATAGCCAGGGATGAAAGTCTCCACTGGCAGTTCGGATGTCACATGGCGAAACGGTTGAACGTGGATGCGGACTTTCTGCTAAATTTGGCGGAAGAAGCCGTAGACATCGAACGAAGGTTTCTTTTCGAAGTTTTCCGCGGACGAGACGAAAGTCTCTATAATAGCTTGAATCCACTAAGACTGCTGCAACACGTGAAAGCGTGTTGCAACGAGATTCTTGAAACTCTGGACCTAGATCCTCTTTATCCAAACTGCGATAAAATAGAATATATGAAGATGCTCAACTACCATCCGCGTACTAACGTGTTCGAGACTAGTGTCACTACGTACTCGATAGGCCCGTCTTGCTTCGATCGCGCCGTCCCTATAGAGGAAGACGAACATTATACGTACGTACCGTTATAAATCATTCCTCTTTTTGGTATCATTGATACCAAAGAAACTAGCGAACTTAGACCGAGCTCGGAAACACGGGTCTCCGTTTGATGGGATATTCCATGTCCGACGGTGCTACTATTCCGTAACGTATGTACTCATTCACGTATTTCCTTTCGGACGGCTGTCCGAAGAAAGATACGTTACGATCTCTGGACTGTTTCTCTATAGTATCGTCTAAAAACCGAGGATACTGTTCCGTAAGATTTGGCGCGTCTATTTTACGTAAGAACCCGGCGTACTTGAAATTTAGCGACGTATCTTTTTGAATATTCGGAGGTATTGGACCCGTGATAACCATTTCTAAAGCGATACTATTTCTGCGAATGCTTGTAGAATACACGGAACACCACCTTTGACGGGAACGACGTTCATTAGTCTACCTTCTATTATCAGATCTTTTTCGGGCTTGATAGCGGTACACTTAAGATTAGTATTGTACTGATCGACTAGAAACTTTGGACTAGAAGGGACTGTCGTAAGTGGAACGTCGTCGGTAACATTCCAGATGATGACGTCAACGTTCTCGAGATCTACAACGTTGGAAAGACACATCAAAATTCTATAGGCTGTACCAGCCGCGAGTTTTATCCTGCCTAGATCTGGATATTGCGAACTGGTATCCGAGGTGATATTGGTACCCATCTGGTAAGTGGTAGTATCGAAAGGTATATGTTCATTATCAGCTATAAAATCGACGCACGACTTAGAAATGGAGGATAATAGATAGTTAGTATCGTTCGTAGGCTTCGCGGGTTCTTTTGGTAACATCTGTTGAGGTTCGCACATCAGTTGATTTTTGTACATTATCGTTTTCTCGACTACCAGTTCGTTCGTCTGGATGGTGTCGAATTTTTCTCCTCTGTATACGCTGGTATTTGTTGACATTTATAAAAGACGACGAAAATCTAAATGGATAAAGATTGCGCACTCCTTCGGTACCATATCCGTGACAAACGGAAAAATGTTGGTCGTGTAGAGAACCTGTTCTATTACATATCGCTAGAGTGTGGAGATGCTAAACCGGGAATGAAGGATCAACCGTGGTTCATGCTCTTCATCATGGAGACGCGCATTATTCTCTTTTTCAGACACTATAAGGACTACGTCCTAGCCTGTATTCTCTGTATGTGGTCTAGAACGTTGGAGATCGGTGTCACGGTGGACCCGCTTAGGTTTGCTATCTGCGAAGCATTTCTTTACGGTTCCAAAAAGAATAAACTTCATATAGTAGAGGACTCTACTGTGATCGACTACGAAGATGTAACATTCTTCGACTACGAAAATCTCAGAATCAATCATGTTCTTTAGGTTAAGTCTTTTATCTCAAAAATGAAACTTACACAGTTTAATTTGATATGTTTAATCGACATCAATGGCGGGATGTCAAAAGATGGACACCCTCCAAAATATCTCAAGTCGTGGTCCGACTACGTGAGAATGACGACTATTGGGAATAAGAACAACGCCGTTGTAATGGGCAGATATACATACGAGATGCTATTGAAAGATGGCGATAGGAAATCTTTACAACATCGGGAAAATCACGTCATATCGACGAAATACGATCAAGACCACCACTCCGATGTGGTGGTGGAAAAGTCGTTATCAGCGTGTTTAGCGGGTATAGCCAATAGGGGTTTATCAAAACCCGACAACGTTTGGATATTAGGTGGCGAAAAGATCTTTAGAGAATGCCTAACGTCTTTCATCCCGTACTGTAAGAAAATTGTACTTTGTAGACTATATAACGAATGTTTCGACTGCGATCAGTTCTTTCCTCTAGACATTTTGAAAAAACACGAAGTTATACCAAAGATCGATCAGAAGAATAGGGACTACGAGGTTCTCATCTACTATCCAAGGATAGTTCACCAAGAAGCCAATTATTTGACTCTTATGAAAAGCTTAATCGAGACCGGAGAGAAGATCGTCGACGACGAAACATCTCAAAAGGCTCTCTATTCTAACATTTTGACTTACGACATATCGGAGATTTTTCCTATATTGACGTGTAGGTATATAGACTTTAAAAAGATCATGTTGGAGTTCGTAGAAGACGTTTCTAGTATGAATTTCTCTAGAGATAGTCTTGGGTTTCGACTGATGACCGGTCAAGTTTTCTCCAAGAAGGGTTTATACGAAGGTGAAAACAAACTGGACGGTCTGTGCGAGAAACTTCTGTCGAAAGGAACGGTGTGGTTGGACCTTTCGAAAGAAGATGAAGAGTCCGATATGCCATCCATGATAAATTTTAGACTTTCTCCGGCCAGAAAGTTTCTCAATACGACCGTGGTCTTCAAGTCGCTGGACATGTTCGAGTCGTTCCCGTACTATCAGGTATACATCGCGATCTTGGCGAACGTGATAGCCTTTTTAATTCATGTTACTCCGAAGAACTACACCTTTTCCATAACGAAAGCATATTTCAATGAGAAACATATACATCTAACGAGGAAGATCGTAGAAAACGATCCTAGACCACTTCCCAAGATTATAATTAAAAACCCTAACAGCATCAAAAACATTACGGACGTTTCTAATGACTCGTTCAATTTAGTAAAATACGAATCGTGGGCGACGATTAAAATTTAGCATATAGGAAAAATGATCGAGGAGATCAAGTCGTATATATCTAACAACAAGTCCTACGTCGTTGCTGGATGCGTTGTTTTCGGACTCTTAATATTCCTCCTCTTCATAGGGTTTTATTATAAGCATACAGAACCGTATAGAAGTTCTAATGTAGCTACGTGCGCGGTCGACAATCCGGATACGGTGAAATACTATACGAACAACTATCCGAAACCGGATGATTCCGATCTACTCCCAACTCTAGCTAATGCTAGCCAACCGCAGCCGACACTAGATAATAGTCATTATACAAACTATACGTTATTATGAATACATCGTCGTTCAGTATCCAGGATACTGAATATTAAGAATGTTAAAAGGTACGAACTAGCGCTTGACTGTTCTGGCCGCGTTGGCGATATTTTCTACTACTTCTGGTTTGGTTACGAGAATATATACACCGGCTCCCAACGCTAGCACGACGGCGACGACTAACGCTATCAATACTGGCGAAGATAGAATACCTTTCCACGCGGATCCTATAGAATCTATAATGTTGGCTAGCGTACTTTTTTCCGTAGTTTTCGAACTCTGGTCTATAGCCGTCGCCGTGGAGTTGATGACGGACGAGTACACGCTAGTTTTGAGAAGAGACGTCAGCGTAAGTTTAGCACTCTGTTCCATAGTTAAATTTGATATAACGACGTTTCCGTCGATATTTTGAGCCGTTATAGACTGCGTTTGGCTCATATTGGTTTCCAATTCCTGAGTAGTAGTAGCGGAAATGTTATTGATGATCTCATTCTTTATCTTAGTACTTACTTCACTTCTAGTTGAACCGAGCGCCGAGAGGACGCTTTCACCTTTGGACTCTGCGTAGGAAGCTATAGCTTCCGATATAGCGGCCGCTATCTCGTTTTGCTTAGTCGACTCCATAACGCACGCTATATTCATGGATGTTCCCTGCGTTAGAGTTGTGTTGGATATAGTGACGTCTCCGCTAATGTCGCGAAGAGAAATCAGTTGCGACTGGGTTGCCGCCGTTATACACGACGAAACTGTATCCATCGCTACATTAGTAGATAAGGTCGTAAGCGTCTCGGAGGTACTTTTGGAAGAAGTGCCGCCCATTTTTTCCGCCGGCGGAATATATTGAAAATATTAAATATTGACCGCCCGTTTCCGAGGGAAAAAAGGATGGAATCGTACGTACTACGTAAAAACCTATCCAATGCCATCGATAATGGTAATATTCGTTGGCGTGATTTCTTAGCTTGTTTTCCCGAAGACGAGGCTTTATCGAGTCCCGCGGTACGTTCTCAGAAAACCGACCGTTCAACTCCGGGATGTGTAATGGAGTTAGCTTTGGCATTATTTCAATATGATCTTTCTTCGGAAGCGGATCAACGGATTTCAAAGTGTTTAATCTTAGCACTCGTAGACGCTAATATGAAACTAATACCGAGTGATATTTATACGGCGTTATGGAAATGCGGAGTGTTGGACGAGGACTTTTTATCGAAATTGCGTAGAGTCGACGTAGACGCATATATCGACCAGTCTCGCGATCTTGATTTGACTTTTCCAGCGTTGATAACTCTGTATAAGAGTTATCTTCTAAGAATCAACGCATCTACTGTAGAGACACCTCAAATGTTGTACTTGAGGACGGCCGTAGCGATACACGGATCGTCGAATACTATAGCGATACTCACGACGTACGACCATTTAAGTCGTCACCGTATCTGCCACGCATCTCCCACGCTTTTCAACGCGGGAACGAGACGAGGTCAACTTAGTAGCTGTTTCGTAATGTCTTTCCAAGAAGATTCTATAAATGGTATCTACGAGATTATGAAAGAAATCGCTATCGTTTCGCAATGCGGAGGGGGGATAGGTCTGGACTTGACGCTCTTACGGTCTAATCGGGAGTTGATCAAGAGTACACAACGTCCTTGCAAGGGAGTGTTCCATGTTTTGAATCAGTTGGAAGAAGAAATATCGTACGTCGATCAGGGTGGAAGACGAAATGGAGCTATTAGAGTCTTTTTCGAACTGACGCACCCAGAGATATTGGAGATAATTAGTTGCAAACGACACGGAACAAACTGGAGGACGCAGTTTAAAGATATTAACATTGGCCTGTGGGTGTCGGATCTTTTTATGAAGAGAGTCAAAGAGGGCGGTATTTGGACGTGTTTTGGGAGCAAAGAACGAGAAAAACTAGCGGACGTATATGGAGCCGATTACGAGGAACTATATTCCGATTACGAACGACGGAGTCTCGGCATCCGTACTTTAGAGGCTAAGACGGTGTTCGCTAGTATAATAGAAAGTCTATGCGAGACCGGAGGTCCTTCGATATGTTTCAAAGATACCGCCAACAGTTTGTCAAATCAGAGTAATCTAGGCATTATAAGGGGTTCGAATTTATGCGTAGAAATATACGAAGTCTCTTCTCGAGAAGAGACTAGCGTCTGCAACCTCGCGTGTTTAAATTTGGCAAAGTGCGTATACTTGGATACGGACGATTCCTATAGGTGCGATTTTTCCGCTATCGAGAAACTTACATCGTTATTAGTGTGTAATTTGAATAAAGTGATAGACGAGAACTATTACCTCAACGATAAGACTAGAAGAACGAAATTGTCTAGACCTATAGGAATAGGCGTTGCCGGTCTTCAGGAACTGTTCCATAAATTAATGCTACCGATGTGTAGCGTGGAGGCTAGAAAACTGAATAGAAAACTTTTCGAATGTATTTACTTTTCGGCGCTGGAAACGTCGTGTAAACTTTCGTACGATTCTAGTTACTCTTTTTTGAAAATACTCTACGATGTAGGTTTCCCTGCTAGTCTATGTAGACGGTTACGATTTCTAAGTGGTTCTTATAAAGGTTTCGAAGGATCGCCTCTGAGTCGAGGACAAACTCAAATCGAGCTCTACGAAGAACTCGTAGGAAGAAAAATCTCGCGGGACATACCCGCTTCGGATTGGGCGAAATTGATGGATAAAATTACAGTCTTTGGCGTAAGAAATTCTCTATTAGTAGCATTGATGCCTACGGTTACTACCGCGTGTTTAATGAACACGACGGATTCGTTCGAGGCTCCCGAGAGTTACGTTCTTCTAAAAAATACCCTACACGGAATGCTACCGTTGATAAATCCCGAACTCGAACGTCTTCTAAAAGGGAAGAATAGATTTACTAAAGACGTCTTAGACGAGATCGTAGCGAAAGGTGGAAGTGTACAACATTTAGAATGGTTAAGTCTAGAAGAAAAGAACGTCTTTAAAACCGCGTTTGAATTGAATCCGAAGGACTATATCGATTTGGCGATAGACAGAGCACCTTTCGTAGATCAAGGTCAGAGTCTTTCTCTCTATATAGAAGCTCCCTGGAAAGTGATGACTAAGATCTCCAACCTTCTATTTTACTGCTGGGAGAACAAGTTGAAAACTGGAATCTATTATCTTAGAAGTAAATCGTCTTTCACTAACGATGTCGGGGATATGTTGAGAAACCGAGTGTGTGAATCGTGTCAGTAGTAAAGACGTAAGCTATTCGATATCGTTGATATCGAAGACTTCCCAGGTTCAAGTGCACAGTCCACATATTTGCGGACATACGCTCTTCATGAATGTGTTACACGTTTTTCCGTCGGTATCGTACCAAAATGCGCAATCATCGGAATAATCGGCGCATTTTTCGGGACATTCCCCAAAACACGATACAGAACAAGCCTTCTTCATGAACAAAGTATCCTCGCATTGCCCGTTTTTTGCCCAGCCAACGCAGAGAGGTTCGCGGTCTTTACAGTTCGAGACGTTTGGACACTCGTATAGTATCTTGATTTTTTCGATGTCGGTTTTTGATGGTTCCGGACGATTATGCGATCCTCTGATATTAATACCCGCTGTTACGGGATCGATCGTTTTCATCCCGTTTTTCGAGAAAGCGTAGGGTGTATAGTGTAAAATAGAGTCGTAGTCGTAAGTTTTTCCTAGAGAGTCTACTTGTTTCAGCGTAAACTTTTGGAAGTTATTAGCGGCGTTTTCTAATATGTTATTCCAGTGTATTTCGACGTACGAGTCTCTGTCCGTTCTCGACTGTTCGTGAAAGAACCCTAAGGCGTGCATTAGCTCGTGCATTACGATACCTTTATTAACACATCCAAATCCTAGTGATAACGGTTGAGCCCCATCTACTTTACCCACGACGGAGTAACAGCCGCGCCCTCTGATGATATTTATAAAGTCTTTATCCGTGTCGTTCGCGGGTACTATAGTGACGCAGGTTAGCCTGTTCAATGTCGCTATAGCATCCTCGATGATAATATTATCGGCATGCGAAAAGTCTTTATTCGATACTTTGTAAGGAACGCGCGCAGATCGCCAAAGGTTTAGCCTATTCCGTACCGCATTTCTCATACGTTCTTCCGAAAAAATACCCGTATTTTCTGTTATCTCCTGTTCTAAAGCCGTGTTTATCTTACGTTGCTGTTCTAAAAATACTTCAACTGGTGTTTCTAATCTAATATCTCCTTCGAGTATATTTCCTTCGGGTTGGCAGAATTCATTGGTACATCGTCTACATTCTCTCCGGTTGTCGTAAAAACAACCGTTCTCTACAGCCTTAGCATAGGGAACGGTTTTACAAAGCGGATCGTAGTAAACTTGTTCACCGTCCAGCGATGGGCACGCTAATGAAGCTGAACTCGTCGATTGGGTGAAACTAAGAAGTAATAGTAGTAGGAGGTTCATTTTTAATAGTGTTCATAAAATTTCTATGTTCCCACTCCGATGGAGTGGGAATTTTAGAACGACTACACTTTCAAGAATGCAAATGTTTTGACTAGATCTTTTTGAAGATAGTTCGCAATCGTTCGTACTAGTAGCTGGTGTTTCTTCTCACACCGTTCGAAGTCTTTCGCCGCCATAGAGTATAGCGGAAATCTTGGATAGTTGTTACTGTAGTACATGAAAATCGCGTAGTGTTCTGGATAGAAGAGCTCGAGACATTCCAAGATAAGCGGTAGCATGCTTCTATGCGGTCGCATTATATTTTCTAGTTGTACACCACATACGCTAGGGTCGTCTCCGTAGAGAAATATGCGGAGAAACTCGATTCGCGCGTACGCGGTCAATAGTTCTCCACTCATTAGCAACGGGGGTAGATGAAAGAAATATAACCAATGGTAAAAGTTTACCAGCGAACGTTTGTTACCTATGCACAGTTCCGTCCATCGTCTGTCGTGACTTATGGCTATTTGCAGTGTTTCAAAATATGGCTCGTTTTCCGTGCCATAATTATAGAAACATCCTAGTCTATAAGTTTTCATCAGTCCCGTTATACACTTCCACATGTTTTCATCCTGACAGCTGTATGAAAAATCGTCTCCAAAAAGTTCTCGAGCGTAAAGGATTAACGTTTCCGCCAGTTGGAAAGGGTACGGTCTATTAGCGCACGAGCACTCTTTGGACGCGCCGCAGACTCTGCACGATTCGGCTGTAGTTTTGACGATATCTTCTTCGCTGTCCATTTCTACATCCATCGTGGATGAAGTGTTTCCTCTAGACGAGTAACACCACGATAATCTAGCGAGTTCTCTGTATCCACGTTTATTCGCGTTTATTCCAGTGTATACGTTGATGCGGTGTCTTCCGTCCGAATCTTCCGATATTTCCACGTTTTCGACCTTATGAGATGTGTTATAGATCGATTTGAAAAACTCGTCTTCTAGACCAAAAAACGCGTTCAAGTAGCCATTAACGCACTCTTTGTAGTAGTTGAGCGTTCCGGTATTCAGTAGGATGGACAACGCTTCGGGCGTTAACTCGTAGTATAGGCCGCTCATAGCGGAGTCTTTGAGTATCTCGTTGGATATGATCTTATGAATAGCCGCGCACTTCTCCAAGTCTAAGTCTCGAAAGAAGTCCATTCTCTAGTGTGTAGGTCTTTTGTAATAGGATGGGATTTTTTCCCACTCAAAGAGTGGGAAAGTGGAAGAGTTTTAATCGAGACTTTCGAGACTTTCGAGACTTTCGAGGCTTCCGCAGGGAGAAGTCTGAACGGCCTTGGACCTCTCATCGAATTGTAATTTTATGATCTCGTCGAGTGTGTCTTCCACACTTTTATGCACCTTTTTGTGCGATTCGGCTATCCTTCTAGGCGTCTCGGACGATTCGAGACTCTTCGAGAGTTCGCCTCCTGGTCTCCAGAGATGGGTGCGAATGGACTTCAGAAACTCCGTTATCTTCTTCGAACGTCTAGCGTAGTCGCGCGCAGCCATCGAGTACAACGGAAACCGTGGAAAAGAGTTGACGTAGTGTACGAACTTCTCGTAGTGCAGAGGATAGTGTTCCTCCAGTAGATCCAAGATATGGTAGAACATAGGGTTTACTATGGTTAGCCTGGTTTCGGGAATGCGCTCTTCAACACCATATGCTACAAAATAGATGAACTCTATTCTCGCATATGCGGTCAAGAGTTCTCCACTCATCAGCAATGGCGGCAGTTGAACGAAATATAACAAATGGTAAAAGTTTACTTGAGTTGTTTTTCTTCCCATCCGTAGTCGTACTGTCCTTCGAGGGTCATCGGACAACACTCCAATAATATAAGAGTCGGGGACACAGTCGTCGCGTAGATGGGTTTTGCCGAGTCCGTCGGTTTTAAGCTGCTCAGATATAGAGGCCAGTCTTCTGGAATGACCCATCTCCGTTCTCCGTACGTATTCCTCCGTAAATCCGAAAACGTTTCTAACCGCGGCCACTAATAAACTCGTTAGTCTCTTCCCGGCCTCTGGACATTTGCAGCGAATACCATCCGCGGTATCTCCGCACGTGTCGCACAGAAAAGACGTAGCTTTGACTTTAATTTCGTCTTTTTCTTCGTCTTCGTCTTCGTATTCGTCTTCGTCATCGTTAGACAAAGACTCTTCGCAGCATTCAATGCGGTCAGCGTCAATGCAGTCAGCTTCAAAAGTGTTCCTATCGTCTTCGCTTTTTCGGATGTTTGTAGTCAACCGCCAACGTTCGTTGAACTTGTACTTGAAGACCGCGTCTTCCAAGTCAAAGAGCGCGTTCAAGTATCCGTTTATACATTCCTTGTAGTAGTCGAGGACGTGAGAGTCTAAAAGTTGTTTCAACATACCGGGCGTCAATTTCCAGCACAGTCCGTCGATGTCGGTTCCTTTGGAACTGATCTCGACGAGCTTATTTTGAATAGCCGCGCACTTCTCCAAGTCTAAATCCTGAAAAAAGTCCATTCTCTTCCTCCCTTCCTTTTATAGTATAGGAGTGATTTTTCCCACTCAAAGAGTGGGAAAGTTGAAGGTTTTTTAATGACAGAGACTTTCGAGTCTCTTCGCGAGTTCACCTCCCGGTCTCCAAAGATGGGAGCGAACGGACTTCAGAAACTCCGTTCTCTTCTTCGAACGTCTATCGTAGTCGCGCGCGGCCATCGAGTACAACGGAAACCGTGGAAAAGAGTTGACGTAGTGTACGAACTTCTCGTAGTGCAGAGGATAGTACTCTTCCAGTAGATCCAGGAAGATAGAGAACCGTCCGCGTCGAGACTCGTAGTCATTAGTACCGTGTACTATTAAGCGGAGGAATTCGAGTCTCGCATATGCTGTCAGCAAGTCTCCGGTCATTAGCAAAGGCGGCAACGAGGAAAAATACAGCTCGTGGAAAAAGTTTACCGATACCTTCTTTCTTCCCATCTGTAGTTGCGTCGTCTTTCGGTCCCGCTTGTATTTCATTTTTAGCCAGTAGAAAGAAGGCCTATTCAGATCATAAACCACACCTAGCACCGTTAAGGATTGCATTATCCGACATCCGGCATCCGCCAGTCTTTTCTGCGTTTCTTCCGACATCCCGAAAACTGTTCTGGTTTTGACCAATAGTAGATGCGCTATCCTTTCTCTCTGTTCGAAGAAACAACCGCACTCGCATTCGGAAAACCTCTCGTGAGTAAAATGTTTCCCACATATATGACATAGACGTGCCGTAGCTCTAGCTTTTATATCGTCCCTCTCGGTAGTATCGTCCCTCTCATAGCGGCGTTTAAAACCACAACATGTTTCCGTTTCATCCGGTTCGGATAAGTCCGTCGTGTCGGAAGAGGACTCTTCATCGACGGGTCCAGTGTGTTCAGCCATGAAAGTGTTTTTATTATCTTCATCTTTCCGAATGGTCATGTTCAAATGAGGAAAGATGAAACGGACGTACCGATACTTGTAGAAGAAAGCGTCTTCCAAGGTGAAGATTGCGGTCAAGTATCCGTTAGCACATTCCTTGTAGTAGTCGAGGACGCCGGCGTCTAAAAGTTGTTGCAACATACTAGACGTCAACTTCAAATACATCCCTTCTGGGTCCGTGATACTGATTTCCGCGAGTCTATTCTGAATAGCCGCGCATTTTTCCAAGTCTACGTCTCGGAAAAAGTCCATTCTCTTCAGTTCTATTTATAAAATGAAGCGGAAATTTCCAACGCTTAGAAAACGAGAAGAGACTGCTGAAATGGATTACTTGCAAAGTTTCGACGCGAAGAAGTGTTCGGATATTTACAACACTATAACGAATGCTATATTGGGTAAAACATCGATGTCCGGATTGTACTGGACTATGGATCCAAACAGTATTCGTTCCCTTCTAAATAGCGGGGTTCTCGACTGTTATAAAGAGTGCATAAACGGCTATTTGAACGCAGTCTTCGAACTCGAAGAGGTGTTATTTAAAAAGGAACAGAGAGAAGGCTGTCTTTATTTTGGAGGCTCGTTTGTAGGGATGAACTGGCCAAAAAGAGCCGGTAGAGGTTATAATCAACCACCTACGTACGATCGATGTTTCGAGTTACATCCCGACGACCCGGATATGATGACGTACGCGCCGATGAAAGTAGACGAAGAGGACGTACACCTTATCAGAACTGGGACGGATTCGGTCGGACGGGGACTCGATTGTATACCATCAGACTTCAAATTGACGGCGATCCTAATAGAACGAGCAAAGGTCGTGTTTGGAGACATGTCGACCCGTGAAAATCTTACCGAAGATCAACAGCGACGACGTAGACTATACAGTCTAGGCGTCCTCTACAAACACGAAGATGACAGGTTCGAATTGGAGTTTCTTAGAAAATCGCGTATCCTCGAGGGAAACGAGTTGACGTTGAAAGTCGATGGAAAGAAAGTCAAGATGAACAAGCACTACGAGGAATACTTCTACGCGCTTCCTCCACTGTTGTTGAACGGTGAACTATTGACGGCGTACGCTAGACTCGAGTTTCTCGAACAGCTCCACACTGGACTTGCCCACGGCCACATGACCAACATTCTGGGGGCTTTGAGAACTCTCTATCCCGTACACCACGCGAAGTTTATGCACTACATGGAAAACTATCCGCGGTTTCCGTTATACTCTATGGCCGCGCGCGACTTCGACAAATGCAAACGGAAGCACAGCTTACTCGTAAATAGCGTTCGAGAATATCTCTGGAGACCCGGAGGCAAACTCTTTGAGAAACTCGAAGGAAGTTTCGAATTCATAGAATCTCAATAAAGTCCTTCCGTCTTCCCACTCCTTGAGTGGGAAAGAATATTGATGATTTACTTCCCACTCAAAGAGTGGGAAAGTGGAAGGACTTTACTGAAGATTCTGTGCTAGTCGATTCTTCTCGAAATCTTCTTCGAAATTCTCAAAGAATTTGCCTCCGGGTCTCCAAAGATATTCTCGAACGCTAGTCGTGAGCAAATGTAAACGTCTATCGAAGTCGCGCGCGGCCATAGAGTATAATGGAAACCGCGGAAAAGAGTTGACGTAGTGTACGAACTTCTCGTAGTGCGAAGGATAGAACTCTTCTAACAAGTCTAGCATGTCGTACAACATAGTGTGGGTTCTATTCGGTTTATCCACGTAGATTCTTTTATGCCAACCCTTAGCGAAGTAAAGGATCTCCAATCTCGCGTACGCCGTTAGTAGGTCTCCCGTCATTAGCAGAGGTGGCAAAAACGGAAAATATAGCGAATGGAAAAAGTTTACGGTCGTCTCCTTCCTCCCGAGTTGTAGACGCATTTCTTTTAGTGTAATATTGGGGGTCATCTTCATAATGCCGGAAAAGTCGGGGACGGAAGCTTGGTCTTTGTAAACATCACCAAGTATCGTTTCCCGTAGTGTATGAAAGTCTTCACCGACGCCGGCGTCATATTCATCTAGATCTAGTTGATTTTCATCCTCTGGCGTCGGAGGTAGATCTTCGTCCGTTAATGCTAACGTCAGTTCTCTTAGGGTGTCTCTTTTCGAAATTCCTAGAACTTTTCTGGCATTAGATATTAACAATCTTGTTAGTCTCGTCCCGATATTCTGACGACACCAACAGTACCAAATACCACATTTTCCGAACACCCGTCCGCAAACGGTACATATTGGAGTAAATGATTCCGCTATAGATTTGATGTTCCCTTCGACGGACTCTTCTTCTTCCAAATGCACATTGACTACACTGTGGTGGAAAAAGACGACACAACCGCGGCTCTCTTCTTCTTCATTGGAAATAGAACATCCAACGTCAAATGTGTGTCCGTTCTCGTTTTTCCCGATGGTCAAACGTAGATTGCGGTTTTGTTGTACGTTAAGAGTGTATTCGAAGAAGGCATCTTCTAGTTCGAAAATCGCCGTCAAGTATCCATTTATACACTCCTTGTAGTAGTCGAGGACTCCGGCGTCCAAAAGTTGTTTCAACATACTCGGTGTCAACTTCCAGACAAAGCCCTTGGAGAGGTCCACACGAGCAATGTCCACGAGTCTATTCTGAATAGCCGCGCATTTTTCCAGGTCCACATCGTGAAAGAAGTCCATTCTCTCCTCTTCTCTTCTCTTTATATAAAAGAACAAGTTTTCCCACTCAAAGAGTGGGAAAGCGGAAGGTTTTTAATGACAGAGACTTTCGAGTCTCATCGCGAGGTCGCCTCCGGGTCTCCAAAGATGGGCGCGAACGGACTTCAGAAACTCCGTTCTCTTCTTCGACAGTCTATCGTAGTCGCGCGCGGCCATCGAGTACAATGGAAATCGTGGAAAGGAATTGAAGTAGTGCATGAACCTTTGATAATGTAGAGGATAATACTCCGTCAAACACTGTAGAATGAGCGGATATATGGATTTACGTTGGATACCACGTACGAAAAAGTGGAGAATCGTTAGTCTAGCGTAAGCCGTTAGCAGGTCTCCCGTCATTAGCAACGGTGGTAGATCGAAGAAGTACAGTTTATGGAATGGGTTCATATCAGCGCATTTCTTCTGGCCGTTTACCGTAATGCTTATTCTCTTTGCAAACAACCAGTTTTTGCTGGCGTCGACGACAAACAACAGAGGTGCGTATTCGTCACATGTATAAACTTTTCCCAGTCCCTCTATCTTCCGCCTCTCCAATATGTAGTCTATTTCTTCCTGACAACGCTGACTAAGTTGTCTCCGCGTATCCACTTCGGAAAATCCGAGAATGTTATCAGCCGCGGATACTAACAGTTTCGTTAGTTTCGAACGAGACCGCGACGAGGGACATTCGGCTTTAGTTTTCATATCCCTCTCCTCTTCGTTTTCTTCATTGGAATCTGGAATTGTTTTACGATAGAATAGACTGTTCGCACTACGTTTCGTTACAGGCATCATCGTATCGGCCTCGTATTTCCGGAGATCTTTAAGATCTCGTGGGTGTGTGTTATGCCACAAGACGAACATATTTTCCAATCCGAAAACCGCGTTCAAGTATCCATTAATACATTCCTTATAATAGTCGAGGGAGCCCGCGTCCAAAAGTTGCTGCAACATACTCGGTGTCAACTTCCAGTACAGACCATCGATGTCGCCACTTTTTAGAGTATACTCCGCGATTCTATTCTGAATAGCCGCGCATTTCTCCAAGTCTACGTCTCGGAAAAAGTCCATTCTCGATTATAGGCTTCCTTTTATAATAGCGCAGGGTTTTCCTACTTTCCAAAGAAAGTGATTAGACTGCTATATATAATGGGTGTCAGAGGGTATTTAAACTTCGTATCGAAGATACCGAATTTATCTGCAGCTCAAGAATCGGCGGACTTGACTTTTTTGGATGGAAACTGTTTCCTCCACAAGTTTGTTGCAAACTTAGACCATTTTCTGGACTGGGAGAAGAGACTGGAGGAAATAACACTCGCGGTCATATCTGGTTTCGATAAACTCTTTTCAAAGTATAGAGGTAAAATAATAGTCGTCTTCGATGGTATTCCTCCACATCCCAAACAGTATAGACAAAAGGAAAGGCGTAACAATAGTTGCAGTTTAGCAGTTTTTCTTCTCCCAGGCACATTTTTAATGAGTCACCTCCAACGAATAATCGTGTCGAAATATTCGGCACCAAACAGACTATTTTCACTCTCGACGGAAGAAGGCGAAGGAGAACAGAAGATATTCGAAATACTGCGGCGGATGACGCGAGTTGGATATTACCGATATCGAATAGTCTCGTACGATTCGGATGTAGTTATCCTTTCGCAGATTCTGGTCTGGACGACGGATGTTGACATCGTGGTTGAAATACCTACACTTAAAAGTCGTATAAAAACGATCGGCATCAAGAAGTTGAATAAGTTCTTCTCCAATAATCATTACGATATAACGAAGTTGATGTTACTTTGCTCCATGTCCGGCAACGATTTTCTCCCGAAGATAAAAGAGGTATCTTACCTTCAGAAGACCTTTACGATGATTAAAACGGGATCTATTAAGTGTTACGAAGATCTGGCTAGACCGTGCGGTGGATGTAGATACGCTAGTCAGTACGTGTCCATACTGAGATGGTACATAGGATACTTCCTCGCGCCGGATACGAACGAGTCGGCACCCCGCGCCGAGGATATAGAGGATGTTCCGTGTTGTCGATGTATAGTAGACGAAGTGCGAGCGGGAAAGATAAACGTAATCCAGGACGCGGAAAACAGCGGCTATCTCGAGAACGTACTTAGCGTTCACGCAGTGAGGAAGAATCTTCTCTGTCAGAACGGTCTTCTCCTGAAACAGTAGAGATCGTTCCGTCGCAAAAGATCCATTATATACGTTTCTATATTCTGAGCGGTGTAAGGAATTACTAAGAGCATAACGCCATTCTCTATACACAGCGCTTTCTTGAGTTTATCGCGAAGAAGTTGTCCTTGAAAATCAGCCTCGTCTCTATGATATTTGGGTGTAAAGAAGTAGTGTTGAGGACCGTTGAATTCAAATCCAAGACCCAATCCCAACCGCGTTGGGATTTCCGCGGAAAAACCATCGAGTTCGAGATTCTTACCCGTCGTCTCGTTCTTTAGAAAATCCGGTCTACACTTTCTAAATGGTACCCCGAAGAAATCCTCCAACACTAGGCGACACGTTTCCTCTTTATCGTATCTACCCTTCTTAATGAACGGCTCCGTTAACCCTCGATACTGGAATATCGTCCCCCAGTTAGTATAACTTGCATATAGAAGATAAATAGTGGATACGGCGACCAACAAGTAAGCCACGTTCATTTTTAGACGTTTTTAAAATGAGGACCATAGTCTTATTGGTAGGAACGTTTCTACTAGCATTAGATGTCTTTTACTGGCAATCGATCTACGTAGTCATAGTCGTATCGGCAATTATGGTTGCCGTCATTTTTCTACCTTACGAAAGATTAGACCTCGATGGTTATTATTTAGACAGACTGAAACGAGATATAAACAAAATAGAGCCGGGCATAATCGATAGTATAAAATTAGAGATCGGTAATGTAAGTCAAACCGTTAATAAACGGAGGGTCACAGTATGCATCAGAAACAACGATCGATACCATCCATACGAAACGATGTTATACGTAGCACTACACGAAATAGCCCACTGCATGTCGACGTCCTGGTCGGTGGGTACGCATAATCAAGAGTTCCAAACGAATTTCGCCGATCTTCTGAGGAAGGCCAAAAAAGTCGGATATGATTTAGAGAAGACTATCGTTCCATCCGACTATTGCAATCGTAAGAGTGTGATTTCCATTTTAAAAGATATCTTCTTACAAGAATAGAGAGTGGGATAGAATCCTCTTACAGGAATAAAGAGTGGGATAGAATAAATGGACTCTAAAATCGACGATTTCCTGTTTACCAATGCAAACTACTACCAATCCAGCGCATTCAGAGTGATGGTCATCATCTGCGTAGTAGTGTTAATATGCTTAGGTCTAGGTTACGTACTAGTTAAAAAATTGACGACTAACAGAAATGATATTTGATACGGCGCTCTTCGGGACACTTATAGTGTCATCCGTAGTATTAGCCGTACTACTTTATTTGGTCTCAAAGATAACTATCGCTGCACATAGAACCGATTCGTCTCAAGCCTACTCAACTGGTTGGAAAACGGTAGTGTTTGTAATAGCGTGTCTAGTCCTGACTATTTTAGGTGCAGTCGGAGTAGGATATATCATGTTTTCTCCTTACGGTAGAGCAGCCTCCACGATGTTAGGAGAGTAATGTTTGTAAAAATGTAAAAATAGTCATCCTGGAAAATAACGACGGGTAGACGAACAGAATGTTCCTCGGAGAAAAGAATCCTCGCGTTGAATTAGAAGAGATAGCTCGGGGTGGTTTTGGTACTATCCTGAAACCATCTCAATATCTATCAAATAGAGGTGAAAACCTAAAAGTAGTTGTAAAACGGATCGAGAATCCCGCTTTGATGAAGACCGTGCGAGAACCCAGAGAACTATATTTCCTCAAAAGAACGAGGAACGTCGAAAACGTCATCAATCTGATCGACTACTTCAAGATTGACAACGTCTGGTATTTAGTACTGGAGACATTCGAATACACGATAGACCTGTGGGATCTTATTAGTTCGTATATAATCCCAACGAGCTCGATTAGAGTGTTATACGGATCGGTTCTAAAAGGTTTGGAGAATCTCTATAGTCTTGGAATATACCACCAAGACTTAAAAGACGAGAACATTATCGTTTCGTCCAGATTTCCCCTCCGTCACGCCGGCGTCAGAGACGCCGTGTTCTGTAGAGGATTCATAGAGAACGTAAAGATCATCGATTTTGGTAACGCCAGGGAACGTCACGATCGTTCGGACTTTTCCTCTACAACGATGTACTCACCTCCGGAAATTATACTGGATAACATCTGCGACCAGGACAAATTTGCGGCCTGGAACACGGCGGCGTTGCTGGCGACGATGATCTACGGAAACTGTCCCTTTGGAAAGGTGTCAGATATAACCAAAGCTCCTATCGGAAAGAGACGTATAGAAACGATGATACGGTGCTATTCCTTAGCGTTGAAAGACCACGGTCTCGGGACTCCGTCCAAACAGTTCTCTTTTATATTACGAACTATTATAGAGGGTGGAATGCGATACGACTACAAAACACGTCTGTCTATCAACGACATCTTCGTCATCTGGAAACAGATGTGACCCCTTCGTTAAAAATTAAGAATTCGCATACCGGGTATGCGAATTTAAGTACCGTTTGCAATTTAAAATGGATAGAATAGCAGAGATAAAGAAATACTATGGAGATTTTGATGATATCGACTTAAAGTATAGAGTTGATATAAATGGCGACATTTCCATCAACAACCTTGAGGATCTTAAAAATCTTGCGCCACGTCTCCAAAAGTCGGTAGAGAATGGAGAAGAGATAGTCTTCAAAGATCCTCTTAAAATCGATCCTCAGTTGATAAAAATGTTCCTTAGAGACAGCTCTAGATTTGAGCAGGTTGTAGACGCCGTAAATGTGAAAGCGGAACTGAAATCGAAGATAAGAGAAATATTGTCCGTCCCGGAAGAGTATTTGATATCGGAAACGATAGAGAGTGCGTTAAGAAAGGAAAATGATCTCTTCGCTACAGATAGACTACTCACCAGACAAGAATTCAGAACTGTTTTCGTAGAAAACACCGTAGCGGCGATTATCTACAATCAAAACGATGATAAAATACGAAAACATATGGAGAATATAGTTGGTAAAGAAGTATATCAAATATTCGTTAATAACCACAAACAGCTGAGTTCCGTCACTTACAAGGATATGATACCTCTGTTAACGGACGAAATTCATAAACGCGTTAGTTGTATTCAAGATAAATAGAAAAACATTATAGTTCTCTAAGAATATATATCATACTATTATCATGTCTTTTCTCGTACTACTACTACTTGGAGTATCCACTGCGTGCGTGGTCGAAATAAGGGACACTACTACGATTCATGGTAATTGCAGAGAACTTGTTGGAGGCGTTTACAAAGCCTGCGAGAGCGGACCTTACGCTCATATAACGAAAGACTGTATTCCCGATGAACAGTGCTCTTTCGAAATGATAGACTCGCGTACGGAAACGGGATACTGCGATGGAACTACGTGCGTAGGCGATTCGTGGGCGCGCGTGAATTCTCCGGGGTGTATGTAAAAATTAATTATCATCGTAATAGTAATATAAGGATAGTCAAAATGGTCAACCTTTTCTATATAGTTTTAGGCGCGTGGTTCGTTTTTGATTCCGCGTTCTTTGGGTCGGCTTTAACGTGTGACATAGACGTTCCCATAACTTTCCGTCATAACGGTGACTGCGTATCGGCTAATGGAAATCCTATGTGTAGGTTTAACGATGGCACTATTACGCGCGCGTACTGTAGAATCGGTGGTCGTTGTTCTTTCGTCGAAACTACGTTTCAACGAAAAACCGGAAGATGTCTGGTAAATCTGGGAGGCGTAGGGTATAAATGTATATGGAGTAGGTTTACGTCTCTCAGAAGACACTCCGATTGTAGGTTGGCATAAGAGTAATCGTCGTTTTTCGTACCATTGGTACGAAAACAAAGTTCGCCTACTCAACATCTTTTACTTCGGAGTAACCAGTTCCCACCTTCGAAACTCTGCCCGTGAATAGTCTCGACTCTACGCTTAAAACCGAGTCTCTAGAACGAGAAACTGAACACGTGTTCAGTTTCTTTATCTCTTTCTCGTAAAGAGCGTTTGTTAGAACGCCCTCCGTATGAGATATAGGTTTTATACTTCCGCTCGTAGTCATAGCATCCGTTATAAAATCTATATATTTCAAATTGAGGTCGGCGCCGTCGAACGCAAAAACGGTATTGATATCTCGGAATAAACTTTGCTTCCCGGCTTCTATTCCTAGTAGCTTCGCCATAGTATGCGGATCGGTGTTATATAAGGAACGACCATCGATAATATCCAATCCTAAAATAGCGGTACTCGATGTTATTATCTCGAAATCCTCCACACTCTCGTCGAACTCTATATACGTTTTTCCGAATAGTAGTCCTCTCTTTGGAGTGTTTATTATGGACGTATTTACTAAATCCAGAAACGTGACGAGCTCCCAAAAATCCTTCTCCCCGGCGGGGTAAATAACTCTACACTCGTGTCCGGAGAATAGTACTTCGTGACTGAAATCGAATTGGTCACCCGTAATGAATTCTAAGTCCATTTTTTCCGTATCTAGATGATAAAGAATGATAGCCTCGTCGGTTTTCTTTGAACATATGACATTTGTAATATTACATTCAAAGTTAGAACATCTACATCGCTTGTAAATTGTACGTTTGACAAACTCTTCGAATGTTACCGACGTATACAACGATAATATATATCGTAGTCTATTCTCCGCTAATAGTCTCCAGTATTGGTTGTTGTACACTTTGGAAACGTTTATAAAGAAGTCGTATAGATAATCAACTCCTGGTTTCACTTTACATACGTACACATTTGTTTCGGCTTGTTTATTTCTATTTAGGAGAGTATTCAGACGTCTGACACCACCCGAGATGTCTTTGTGTTTAAGTCCAGTAAAATGAAAAGACTTTAGTAAAAGTTGCGACGCTATCTCGCCAAAATTCGTGCCGGCTATTAAGCCTATTCCCGTTCCTGGCTGGAATAATGAATCGTAAACGAACTTAGATAACTCTAACGGGTCGTAGTAGGAGTCGTAGAGTGTGAACCGTTTGAAAATGTGACCCCTAAACTCGTCAGCTATCATACAAGTTTTAGTAGAAAGTAAACTGGACCTTATAAGAGCTTTTATGAAAAGGTAAATGTCTCCGCTACGTTTACGTTTGAACGATGCCGCCAGAGGACTGGCCGGACTGATCCCATCACCACCGAAAAGAAACTGAACGATTCTACCAGTCTCTATGTTCCTGATACTAAAGTCCGTCGTTACTACCAAATTTTCTAGGAACTTACATATCCTTTTGGACGTGTACCCGGAGTCACTAACTTTTGTTACGGAGTCGGCGACGCCGCGCCTACCGGCTTTAGCGTGGAAAATAGTCTCTTGTTTGTCTAGCCCGCGTATGAAACTATTATCGCAGAATCCTCTGGAAGATGGTGTAGACTCTCCCGGATAAAACACGGGCAATCCCCTATCACTTTTCATCTCTTTTCTCACTCTGGTCCCGTCGATGGACTGTTGACCTACGAGTAGGCTCACCTGCGTCAAGTTCGTTATAGAGCCTTTCGCTCCGGAAAGTATGGCCTTCAACAGATTATTATTCGAATATGAAGTTATATTCTCTCGTATTTCCTCTTCTATTTCTCCCAAGATGGTGTTCATATTCTTTATCGTTCCACGTCTAACCGTTTTGGGGGTTGTACAGTCTACGAGGCCGATACTGAAACCCTTTCTACATAAAACGTAGTTGGCGAGAATTTGGAGATTGTCGATAAGAGTACCCGTTTTTGTAGCCCCGATGTCGAAATAGTGTCTCAGAATGATTTCAGAAAAATCGGACTTTGTCAATGCCCCTACGCGGAGAACGGTTCCGTTCCGTATCTCTATTTTATCATTCTCAAAGCTGAAGGTCTCGTCAAACAGCGCGGACAAGATGTCTCCCGGTCTCGAAGTTTTAATCGGATGGTTAAAAAGTAACGAAAGATCCCCGATATCGTCTTCGTCGGCGTGTATTGATTTTGACGTCAAGAGATATAGTCCCAAAGGACAGTCCTGAACGGGTGCTATGAGAGGTTTACCTTTCTGAGTGCTGATAAGTTGTTTCAGTGGATTGGAAAGCAACCACGCTTCCGTAGCCGACTGCATATCTTGAGGTACGTGAATGTTCATCTCGTCGCCGTCGAAATCAGCGTTGAAGGCTGGTGTACAGGGAAGTGTCAGTTTGAAAGTAAACGATGGTGGTGTAATTTTAACGCGTTTCGCCATTATCGATTCCGGTCTAAGAGACGGTTGTCTATTGAATAGTACAATGTCGCCATCGCGAATCGATCTATTGATTCTGTCTTTAAACTTTATCATGCGAAGTATATTCGACACTATCTTGTCGTTCATAAGAGCGTAGTCTATTCCATTCAGTTCTACTCTCGACGCCTCGTTCTCGTGTATCCAACTTTTAAGACGTTCGATATACAGACGTCCGTCTCTAGCGGATTCTATACGAGAGTCCAGTTCTCGTTTCGTTATACTAAAATGTGGAAGAATGGTCTTCAATACGCTGGCGATCGATACCATTATCGTCATTCTCCTAGCCACGTTCTCGGGTATACCGACTGTACCGAGTTTTCCTTCCGGATACCCGGTTATATTTGCTCTCGCCGAATTGTTCACTCTTTTTCCATTGATATTGGAATTGATTCGACCCTCTTTACCTTGTATAATGTGCTGAAGAGACTGCGGAACTTTTGACGAGTTCGGTAGAGGAAGAGCTTTACGCTGTGTTAGTAGTACTTCTATTTTCTCATAAACGACCGCCGCGATTTTTCGCTCATCGGTCTCCGACTCTATACTATTTATGCTTCTGATAATAGTATTGTAAGTTTGGGATATATCGTTATGTAGACGCTGCTGCGAGATGATAAGATATGGTCGTGTGAAAACGGGAGTAACGACTATATAGTTGATTAATAGAGATGATATCGACCTACTCCATCCCCCGGTCTCGTTTTCCGTGATGGTCGTTAGAATCTCTTTAATCTTACTCAAAGGAAAGTACTCGTCATCCTCTAGAAATTCGAAGTCCCATCGATTGTCACCACTACACTTTTTCTCCTTTATAGCGTACCTTTTCGGACGTTCGCAACAACATTTAAACCTTATTTCCTCTTCGTTGTAGATGTCTGGAAGTCTCGTTAGTCTGTTGCAGGTTTTACACACGAGGTTGACGATAGTCTGGAGTAGTTTTCCGTTAGGTTGAAAATAGTAAGGAACCGGTAGTTTGATTATTCCTATTCCTCCGGGACATAGAAGCCAATCGTTTCCGCACGTCTCGCATCTTTTTGTTCTATCGGTCACACTTACACCTAATCGAATATCGTACGGTGTATCCGTTTCAAAACTACCAAACTCTCTCGTAACTAAACAGTCCGCGTATCTTTCTAGTTCATCGGCTGTCAATCTATCGATTACTATTTCTTCGATATCCATGATGTCAAAAATTAAGAAATAGTATGTAAACAAAAGGACATCATGGACGAATTAGTTTTGTTATTAGAGAAGAACGGTATTAACATCAGGAGAGAGAAGAACGATGAAAGATTTCTTCGTAATATCGACGTCGATAAACTATCGAAACTACTAGAGGAGTCTATCGGGAAAGACGTACAGGCCGATAGAAGAACCGTTCTAAGCTCGGCCAAGTACAGATTTTCTAAGCCGGATAAGCCGGATTCATCGGATTTATCTAGTTTGGAGTCCTCGTTTCCGAGAAAGTCTATTTTCGAAGCCTTCGAAAAGGGTGACGCCGGTCACGAAGTGGAGGTTAGATTTAAAGATGTAAAAGGATTTGAATTCTCGAGACTGTTTGAACATTTCAATATAGACAGAGACTCCTACAGGGAACAGGTACTATGCGTTATCGAGAACTATTCAGGCTACAGACGTAAGAGACATTTCAAAGAGGATTCTAATCTGCGAACAGAACAGGATGTTCAGATTCAAACTAAGAGGCAGTTGTCGAAGATCTTTACGGACTTCGGCTTTTCCGTAGTAGTATCGTCGGAAACCCCTACAGAAGACTTTTCCGAGACCCCGAAAAGAATCGTCTACAAGAACATGTTCAAGTACTATTTCCCTAAAAAGTCGTCCGTATTCTATAATCTCGAGCTAACGTTGAGCGTCGAATTGGAAGATAACATCTGGACTAGATATGGTGTAGAAATAGAACGAATCGGTAGAGTCTCGGCGACGAATGTTTTGGACGCGGTCCGCCGGACTCTAAGTATAATGAAAAACGGCGATGTCAAAATAGCTAGACTCTGGCCCGTTCGTATTTACGAAGACTGTCTAAACTCTTTCAGAAGTCTTTTTGGTACTCGGACTGTCAAGACTACGGCGTGGCAAGTTCTACCGTTCAATCCTCATCTCTCGAGGAAAGCTGCGAACGATTTCGTCGGATGTCCCTACTACGTAACGAAGAAATTAGCCGGCGTTCGATGTCTGTTATATCAGTATAACAGAGGTATTTTCATATTGTACATGGACGACTCTATACATAGAATCGGAGACGCCGAGAACGAATACCGTTTCGTGTTGGATGTCGAACTATACGGAAACAGGTTTTACGCATTCGACCTTCTTCATCTTTCACCGCCCGTCAATGTGCCGGCCGCAAACTTCTCCGGTCGGTATAAACGCATGTTCGAACTGGTCTCGACTCTTCGGAGTGTACATATTGAATGTAAACATTTCACTTTAATCAACGACCTCGACGATATTACTAACGTTTGTTGGATGGAAGACAGTGTTGATGGATTGATATTTCAACCTAACACCCTGTACAAGCAAGGGACTGTATTCAAATGGAAACCAAAGTATCTGAATACCGTCGATATTCGGATCGGGTGGAGAAAGAGTAAAAGACCTACAATGTTCGGTATCAAAACGAGTATAGCCTACGACACGTCGAACATGGTCATGGAGTGCGCGTACAACGACTCGACCGAAGAGTACTATCCGTTGAGACCACGTTTCGAAAAGTTACGTCCAAATCCTGAGAATGTCGTCGATGATACTATACAGCTGGTGAAGAATCCTTTCAAAATAGAGTTCTTCAAAGGTTACGGGTTATCGATAGCGCGGAAGCTTATTAATACGCTCAAAACAGCCATACTCGTAGAGATAGATAAATCGTCGCAACTTGGATCGGCTATACTGGATATAGGATCCGGTCAGGGAGGTGACATTGGAAAATGGAAGGACTTCAAAAACATAACCAAAATTGTCGCCGTTGAACGGGACAGAGAACAGCTCGTCGAGTTTAATAGACGCGCTAAAGAATATCCTAAACTCGACATCGATATTGTAAACGAAACCTTTCCATCCAAGACTCTGAAATGTCCAGCTCGTCTAAGCGCCATCATTATGTTCTTTTCTGTAAACTACGTATATGAAAACTCGACGTCGGTGAAAGCTTTTACGAGAATGCTCAAACGATGTCTCACTATGAATCGTCAATTTATCTACATTTTAGCTCACGACAAGACCCGATTCGAGGACTTGAAGTCTTTCATTTCAATCGAACATTCCCAAGATGGATCTATAACGACGTCGGTTCCTGGAACCCGAATCGTAAATATCAAAGAGTATCCTTTCAACAGTGTCGACTTCGTTGCCAATCTCCGTTCGGAAAATTTAGAGGTAGAATCAACGTTCATATTCGATAAATCTAGTCGACTAATAAGCGTACCGAATTTCTACACGTTTAGCAATATCTTCAATCTGTCAATCTTCGAAAAGAAATGGTTAGAGTCTATCGTGCTTATTCGATGTAGTCTACCTTCCAAGATAGATACATCTCTCTCATATACGGCGGACTACATAACGGCGGATGAACAGTTGAGGGATAACATCTACGAAACCGATGTGAACGACGACGATGCCGACGCCGACGCTAAATCGATCGACTATGGAGACGTGGCCGAAGAAGTAGACGAAGAAGACGAAGTAGATGAAGTAGACGAAGAAAGAAAAGAAAACGTATTTCAAGAGGTAGAGCCTATAGAACCTATAGATTTTAAGTTGTTCACTTGCGCCAATTTGGATATAAGCCGAACGTGCGATGACGAGTTAATTCCTCTTCCCCTCGAAATTAGAAACGCCCAGTTACTGAAAAGCATATACTTTGACGAAGCCGAATATTTTGAAGGTCTTTGGACGATAACGATGTTCTTTTTAAACGTACGCTGTATTGTGCTATCAACATCGCTCGGAAAGAATAACCTTCGGATAATCGAGAATCTTCGGCGAATGCAGTTTCGTTATAAAATTGATGTAAGGAATAAGACGACTATAACCGATTTTAGAAGATATATCGAATCCGCCCAAACTTTTACACGAGCACCGTTGAGTAACGATGACTCTTTTGACTATTTCGTTTATGAGTTGGACGGAGTAGAATATATTAGCATATTCGTATCTATTCCACTACGATCTACTACAGACCGGGAATTTCCTTGGGATGGAGGCGTAGTTACTCTTATAGTGTCACCTTTCGAAGCTATGATCGTTTTAACTTTCGCTCCCGGCGATAAGAGTATCAAGTTGAACGACTTAGTAAAGAGCGCACGGTGTCATTTCGAGGGCTTCAACAACTGGCTATGCGAGCAAAAAGACTACACCAAAGCTTATAAACTAAGTATCCGTACTAATTTGCAATATACTGGAGCTTTTCCAACACCCGTACTCGTTTCTATGAACTGGAGGGACAACTCCTGCTACGCCGACTCCGTTCTGAGTATCGTCGGACTATCTAATCTTAGGACGATCTTTTTCTCGAGATCGGAGACCATCGCTCAAATCTTTCGATCTCCTCCTAAATATTCTAAAGATGTCATACTCGAAGTTGGTTTCGAAATAGGTGTACAACAATGTTCGGCGGAGTTTTATACGAAGTTAGCGGAAATGTACGGCATTACGTTCGAGTGTTTCATCCGCGATGAGACAGCAACGCGGGCTCTTATCACTCCACACGAGATAAACGTCTTCCGACCGTCTCTCTCCGAACCCTTTTTCGTTTTACACACCGCTGCGGCCGATAAAACGGGAGCTTCTATAGACGTTGAAGCCATCGTAGTACCCGAGGTGTTTTTCCGGAAAGAGACATATGGTGGACGATTCGAACTACAAGGCTGTATACTGTATAAGGATCGCCATTATACATCGCTTTACAAGTACGAGGGTAGGTGGTACTACTACGACAGTCTAAACCGTGGCAAATCCGAACGTATGAAGGGCAAGTTCTTGACGATAATGAAGAACTTTCCGGGCCACTACATACTTTTATCCTTCTATTCTAACGAGGAGTAGATTAACTTCGATTCATTTCGATAGGATGCCTATCGAAAAATTCAATGTTAACTAGTAGAAGTACGCTACTGTACCTACGGTTACGGTTCTAAAAACGATATACTTAACGATCGTCGGTAATCTGAACTTTTTCCCATTATCCAACACTATATCCAAACAATCTTCGGTACTCTTTTTAATATATACAGTTTGGCCAGTTCCGATAAATACCGAGTCTATATACTCAGTCCGCCCACATTGATGAACCGTAAAGTGAAGATCTTTGGAGGTACCGTTATACACACTCACATTATATTGACTCATGTTGGATTTTTAAACCCAAAATTATTTGAGATAGTTTTTCCAACGCGATCGACTTCTTCTATCAGTGGTTCGAGTGTATGATACCGTGACCAAGTGTTGAATATTTTCTCTAAAATTGGTTCGTCGTTAAGAACTAAATAGTCCTTCATAGCCGTCATCGTTACCATACACTCGAGGAACTTATCCAGAGACTCGAATACGCTTATCCAGTAATACGCCTTTTCACTTAAACCAGCTTTCACTTCGTCCGTAGTCTTCGTCAACATCTCATCGGTTATGAAGATACTACCTTTTTCGTCGATATCACCCTCGTTATACTTGCAAATGTACTCTAGATGTGTTGGATCCTTATTTATAGTATCTAGTTTATTATGAAGAAGATTAACTAGAGTGTATATTTTCGTTTTAATCAGTTTGACTTCCTTCTCCAAACACGTCAATCGATCCTCCATTTTAAAAACAGGTCCTTATACGTGCTCCCCTTGGTCCGACTGGTGTAGTACTTGTTTATAATCGGACACCTGTAGAATAGGATACGGGGGTTGTATAATGGGTTGAGTCGTAGTCATTACTAGTTGTTGGTATTCGGGTTTGTATAAGAGACTGATTTTAGAGAACATTTCTCTCAAAACGGAGTAGCATATATCTTCTTTAGCAGCATCGAGAGGAATTTCGGGGCCATAGACTTGGATTTTAGACACTAACGGAACATCCTCGATCAGGGGGGCTCCGTTCGCTTGGTAGAGCTGCTGCCCACCAAAATTCTTCTTATTCTTTTTCCATTGAATGCTCAACCAAACAGTGTGCGTATTGTCGGCAAATTCGTGGAACTTCACGCCACTAAAACCAAATTTGTTGTCTAGACAGAAACGCTTAAGCTGACCCTCGTAGTTACCTCCCTGGACGGGATAAGTGAGATTAAAACTGAACTTCATTTATTTATTTATCAATCTTTAATTAATCTTAAATTCAGAGATCTCCTACTCTATATTACAAAATAAGATATCAAGATGGCGACGGCTCCTTCCCAGTACGGTTCGAGGATGTTGCGGTACCTTTTCCGACACGAGTTAGATCGTATAGTTATACGAACGAGTACCGAATATCAACATCATTATACGCGGATGACTAATGAACACTTGCGCACCTTCTTCTCTATGGAACGCGTCCTATTCAAAACTATGATAAAAGGGGTTTCGAAAGTGACGAAAATAGTCTTAACCGACGATTGCACGTCCGCTGGACATTCTATATTTGTTTTATGTTCGGGTCCTCTTCCGCGACGACCGACCCCCGATGAACTCATAACTGTTAGGACTACACGTTGGAGTGATTCATCGGATTTTTCGGAATTATCGGAGTACGAAGACGATCCGGATTTGGAAGGCTACCAAGAAGTTGGGATATTCTATTTGTTTTTGAACGAACTACCGAAAGTTTTATGTATCAATTGGAAGAAGAGCAAACCTAATTCTCCAGTTTTTCTTAATACTCAAGAGGAGGCTAGAAGTCGTACAAAGTTGAACAGATTGATGAAATCACTCGAGCTTAACGGTTCGACGCTGAACGCTGAGACGCTAGTAGCTTACGCTAGAATGGAGTTTCTAGAGTTGTTCGTCTTCGGTTGCGAAGACAGTATTACCAACGAAGCCTTCTATATCCATCCGCTAATGGTTGTCGTCGATGACGAAAGAGGTAGGAAAACGCTCTCAATAAATCAGCCACTTCCGAGAGGCGTAGTCGAACTTAATGACAGTATTAGAACTCCTAAGAAGAGACATCTGCAGCTTATACTCGACGCTTTGCAAAAGTTTCATCCTATGGAGTACAAAATATTCATGTATTACGCCGGTTCTTTTCCGAGGTTTCCTCTATACTCGATGGCGAAGTTGGACTTCGAGAGGAAATACTATCTCATAATGACAACGTGTCTAACATTCGTTTATAGGCCATCCGGCAGATTAGCCCGTAAAACCAAAGAAAAATTCGAGGCTCTTCCTCTATAGAAAAAACATCCTTATCTATATTGGTGTAAGGATTTTTATCCAGTATAGGAAACGAGAGATCGTCGGTTGATAATGGACTTTTTTGAAAAAGGTGGGACGCAGAATTCGGAGGAAGTCTTTCGGCATCTACACCAAAGTCTAGGAAGAACTTTGCACAAACGCTTCCCCGAGCGTTACGTCGACCTTTATCGTATGAAAATGATGACTAACGAATACTTAACGGACTTCTTTTCCAAAGAAGCAGAACTATTCAAGACGTTCATTAATAGCCGGGATGCTAAAGTCTCGAAAATCATCATCACTCAGGACGACACAACAAACAGCGGCCACGTCGTTTTTATCGTGACACCCGGAATACCGCCTGCACCGGATCTGGCCTATACGAGTCAGAAATCCGAAGAAGAAGATGATGAGGCGTCTCTGGTGTCTCAGGAAACGGAGACGGCAACGGATATCGATCCATACGCGTACGAAGATGATTTGGAGGAGGACTTGGACTTGGACTGGTACGACACATTGGCCGAGTCCGAAGACGATTTCACAACTGTCATGTCGAGTAGTCCTCCACACCAGGAAGACTACACCGAGGAATTTATATGTATCGAATCTCTATACTTGACGCTAGAAGATTTTCCTCGCGTGTTGTATATCGATTGGGAAACTCTCAAAAACGACTGGTCCATGAACGTTCACTCCAGAGTCTGCGCGGATATGAGCCGGCTAGAACTGATCGATTCTGCAATCACAGCCGATCTGTTATTGGCGTACGCAAGGATAGAATTTCTCGATCTTTTCATATTCGGATGGGAAGAGGGGTATTCTAAGGAGGTTCGCGTGGTCGATAAGTGGCGAGGTCTCTTCGTCGTTACTCGAGAGGAAACCGACGATATATGCGTCTCGACGACACGTTCGTTTCCGGAATGTATCATGAAAGAGACGGGAAGCGTCAGAAGTCCCAAAAAGAACCATCTGGCGGCCATTCTCGATACGTTGAAGAAGTTCTACTGGTTGGAATACGAAGAGTTCCTTTACTACGCCAACAACTTCCCAACATTTCCTTTATACTCGATGGCTAGACAATCGTTTAGAAATAGCGTAAAAACGTTCGAAACGCTCATCTCAGCCAAGATCTACGCACCCCACGGAAGACGTATGAGAGGGCTGGAAAAAGCTTTCAATTCGGACCTGGCGTACGAATTGAACGATAAGGATGAGCGCGCCTTCGAGGCTATGGAGATAATGGACTAAACGGTACTCGTGTTTTCCCACTCTTTGAGTGGGAAAAGTTAGTATACTTATGCGATGTCGATAGTATCATTGAATAGGATCCTATTTGGTATATGCACTTCTTCTCCGGTTGCTTTTATAAATTTCGTTCTAAGCAACCCTACACCTCTATAAACGAGCCCCTCCCTACCGTTTATAGTCAAAACGTCGTTTAGCTCGAAAGGTGGATACAGATATATGAGTATCGAAGAACCCAGATTATTTATAGTTTCTCTGAAAATCCACATGAGCGCTATCGCAAAAGTGAACATGTAAGAAAGTTGACCGAGCGATTGAGACAGAAGGAATATACTAATGACAACAGCAACAACTGCGGTTTTTTCAAAGTCCTTCGCTTTGTCTTCAGAATATTTAAATCTCAAGAAAATATCCGTTCCAACGATCATCAAGAGAACTATCGTCGTAGTAAAAAACAAGGACGTGTTCATTTCTTAACCGGTCAAATGTCGACCCAACGTTTCTTTTACATTAGGAAGAACCCTAATGGATACGGATTGACCAAAGCTCATAATGAAGACGCCGGTTTCGATGCATATGTTCACTTTCCGATAACTAGAACGTCGAGCGGATCCTGCGATCACGGTGTTCTGAGATGCGACGAATGCGTTCAAATTTTGAACGACGACAGCAATTGTTTTCTATATCCGGGTAACGTTTATAAAATACCTTTGAACGTATCTTTCGTAACGGACCAGACTACGTGCTACATCAGAGTTGCGGGAAAATCCGGGCTTACGTCGCGGGGAATACACGTTCAAGAAGGTGTCGTGGACCCGGGTTTTACCGGAGAAGTGTGCTGTTTAGTAACAACTTCTAGAAGAATTAAAGTAAATGAAGGTATGCCCATCTGTCAATTGATTTTCCAAACTTTCCCCGCCACGTTGAAGGTAGAAGATATAGAAAGCGAAGCCGATCCATGGCATGCTACGTCTAGAGGACCTAGAGGTTTTGGTTCCTCGTATCTAGTATAAAAATAACACTTTTTTCACATCCGAGATGTGAAAAACTCAAGAAATGGACTTCGAGAATACTATCCAAAAAGCCATCAATTTGAATGTCGTTCCGATATCGATAGACCAGGTTCCGGCGGACGTTCAATACGTTGATAAAGTTCTGGAAAGAGAAACCACAAGAATAAGCATCCCTCAACGGAAACTCTTTATAGCCTGTTTGACTTTATTAGAATACGCCGAAAATGGAGACACCCTTATCTACGCCGGATCCGCTCCTGGATACAATATAGAATATCTAGTAGAGCTTTTTCCCAAAGTTATCTTCCATTTGTACGATCCGAGAAAAACTAACGTTAAACGATCATTGCCAAACGTTACGATCTTCGAAAAGCTGTTCGAAATACAAGACATTCAGAGCTACACGGATAAAAGCGTTCTCTTCTTTTCGGACATCCGAACCTTAGAGCGCCAAGTAGTTACCGAGAAATGTATCCGAAACGACCTCGATCTTCAGAAAACGTGGGTTGAGAAATTAAAACCAAAAGCTTTCTCGTTGAAATTTCGTCTTCCTTTCTGCAATGCTCAAAATATGAAGACGACTAGTATCGATTATCTGGACGGTGTTGGATATCTCCAACCATTCACGATTAAAAACACGACGGAAATCAGACTAGTCTCGGATCGGATAAAATATAAGCAATGGTCCCTAGCCGAACATGAAAACAGAATGTTCTTTGTGAACAAGTTCATAAGAGAGTGGACGAGGATAGACGGCGAGTGTTACGAATGCGCACTCGAAATTAGACTTTTGAAAAAGTTCTTCAGCAACTACGGTCACACCAATGACATACTAAAAATAACCAGGACGAACGATCTGGAATCTTTTAGAAAATGGATAAACACTCGACGCTATCTGGCCATAGCCAATGAACAGGCGTTTAAGGTTAACGGTACTCTCCAAGACATTGTTATAGAAAAGGATGTGGACGAAAAGCAGAATTATCACAAGACTATAATCGGCAGGAGAATAGAAGGCTGTCTCGTCAAATTAGATTTGATAGAGTCTCTAGCGAAAACGTTGTACGAGAGATGTTATATAAAGAAGGAATATGACTGGTTTATAGCACTTCTAAGAAAACACGAACTCCTTTTCGTCAAAGCGCTGACCCATAGATCGACCGTCGTATCCGAGAAGGATTCTAACGAAAGACTAGAGTTTCTAGGAGACAGACTACTGAATACTGCTATAGCTTGTTATCTAGACGATACGTTCGACGAGTCTACGAACCACGAGGTCTTAAACAATGTCCGATCCATGCTATGCTCCGGCGAGATTTCGTCTACATTCTTTTCGAAACCTCTCGGTATCGAACCTCTCCTAATGATGGTGAGCGGAACGGAGGACGACAATGATAAAGCTTTAGAGGATGCTGTCGAAGCTCTTCTGGGGGCTATTTACAAGTGTTTCAGGTCCGAATTTTCTAGCGATGGAGTTGCGTGGAAAGTTGTGTATAATGTTGTCCGTTCGATATTGATAGACTTCAACATCGAAGATCACCGGAATAAGATCTTCGTACCCAAAACTGAACTAAAGGAGCTCTTCGACGAACAAGCCCGGAATAATCCAGCGTGGGATTTTCGAAAATGTTACAAACAACCGGAACGGTCGTCCGACGACCGTTATGTTAAGGTTAGACTAGATATTCCTGCCGGAACTATAAGCGTTAAAACCACCGTACTAACGTACGAAGAAATGGGTAAAGAAAAAAGAGTCGAAGCCCACGCGGCATTGGCTTTCTTGAAGTTTCTAAGAAACAGAGATTATTACGTTACACCGAAAGAGAAGAAACTGATATTCAACTAGATACTAGATGTAGTAGGCTTTCTATTCCATTGGAATAGAAATGATCACCTTATTAGCGATAACAGTATGTATAATATTATCCGTAGTTGGACTTATTATTATCTTAGACTACAGAGAAGAGTCATTCGAGTGCGTTCAATTGTACTCGGACGATTCGCTTTGGGAAAGCAAGGATATAGTAAAGTTTAACAACTGCTACGCTTACGCTTTCGTAGATATGGACCTAAACAGACTATCAAAACCGCAACCAGGTTTCAAATCTTCGATGAGACCAATACGTGCCGATAACTACACCTGCGAATCTTTCATAGGACGCGTCCTCGCCGATAATGAGGATGCTCTTTTTCTTGGTTACGACTCCGATATAGCTTTTAGAAATACGGACTGCGATAGACATTTGGTATTCTTAGCAGTTGATACGGTCAATAAAGACTACCATTTTTATAGACGGAATACGGACGGTTTCTGGACGCACAAACCTGGAAGCGGAGAAGTACTACACGTAGACTCTAAGAATAAGCTTATTCTTAATCCGTACGAATGTGCACGTGAATACGAACACTACAACTATTCCACCCCTTGCGGCTTCTTTTCAACGTCTTCGACTCCGAATTAACCTGGACCGAAAAGAATCGTCTGGATACGAAGAAGAAACTCTCCAACAATCCTCTTCCCGTCGGCTTCATTTATACGAAGTGCCGCCAAGATGTTATCGAGGGATAAGTCTTCTTCTTCTCCCGCGCGCGAAAGTTTGAGAAGCTCCCGTTTCTTTTCCGAACTCAAATTGGTGTATTGCAGACGTATATACTCTTTGAACTTGTCTAGATACGAATCGAATGAATTTTGACAAGTTCGTCTTTCGATGACTCTTTTGAAATTAAGATGGTCCACTAACGTTCCCTTCTTTCTTCTTATTTTCCCGTCCTTGGCTATAGTAAATCGCTTCAAGTTCTGTTCATTTTTGTCTCGCCCAAAAATAAAGCTAAATCCCGCACGATTCATTATAGCTGCTGTTTCGGAAAGACGACCAACGGTCGATAGGATGGGCAACACCTCGAAAATTTTCCGGTACTGGTCGTCCCTTTTCTCAACATCTCTCCATCCACGATCGTCCGGTGAAGCCGAATATTCTCGGATTCTGTAGTTCGTTTTGGTCGTGCTTTTCTTCTTAAACTCCTCGATTATTATAGAGTGATACCATTTTCCACCGTATTCACGTATACTCTTATCGTACTTCGACAACAACAACACCGCTAAGGATTTGTCCATATGTTCGGGGATATATCTCTCGACCAGGAACGCTCTCGAGAGAACGGAGATACAGTTTAGGGCTTCTTCGTCTCCGTTTATCGCAGCTTGAATTTGAGCTTTCTCCTTCTCCAACATGTACTTCTTTTCGAATGTTAATGGTTCCAATTTTGGAACGACTAGAATAGGTCTCGTTATATCGACGATAACCGTCAACATATTAGTCGGAAACTTGGCATACTGTCTTGAAACATAGACTATATTTTTGAAACACTTCAACGTATACTGTATTCCTTCCAGCGAAAACAGGGGCGTCCTCTCCTTCGTCAGCGTTAGCAACGTATATAAAAAATCCAGATAGTGTGTATTACCGCCGGCGGTTTGATAGAGTTTGGCTATAGTCGTCGATTTAGTGCGTTCGAAGAACTTAAGTATAGCGTCCTTAGATGACGTATCTCGGATAAAGAACAGCGAATGCATATTGGAAACAGCAACATCCGACGTTATACAAGCAAAATTGGCGGAACACGGTCTAAAATTACAGTTGTGGCTATTATCTTCGAACGTTCGAAGATGATACTCTCTGTTGAGATTACAATCAACGGAAATAGAGTCTATTAGCTGATGAATGTTTGCGTTTTGGATATTACGAGACTCCATCGTTGATAATCTATTCATAAAAGGCGATGGATTTCCGATAGCTCTAACGTAGTGTTGGAAAATTCTGACCACATTCTCTTCCGAAGAGGAGAAATTCGACGTGGATCTCAATACACGAGACTTGAACTGATTGAGAACGGCCGCCGACCATGGTAGGACTATATGGACTTGTCTCCCGTTTATTAAGTTATACCCATAAGCTATCAATTTGGATCCAATGATTATCTTGATATATTCGCCGTATCTATTTTCGGGGCTAGTAAAGATCTTGACTATAGTATTAATCGTGTTCTCGGAACTTATACCATATCTAGAATCGCTGGATATTACCGCGAATCGTTTCTGTTTACGTTGAAACATTGATAACTTTTTGATATGGGACTGGTCTATCTGCTGGTAATGGTTAATCGTCAGAATCTCGGCTAAGTAGGAATTGTTCATACCCGCTACGTTTTCGTTCAGAAAAACGATAGCTTCTTTCGAAACTCTATTGGGATCGCTGCTACTATGCTGAGGATATCTATCGTCGTATGTACCTATCTCTCTTAGAAAATTGTAGTATAGAATAGAGTGTTTTTTGAGAAAGTCCGGATCCGACATATTCGGCATGTTTCGATCGTCTACTCGTGCCGACATCCACGCATTATTATGGCCCTGGCTAAGCTGTGCATACTGTTGTTCGTTCGGAACAACATCGTCAACAAACACCTTCGTTCTATAGTGACTACTATTTGGTATTTCCTGGGCTCCAACTTTTTCGAAGAATTGAGCCGCCGACGTTCCCTTAACGATACGTTCGTGAGAGTCTATATAACCTCCAACTTCAACAACCGTCATGACGCTGTCTTGGAGCTTAAGTGTCGATATCTTATTCTTTAGTCGCGCGAGAATACAAGCTCGTACGTCCTCTTTCACAGAAGTGTTGCTAAAAACTATGCCATCGAGTTCCCTCTCCGTAAAGAGGACGTGTTCGGAGTGAAACCTGTTTAGAAACGTTTGTTTCTCTTCCGTATGTTCGAAAAACGGTTCGTCGACGATGAAATCCATAATCTCGAAGAATTTAGAGTAATGATTATGAATGGGTGTTCCGGACATCAACAATATCTTACATCCTCTAGATTTAAGATGTCTAATCCTAGTGCGGAGACTCATATACTGAGCGTGAGTATTGGTGAACGAGTCGCGGTGTTTGCAATGATGTACAATTTGAACTTCATCCATAATGAGAAGTTTAACATCTACGAGGTGTTCATCTTTCAAACCATTAAAAGAAAGGAATTCAACACGAGTAGCTAACACCTGGTTTATTCTCGTTCTTTCATCTTCATCTATATTTTTGAGATATGTCAAGCATTTTTCAAATTGGATCTTGAAGTATTTCAGAAAGTCCAGACTTTTTACTAATATTAAACATTTAGAGGTTTTGTCTCTTAGTATGACATTGAAGACCACGTAAAATGCCAAAAACGCCGTACATGTTTTTCCACTTCCCATGTTGTGGTTAATATAGAGAGAGTCGTATACCGATAGAAACTTTGCAACAAACGTTTGATATACTCTGAAACCGTTCTCTAGCGGAAACGATGTCCAATCGTCGATGGGGATCCTCTTCAGGAAATCGGTTGTTTTCATTTCTGTAACTTTCATAAAGTTTAAGTACTCAAAATGCTTCAGCTCAAATGGCAAATACTTGACCTGTTGGAAGAGGATTTATACTATATCCAATCGGACGAGATCGAATTATCTTCCGCGTGTGTCAAATGGATAGACGAAAACATCAACGAACTACGTGCTGCCTTTTCTGCATTCATCTCAACATTTGATGACCGATATAAGTCGGTACTACTATTCAATTTCAACAACTTTTGCTATGCTATGTTTAGGATAAAAGAATGTCGTAAGTAAATGGTTACCAACGACGTGCCTTTTCCATCGTTCGATATCAAGAGACTTCAGTTGGACGCGCTTGTAAACAAGAGAAAGTTAAAACCTAAATATCAAAACGACAGGACGGATCTCTCGGTCCAAAAAAATCTAGAACAGGAGCTGATTTCCATTATCTCTCCGCGTAAAACAGACGATATAGAAGAAGTAGAAGTAGAAGAAGAAGTAGACGCAGAAGAAGAGGAAGAGGAAGAAGAGGAAGAGGAAGTAGAAGTAGAAGAAGAAGTAGAAGAAGATGTGGAAGAAGAAGTAGAAGACGATGTGGAAGAAGAGAAAGAGAAAGAGGATGAAAAGGACATAATCGTAGAAAAAGCTACGCTCCCCAAACAACCTTCTCTGCCGTCTGAACAGACCAACTATTTTGACTATGTAAACGAACCAGAACCAGACGATGACGTAGATGAAAAAGAGGACATACTATGGTCGTTGAAGAAGCTTCAAAAATACCACCGCCTGAAAGATATGCCACACTATAACAAGTTTACACCCGTAGATGATCTCAAGAAACTACTAAAAGACGTGAAAAGGGAAACATTGCTAGACGAAAGTGTTTCGAGAACGAAACAGTACATGCACGTATTTTGGATAGCGACCGAATACGTATGTACAAATCATTTGAGTATAAATCTGACCGGCTTTGCTAATCACGAGATGCAGAATATCAAAGAGTACGAGAAAATCTTTGTGGAAATGAACGAGAAATCCTATTTGAACTGGGCCAAGTCTATACCGCCGGAACTGCAACTAGCTGTCCTCTTCTTCACAAACGTAGCTATTTACGCATTCGGTAGACGCGGTGTAGAACCTCATAGCGGGGGCATGAGAGGTCCTAGTAGACTGGATTTCTAGTTAGATAGAATCGCATACAACAAATGAATATCGATTTGGTGTACATAGTGTTCTTCTCTTCGAGTCAAATAATCAGCTCCGCTATCAAACTGTCCGAGAAATTGTACCTCGACAACGTACGATTTTCTCATACCGGATTGCTCGTTTATTCTAAGAATTTCGAAGATGACATCATACTAAACAACTGTATTTCAAAAGAGGGATGGTATGTTCTCGAATCAACGTTATCTGGAAGATTGAACGATGGCATAAGAAACACCTGTGGAAAGACTGTATTTGGTGTTCAGATCAGAGATTTCGATAGAATCAGTAAGCAGTACGAGACGATTGCCGTAAGGGATATAAAGTCTACGCTCGGCAATCGGAAGTGCATTAACGAGTTCATACGCTTTTACGGAGGTTATTCCTACGAAACGAATCCAATCAATCTCCTTACAGTCCATCATAACGCGATCGAATCCTTTCACTTTTTCGGAAAAAAGAACGTTTTCTGTTCCGAGCTCGTATTTCTATTCCTTCAGAGCTTGCATCCGTTCAAACGGAATCCCAAGAAAGTTTCGCCAAATTTCCTCCTATTGCCAAAATTCGATACGTTTCTAGGAAACCTGGTATATATAAAACTGGGCGATGAAAAATCCGCGTATACTTAGCGTGCTGATAGGCGAGAGACAGAACATTTGTTCGCTTATCAACAAATACAAACTCCGAGATATCTCTAAACTTTCCATAACAGCAACGGACGTCTACGTTGGGTTCGACGTTCTGGAGTTGGAAAAGTTTGAGCAGGACGCTAAAGACTTGAAGATACGAATCGTTAGAAACGGGTACTAGAATGCATACCTGAACACCGGACTTTTCGACACCAGTGGTGTCGCAATTTTTACTGAACATCGGACTTTTCGACACCACTGATGTCGAAAAACCATTTTAAATCCGCATTACCAGTATAAATAATAAGCAAAATGAGTGGACGTACGGCGATGATAGTGAGCATATCGATAGCTTTTATTTTGACGTTTATCGCAACCGGCTGGCTATACTTTGTCAGTAGAACGAGCGATGACAAAGTTGAGAACATCGAAACGTACGACGGAGTTGTATCCGGATCGAATGGCGTGACCGTACTAAGCGGCGGAGAATTTATTCATAGTCACACGGGCGGCGTCGAAACTCTATTAACATCATCCGATCGTCCGCCGATCGTCATGGGCGCGGACAGCTTCGATACTCCCGGGAAATGCACGGATGGAAATGTAGAAACGATGTGTACCGCTCGAGGTAGTATACCAATTATGATGTTCTATCTACCGGGATGGTCCCATATTACTAAGTGTATAATCATTAATAGAACGGACGGTCTATCCGCCGCGGAAATTACAAACGTCACACTGACGATAGAAGGTATCGACATAGCCCGTATCGACTCTTTCAGAAATAGGTATACTATCGAAATTAATAGAGATGGTCGAGATGTCGTTCTTTGGAAACCCAGCGGTGAATTTTCGGTCGCTGGAGTCGAGGTATGGGGTTATAGCGTTACACCCACTTTCCAGTAGGAGAGTGTTTTTTATTCGACGTCCGTGACGTCGAATAAACGGAACTAGATTAGATCATGGTTGAGAGCCACTCTTCTCCATATTCCGAGACGTGTATTATTGCGATAGCCGTTACGTGCCATCGCACTTCGTCGGTTAGTGTGTATCTATTCAGAGCCATACTGAGTAGTATCAACTCGGGCGTATTCTCGTCTATAGAAGTTAACACCCACTCGGTTATGTTCTGCTGTTCATTCGGAGACAATTCCCTGCAGGAGTATATACCCGAGTCAATATCGACGTGTGGAACCAACTCGTTGATATCCTCGTCGGGTATTCCGCAGTAATTGTAGAAACTTCGTAATATTTCTATTTGATCTCCGGTTATATCGGACATAATTTCGTTCGTCATTCGGAAAGTCCAGTTTTAGATATGGAAAGGGATATTTATTTAAATATTCGACACTAGTACAATGTCGAAAGAGGTGTTGTATCTTCCACACCGCTTATAGAAGGTTCTCATCAAAGATATCTGCGCGACCGTAACGTTTTCGACCGCCGTCGCGGAAAATCCACGATCACATTCTATATTCAACGTTCGAACTACCCGTTGACTTTTCGACACCAGTGGTGTCGAAAATGTAGTTGTATCAGTCCATGGTCTCCATCCACTCGGTTGTATAAACCGTAGGCGTCGTGATAGCAATCGTAGTTACATGTTGAATGACATAGTCGGGTGGCATGTAGTTGTTCAGCGCCATTGCGATTAAAAGAATCTCAGGTAGTCTACAAAACATTCTAGCGGATGCCACCGTAGACACTAGAGTATGTTCAACCGTGGTCAAACTTCTACACATGTAAGTCGGCACTTGTGGAAAAAACGGAAGTACGGGGGCTAGTTCGTCGATAGCCATCTCGTTTATTCCACACCGCTTATAGAAGGTTCTCATCAAAGATATCTGCGCGACCGTAAGGTTTTCGACCGTCGTCACGGAAAATCCACGATCACATTCTATATTCAACGTTCGAACTATTGGTATCGCCATAGTACTGCCTGTATTTCTATTACTAGTTACTAAAAACAACCCTTTTTTTTCGACACCACTGGTGTCGAAAAGTCAACGGGCGTATTTATTCTAGGATCTCACCATCTTCCGCTTCTTGTTCTCCTTCGGGGTCTCTCTCCGACTCTTCGGAATCGTTGGAATCGTCACGGGCGCGTCTGGACGGCCCGGTCTCGTCCTCCGACTCTTCGTCCTCCACCTCTTCGTCGTTCAAGACTTTATAAAGTCCTAGCTCGGAGTCGATCAATTTAATCCGTCCAGATTGCAGTAGTTTGTTCATAACATTGTTGTAACTGTCGTGGTCGGAAAAAAGAGGTCTTATTTCCGCGACGGAGATCTCCGAGAACCGGAGAAGATCAACAACTCTCGCCGGAAGAGAATCTTCGACGGTCGAGCAGAGACCGAGCAGACCTTTGAAATTCCTGAACTTATCGGAATGGTCTAGACGCAAAGGGGTAGGGTTGTTAGCCGTTTCCCCTCCGTTACAGAAGGTGATCGTAACGGATTTTCCGTCGATTTCTACATCGAGTTCTTGGATATCGATGAGGCGTCTGCTATTTGCCGAAGAAAGTAAGAGTGGCTTACCAGTGGATAGATTATAGGCCGATGCTTCCGTAAAAGTTTTGAGTGACATGATTCGTTTAATCTCGGCTATACAGTCGGCTCTCGTCTGAAAGTCGACCTTCCACTTGTCGAAGTCTGGAGCCGGCATGGGTTTCGAACAAGTCTGAACGGGCTTGGACCTCGCATCGAAGTGTAAATTTATGATCTCGTCGATGGCGTCTTCAACACTTTTATGCAACTTTTTGCGCAATTCGGCTATCCTTCTAGACGTCTCGGACGAAGCTGCCATCGTTTTATCAAACCTCCAGTTTTATATACGATGGATTTCTTCAAACTGTTTAAAACTTGGCTTTAAAAATTTTACGGTATTTTGAACTAATAAAATTGTTAAAAATTGTTCGGTTTAGAAATGGCCTCGTCTAAGTCACCAAACGCGAGCGACATGTCGATGACTCCAGACCAGCTTTGTGGAAGTATTAAAGAAGCATGGTGTAATCTAATATTCAGACGCGTCAAATCCCTCGACCCATCCAATAAGGAACACTTTGTAAAAATCGTCAATATATCGGCACCCGGTGTTTCGAGAGATATTACGCGGGAGGAATACGATAAATTATCCGACGAGGAACAACACGATCAATGTAGATTTATCTACACGCAGTTCAAAGGGAAAACCAGCGAGAAAAAGATATTGAATAAGCAAAGCGGATGTAGGCCGAACAAGTGTTGTAACGATGAAATTCAGGGCGAGATAGCGTTTAGCTCCGAAGATTATTGCGAATTAGATCTAACGAGCGATACTCCATCGTTTTTCTTCGACGTACGTAGAGAACGAAAATGTTCCATGTATCCACGACTTAAACGGCGGGTCTATAGACCCGTTAATGTCTCCGTACCCGAAGGGTCTTGCGAAAGCTGCGCGTCCGTCTTTTCCAATAAGAACGTGACGGCGTGCGCGGAATGTTCGGCCGACACCCAGAAAGGGGTTGAATTAGAGATAAACGCCCAGAAGCTGCTTAACTCGATAAAAGACAAACCTAGAAGAGAAGAGAATTCTCCCATCCTCGCGCAAGTTCGTGAAATGCGCCAAGAATCGAAGAGACTTCTGAAAAAGAAAACTAGAGTGTACATGAAACCCGATCCAACAGCAGCGTCTCTAATCTGCGGCGTTGTTAAACCTAACGATCCGTACGTTTTCAATTGGTGGTTCATCGCCAGCGAACAGTTACTACATCTTTACTATCTGGTAATGCATTCCGATTATAAGATCCATCCGAGTTTCATCACGGCGGGATTCAAATTTGATAGGGATGTTATGGGTGGGAACAACTATTTGACTACCAATACTTACGAAAAGGGTGGTCGTACGGATGGGATAGAAAAATTAAAGGAAAGATGGAGAGAGCAACGTGATCTACAAGCGGCAAAATATAAGTCGGCGGAGGCGGCGGTGGACGAAACAATCAGGAAGATTAAGCTTAACGACCAGGCTCCTGGTACCTCCGAATATCCTGGATTAAAATTGGCGCAGAGTGCGCTGGAATATCACACCGCCTCCGATCTTGCTAAGAAACAGATCGAAGAATACGAAGAGTCGAAAAAACGCCAAGCAGCTCAGGATTTAGAGACTCATCTGATATATAGAATCCTGGAATACGAAGAGGCCGCCATTTTGTATTGGCATCTTTACCCGGCTATAGCGTGTATCTGCTTCTTCCGTAAAAACCTGGGTCCTATCGGACCCGGAAAAACGCCGTGGAAAATTCCTCAATGGTTACGGAACGTTCGAGAATTCGAGTGAAGATAGAATTCGAGTGATCCTTTCGGTAAAATCTTTACCGAAATAAAGATAGGTCGGTCTGAAATGGCGGATACTAGACGCTACGACTACGAAAATGGGTTGACTGGTAAGTATAACCAAACGAAACCCATACTATATTCTTCGAACAGTCCGGATGCCATGGTTCCGAAAAGGGTCTTCGAAAGCGATGCGACATTTCCAATTTCGATAATAGCCAGAACGAAGAAGAGGCTCGAGGATGTTTTCCAAGATGTAAACGAATTTACGGCCGAATTTTCCCTGGCACCACCTCCTGGCTATTTTATAGAGATCGTGGCCACTCAATACCTATGTACGAAGGGTTACATGTTAGCTCATACACCTTTTATAAATCCTAAAGATGAGTCTTCCATAATAAAAGTACTATTATTCAAGTACAAAGATGTCGAAGATCTTCAACTTCCCTTTCCTATAGGATTGGTAGGGAAACTGTGTTGCGCGAATTATTCAAGAATTTCGAAAAGGGTTAGAGGTGTCGATGAAGGGGACGAAACAAGAATGGACTCAATCGAAGCTCCGAAACCCACCCAGCATAAAAGAGGGTTCTTCTATTAAAAATGGAAACATCCAGAGAACCAGCTTTGGTTAAAATAGACTCGACTTACTACTTATTCGTAGATAAACGTCCAGTAGCTTACCTCTGTTTAAAGAAGCTAAAATTAGTACACTTGAAACAGTCGCAAAAAGCGCACATTCTAGCCGTATCCAAAATAAAGAAGGATGGACAAGAAGATAAGTCTATTGAACTACTATTTGACCAAAGTTGCACTACCGGAGGAGCCTCAGTTGCAAGCGTATAACCGTTTTATCCAAATCAAATTACCAGAATTGTTGGTTGGTCAAGAGATCGTCCACGAAAACATTCGTCTCAAAATTGCTAGTGTAAAGACGGAGAAGGCATCTTCGGAACTGAGAAATAACGAGAATGATGATAACGTTCTTCACGAGGCTCTATCGAATAAGTACAACTATACTGCTAGGATTATGGCCACATTCGTATCAACATCTTTGGCATCTCCGCTAGAAGTTTGTATTGGTAGAATTCCCGTCATGGTTGGTTCGACATTATGCACTTGTAAGGATACCGTCTTCAAAGGTTTTTTCGTTATCAAAGGTCAGAGGAAAATAGTCGTATTCGAAGAACACGTAATCTATAATACTTTCTTCCTCATCACTAAGAAGAAGGAGTTCAAATTCGTTAAATATATAGAGTTCAAGTCGATCAACGACAAATTCAAAAGTTCGTTGATCGACATAGGAGTGAAAAAGAGTAGAACTGGACCTAAACTCCTGGTGTATTGTCCGGATCTTTTTATGAAAGAACTCGTACCTCTCGATAGTTTTCTCCGTCTTTTTCTAGAAGAAGAAGACATTAGGCGAGGTCTTTTCCATATCGTACGTCTAACACCGGCTAACTACAAAACGGCGGTCATTAATGTTATCGTAGCCAACTTCTTCATCTCGCACGACGACTACGACCAGGACAAGGACATCGATAAGTTTCTTATTCATTCCAAAACAATGACGACGAAAGAAAAGGGTCTTTTCGTGTTGTATATGACCAAACTATTACTATTTAACTATACGGGCGTTATATGTTCCGATGATCGAGATCATTGTGGTAAGAAATTGATATATGGAATCGATAGGTATCTCAGTACGGAGCTTAACAACATTTTCCAGAAGAAGTATAAATCGAAAGTCATTGCTATTCTTAGGAAAACGACCGATAGAGATGTAGACTTTCTAAAAAGATCGTTAGAAAAGATTCACGATATTGGAACATCGTTCAGAAATTGCTTAACGACCAATTCCTGGCATGGAAAACCTCAAACGAGTCAGTCGTGCTCGCAACAGTTCGACACTTTCAACATCATTCAATACTCCGAAAGTTTACGGAAAATAACAACCCCGGTCAAAAGTAGTTCGAATAAAATCGTCGGACCGAGAGATCTTCATTTGACGCAGAGCGACGTGCTCTGTCCTTTCAGCACGCCCGATGGAAAATCGATAGGCCTCAATAAACACTTATCTATAGGTGCCATCATCTCCGAACCGAGAGATATTCAAAACGAAGTCGAGTTGTTGACGGTCGACGAAGAAATATATGATAAAGAAGATGTCGATTTCATAGAGGGTGTCCCGATATTCGTTAACGGTAACTGGATAGCGACGTTGAAACGCGTCACTCCGAGTCTCATGGATCGTTTGATGTGTTTGAAAAGATCGCACTACGACATTAGCGTCTATCATTGTATTTGGACTAATAGTCTAAATGTTGTATCATTGGAAGGTAGACTCATGTACCCGATTATCAGAAACGCGAACACGTTTCTACGGGAGACGAATCTTTACGGAGAAGATCTTTATAACGCTTTAATAAGCGAGGGTCTCTTAATGTACTACGATAAAAACGAACTCGAGAGCGTAGTCTTGGATAGAGGTGATGTTCTCTCCAACGATGAGAACTTCGTAGGTGATCTTTTTTCCGCGTTTGCTCTCGGATTTTCGGCCGGGCTTATCCCGTACGTTAACCACAATCAGTCTCCACGGAATATATATCAATGTCAAATGTCAAAACAAGCGATAAGTTCTCCTCCTCTGTTTCGAAATTATCTTTGCTACCCTCAAATACCTTTAGTTTCGACGTATCTCCAGACGAAAAAGATCTATTACGAAAATCCTACTGGGTCGAATATTCTCTTGGCAATTCTTCCATACTTAGGTCAAAATCAAGAGGATTCGATCGTGTTCAATAGAGACTCTGTACATAGAGGACTGTTCGCATCGATAAGACGTACCACGTACACGCATCAACTAGACCCATCAGATTTTGTCGAAGATGACACTCTAGTTAAAATCAATACATACGTCGAGAAAAACGATCTGTTGTTTACTATAAAACGGTTCGGGAATTATTCCGAAAACGTATACTTTCAGAATGACACGAGAAGCAGAGTTGTAGATATTTCCACTATTAATCAGATCGGAGGTACTTTGATCGAAATGACGTTCGTCGAATTTTTGACGCCCGACATAGGAGATAAGTTCTCGAGTCGACACGGTCAAAAAGGGACCATCGGTGGTATCGTTCCGGCTATAGATCTGCCTTTCGATGATCAGGGTATCGTTCCAGATCTTTTGATTAATCCATTGTGTATACCTTCCAGAATGACCATAGGCCATCTATTAGAAATGGCATCCGGGATCGACATATCCATAAGCGGGAGGTACGAAGGTAGTCTCTGTTCAACGTGTCGTGAATATAAGACGACGTTGAACTCTAGATGTTTAAGGGACTGTTTCTTGAGCAATAATATCGAACACTATCTACATCATACACCGTTCTACAACAAACGTATACCGGAAAGGATTAAAAACTGGGAGTCTAAACAGTTGTACTGCGGAATAACTGGTAAACGAATGGAAGCGTTGACATTCGTTGGTATGATATATTATCAAAGACTAAAACATATTAGTAAAGACAAGGTATACGTAAGGACTACGGGCCCGACGCAGTCTATAACGCGCCAGCCAAAAGAGGGTAGAAGTTGCGAGGGTGGCCATAGGTTCGGTCTACAAGAAAGAGACTGTTTAGGTGCTCAAGGATGTTCGTACATGTTACAGGAAAGACACTTTTATAATAGCGACTATTCGACGGCGGCCGTATGCGAGTGCGGTTTACTCTTTCACGGAAAACTCGACGAGTTTTCCCGGTGTAAAGTGTGCCTATCCGAAAAAATTAATACAATCAAAATCCCCTACGGCAGCAAAGTTCTGGCACAGGAATTGATGCCATACAACATCTTTTTGAAGTTTAAAAGTTGATCATGGACTATTACTCGGAAATGGGAGGAAGGAGAAGAAACAGAACAGTCTTCAATAGTGTGATGTTGGAATTGTTGAAAAAGTTGAAGTGCGACCGAGCTGTTTTCGATAGAGTTTTCCTAGAGTGTATAGATAACGTTCCATATACCAGTAAGACGCCGGAAGTATCCGTAAAGATAGACGGTATCAAAGAGAAGATTTCCGTAAACGACAGCGATCTGGAACTGGAAACTGTTGGAGATGTTGTCGTTTTGAAAAAGATGAAGACTTTGGTGATCGATGTGGACACCAAAGACTGCGCGGGAAAGTTGGAGGATGATGGTAGTGTTACGAAATGTCTAACCGAGGAAGAGAAAACGTTTCTAACTAATCATAACATCGAATTTTATAAATGTGAGTAAGCGTTTTCGTGTTTCGACACCTGCGGTGTCGAATATGATACACGATCTTTATAGATCGTGAATTTTCCGAAATTCTTCGAAGTACTCGCATACGAGCTTTTCTTCTGCATCGTTCAATCTTCGAAAGATATTCTCTAGAATTTCCATAGCAAAGGTAGACTTATCCGTAACACCAAAACATGCTGCGAACTTCGTTTTCAACGTATTAACATCCATGTTCTCAACCGTAAAAAGACTCGTCAATCTGGAGAGTTTGTCGGACTGTAACGATTCGATTGTCTGGATACCAACGGAGAGAAGACCTCTTTCCTCGGCGCATAATTCGAGTCTGAGTAGATCTTGAATAAGTTCGACAACACGATTTCTAAGAAGTTGCAATTTCAGCTCCTCCACTTCAGTTCTGTCTTCCGATTTCAAAATCTTTAAAAGTATCTCACCGTTCTCCATGTTTAGAATAGCTATAGTCTATAATAAAGAGGAGTTGAAAATGTTGTGTCTCGACTACAAATGCGATCACGAATACCAAACGTGGAAGTCTATGGATGTTTGCAAACACTGCGGTCTGGCCAAGTCGCCGGTCAGACAAGACTATAACGATAAACGCTCGTACTCAACTTTTTCAACGATTCAAAAGATGGAACTTGGTTCGTATTTGAACGATCTTCTATCGTTCTTAAACACGCAATCTATAACGACGGATATTAATACCGACGTTTACACCATTAGAAACAATCGGGTATATCTCAAGAACGAGGATAATATAAGACGGACCATAATGTCTATGTACGATAGAGTTACGATCGGCTCATCCATGAGAAACGAGAATAAACGCGCCCTATTGGCCGTGTGTTACTTTCATACGCTGGATAGAGAAAGGGTATATATAACTCTCAGGGATGTATGTGAAAAGTTCGATATACGAAGAAAGAAGTACAGCGACGGCAGAAAATTCCTCCTCGATAACGACCCGACGTATATAGATTGCGATCGAGAAAAGAAGGTAAGCTCGTTCGTTGATACGCTCTTCATCAAATTCAATTTGTCGCCGAATAGACATTCGGAGATAGTCGAAAAGGCACGACTGTTAGACAATTATAGATGTCTGATAAATTACAACCCGTTCTCGATTTGCGCATGTCTAATATTCCACATCTTGAAGACCGATATTTCCTTGAAAAAGATAGAGTTCGTCAAAAGAATAGGTATCAGCGATACAACTTTCAAGAAAATCAAGAGTATTCTGTGCTCTATACTATAAAGGCGGCGTTAGAGCCTCCAGATAAAGAATAGACCGCGAACAATCCGGTACGATATCGTCCTTATCTACTATCTTGACAACGAACGAGTCTTCGTTAGTAAATGGAATTTCTATAGTTTCGTCGCACTGATAATGAACCCACCGATCCGGATAGACTTTCTTGTTATGAGCTAGGAACTCTATATTACGTTCTTCGCCGAGACTGTAGGTCGATCTGTCGTTATTGTTTAGGTTGTACACGCTTACTTTCAGAAAACTTTCGATGTTCGTTAAAACATCTGGATATAGTAGGAATAACGATATCAACCGTACGGACTTTACTTTTGGGGGACTCATAGCCCACGCGGATGTTTGCCCTCCAGTAATATAATAGTCGAGAGGACCGTTCGTTTCGGAAAGACGTCTATTGCTGTCAAAATAGAAGTGCATGTTTTTAATCTTCATTTCTTTTTAGCTTAAAAAGAATACAAGCTGCGCGAACATTTAGAGCGCCGGAAATCCGAACGAACCGTTTACAACTCTCCCTATATTATGGTTCTTAGCTATTAAAATGTGCTCGAATGTTTGTGGCATAGGTTTTTCCGTACCGCTCTGGTCTGGCCAGACCAGAGAACCTCCAGCACGATCGACAGGATTAGATAGGTTGGCCGCAGCAACCGCGGCTGGACTCGGTTGGTAAGTGATGGTAACGTTTGTTAATTTAGAGAAGTTCGTACTTCCACACGGATGAAGACTGCACGAGTCTAACGCATAACTCCACATATGATATCCTGTTTCGTCCGGAATGGCTACGGAAGAATCGTAGGGTGATACGAACGAAAAGTAATCGGAACCCATGGCCAATCGAAGAGTGTTTTCGTATAGTAATCTAACCTCTACCAACGGATCGAGACCGGCACCGAATGGCTCCGTCGTATAGTTAGAATGCTCCGCGCCCGAGTTCGTCGATACCATTTGAATCGAGGTATTCCTAGCGGCAAAATAGAGCGCGATAATCGAGTGCGATAGTCTTATGTCGAACGATTGAAGTTGATTGTCGGCTACGGATCTGAAAGGTTGTACTTGAACCTGTTGCGTTTGGTACATTAGAATGTCTCTCGGGGCCTGTCCCATTTTCATTCGTTCGTCGTTATGGACGACCGCGTATCTAGCGTACGTCTCCGGGTTTATAAAGTATGGTTTCTGGTTCGGATCTCCGACCACGTGAACATCGTTGACGGTAGCCGGTCTCGTTCCACCACCTCCGCTCGTACCGGGATAGACGATTAGCAGTTCGCTAGCTCGTCGGAACTCAAAATTGATCTTAGTCTCGTTGTACGGAAGAGCGGCTATAGGAAGAGCCCTACCGGAATCTACGCTAAACCATAACGGTAGAGGTATGCTAAGATATCCTCCAGTCCCCAAGGGTTCGTTAATACCTCTCGGAGTGGTCATAGCGCTGATATCGCCGATCATGTTTCTATAACCGGTTCTCTTCGAAGCGGGGACTTGAAACTGATAATGAAAATCAAACCATTGACTCGTAAATTCTTGGGCGGCTAGTTCGTTGTGGGTTAGATAGATTCTATTGAAAAGATTGTGTCCTAGTTTAGATGTCCACCGGACGGTTGCATCCGGGAAAATGTCGGTGTCGTTCGCCAACTGAACTTGAGGAATCTGAACGTGGAACCATACATTTAACACGTAGTCTCCCATTCTGTTGATAGTCGCGGAGACGTTTTTAGCACCAAAGTCCGGAGTATGAGATTGTCTAAGCGCTACGGGTACCACCGAGAACCAGTTGGATTTCTGAACGGTACCAACGAAATACGTAGTAGCGTGGGGACCTCCATAAAGAAAAGCTTCTAGCTCGGCGTACGTTGATAGATCGATAAAAGTAACTTGCGAACTTACTCCACCTGTCGTCATGTTTTTATTAAACGCTACTTTTTAAAAAGATAAAAAACCATCGGGCGTGAAAGAAAATGTCGTGTATATTACAATCGTTTCTATATCTTGGAGATGTAGAGGACGCGACAAACGAATCCTTTCTGAAAACGAACAATATTAAACATATATTGAACTGCACCCTAGATATTCCCTTCTCTAATATATCGTCAATCGTGACAACGCAAAGGATTCCAGTACAGGATTCTTCTCAGGAAAATATCTACAAATATTTTGAACAGGCTATAGATTATATACTAATGGCCAAAGGAAGAAACGAAGCCGTTTTAGTTCATTGTCGAGCGGGTATTTCTAGGTCCGTCACGATAGTCGTAGCGTATTTGATGAAGGAGAAGGGGTGGGACTTTACTACGGCATTAAAATATGTAAAATCTAAAAGAAGTCTAGCGGATCCTAATATAGGGTTCTGTTTACAGTTGGTCAGGTTCTGTCACGAACTACGCGGTACTCAATGATGATGAAGAGAAGATTCTATTCCAATGGAATAGAACAATACACGACACGACTACAGCACAAATACTACGGGATTAGTATGGGTTAGTATCATGGATAAATGCTACGGGATTAGTATGGGTTAGTATCATGGATAAAACTGGATAAGATAGAAAGTCACATAATACAGGCTGGACAGCAGCAGTTAGTAGAGCCACAACCGTTAATGCAGTCGTCGTAGCAACACGACACACAGTTCGAAGAACAGGATTGAATGGTCATATCGCGTGTCATACTAACGTATCTACGCCAACGTCCGGCATCGCGATACATAGCCATTACCGCCTTCGTCGGCAATTCTTCGGCGGTCAGACACGTCTGATTGCTGAGCGGCTGACTTTTGGCAAGCCCAGCCGAAAGAAAACCGACCACGACCACGACCAACAGAATGCTGACCTGCATGTTTCTTCGCACGATTCTCTACACGATACGATGTACGTTATTGGTTTCTAAAAGTAGTTTTAGTTTTTTGTTAAGTATTCGTACGTATTCACGCCGTAGTCGTATGGATACAGAGTCTTTCTTTTCCCGTACAGTATAACCGTTACCGCTCGTCTAAATTCTAGCTCGTCGGCTAGTATTTTTTTGGTACCTTCTTTCATCAAGGGTGTTTGGAACATTTTTCTTAAAGTCCTGATTTTTTAGAAATGAGCAGAGGACGAATAAAAGACTTTCTAGAGGATTTGTCTCTCGTTCATCCTTCCAGTCAGGATGTAATGAAGAGTCTAATGCTACTCAAGGACCTTTCGGAGTCGGAAATACAGAAGCTCGTCGAGAATTTGGATAGCGACACCGAAGACTTTTTGGGATTGAACCTAAAAGAAACACTCAAAATTTTGAAGGGAAGAGATAAACGGTCGTTTCTACATCATATACAAGTCATCAAAATGAATAAACCGGATATTGTGACTCCCGCCGCGGAAATTCTCAAATGTATTTCCGTGGATAATCTTAAGATGATTTCTGATATGGTTGGTAATCAGTTCAACAATCGTTCTGACGACGATAGACCGTTGGATATTATTCGGAGACTAGTACAAAGTGAAGATTTCGAAATTCTAACCGAGAAACTCGAACGAAGTTATAAAGACTCCAACGAAATATCCTAAAGCGTTGTAGAAGAGGTCGTCGACCCTACCCGACCACCAAGACCTATATTGAACGCCTTCCGCAACCACTACGTTATTACTCGCTATAGTGCCCATAAATTCTTCGAACACTTCCCACAACACGCCTCCTACCATAAAGAATACGGCACAGCCGGGATGTGGAAACATCAAGCCCAATATAAAATAGACTACAAAATGGCTAATAGGCCAGAAAGATAGCAGTGTTTCTTTATCGAGTCTCACTATACCTTGATTGAGAAAGTCTTGTCCAGGATCGTCTCGGAGAATGATCTTCTTGTAGAGTACTATCGCTAAACAGGCTACTATTAGTGCAACCCCGTAGACTAGGTGACATTTCTTCATTTTCTAAAAATGAAGATTATACTAGCTCTTACCTTCCTCGTGATAGGTGCCGCGTATTTCGTACTTATCGAAACGCCTATAGTAGACGAGTGCGTCTACAAACTCCACTATACCAATAAGATGAATAGCTCCCTCATGTTAGTACATTTGAAGTCCATAGTAGCTGGTGTTTTACTAATAGCCGCTAGTATTCTGTATCCGTGCTCGACGACGGCGAGTATAGCCATAGGAAGCGCTATTATCGGTCTACATGTTGCGCAGTATTTCAGAGAGGTAAAATTGTTAACAGATTTAAAATGAATAACTGGCCGAATACACGTGGTGGTTTAGGTAATAGCGGTATCGATCATGATGAGACCTTCTCGGCCGTTAGAACGAACGAGTTGTACTTGGACGAAGTACGTTTTCCAGAATTCGGTCCGGGCGACGTTAACGAACTTCTCGTGAAACGTTCCAACGATTTGGTCTGGCAACCGGTCTTTTCGATCAACCAAATTAGTATGGGTCAATTATCGGCCGCTGGACAGACGACGAATATGGGAACGGGTGATCATATCAAATTTGATACGATTCTATATAGCAATCTGCCGGAAGTTGCCTTAGATACTAGTAGTACTTATTCTAAGGTCGATGGAGAAGACTCCGTTGGTAGGATTCTTCTACCTCCCGGTAAGTGGCTATTGGAAACGACTATCTCTAGTTGGTATCTTAGTGGAAACGTGACGATCGGTTGGTACGACGCCGACACGTCGACCGCTCTTGGGATAGACTCCATAATAGGTTCCGTTAATTCGTACTTTGGTGCTGCCGTGTTCGTCGCCGTGGCGGAGTTCTCAGTTCCTACTAAAGTCGAAGTCAGATTCGCAGCGGGCAGCGTATTGGCCGTGAGGGCTGGAATGTATACGATTAGAAGAATCGAGTAGTATAAAAAAAAACTCTGCTCCCCGGGGAGTAGATATATATCCGCGGCGCTATGAAAATCAAACTACTTACGGTGCGGAAATGTTACGAGAACGGTCGGCCTATTTTTAGACTTTCCGGGTATACTACCGAAAAGCGCAAAGTCTCCGTAAAAGTGAAGGGTTATACCAATGAAGTCTATTTCCAAGTTAATGAAGAGAATTTCACGGACCACGATTACGAAACGTTTTTGGCGTTTTTACACGCTAATAGGATAGTAACGGAAGAACCGGACGAACGTCTCGTTATCAAAAAGTCGCTATACGGTTTGGTGGACTGTTACTGTTTTAGAGTGCTCGTCGTGTCAGGACGTTTATACGAATTATCGAAAAACAAACTTGGAGAAGAGCCATTCTTTTATATCATGCTTCACGACGATTTTTCGGACGAGCTAAAGTTTCTAACGGAAAGAAGGATATCCTTATTTAGTTGGATAGACATCTCCGGTTTAGAGATCGATCCGGGTAATATAGAGTGCGACGTAAGAGCTATAACACCAACTGAAGATCAGAGCGTTCAAATAAATCAGAGCGTTCTATATTTCGACATAGAGTGCGAGGATTTGAAAGAGGATGACAGCGAGATTTTCCAAATCTCTATTGTCTGCGTCCGCGACGGAGCGATGACTATATATCTTATATCTAGATACGACGTAGACTTTTTCGAAGTGGACGGCGTCCCGGTTATTGTAGAGAAAGTTGGTAGCGAAAAAGCTTTGATAATGAAGTTCATTCTGACGATTAACAACGAAGATCCCGATATTATAAGTGGATACAATATCTTGGAATTCGATTGGAAACGTATTCTACGTACTGGTGAGAAATATCGGATGAGTGAGTACTTCAAATTGTTGGCGAAGGACAAGTCCAGCTACAGAGTTGTCAATCTTAGTTGGGAAAGTAACGCCTTCGCTAAGACGGACTACTGTTATCCTTCCGTAGACGTACGATCTCAACTCGACATTATTCAATACGTCAAAAAGAACTACAGGTTGGCTTCGTACAGTTTAAACGCCGTTGCCAAAACTTTTCTGAGTAATGAGGAGAAGTTAGACGTCGACTTCAGAACGATAAGGATCGTTTCTAAACTATCCAGACACATAGACGATCCCGATGACGAGACGTTTTCGAAATGGGTAACAACCGCGAGATCGTACAAATTTCTACCGCTTCTTAAGAATCTATCTTTAGATTCCAAAGAAGATCTGAGAACGGAATTGAAGGATAAATTGACGTATATCGGAAAGTATTGCGTGATCGATAGTATACTATGCTATCACTTGATGGAAAAGCTCAAGATTACAAAAGCTTGCGAAGAGCTGGCTAGACTGACGTACGTGTCTTTGGAAGACGTAGTATCGAGAGGCGTCCAGTTGAGAGTTCTTAATCTTCTGTACAACTTTTGCAGAGACGAATCTATTGTTCTTAATAAGCCGCAAGGTCTTTACGATTCTCTGAACGATGTAGAGAGTTACTCGGGCGCTCTTGTTTTAGATCCGGTAGTAGGTCATCACACGGGTGTAGTGACATTAGACTTCGCATCTCTATATCCAAACATTATACAGAAATACAACTTGTGTTATACGACTCTGATAGATCATATAGACATAACTTCGAATGAGATAAAAGTCGAAAACGGTATAGTCGACACCGGAGACGAACAATTCGTATTCTCGAATGTAGAGGGTATATTACCACGTTTATGTTCACATCTAATGGCTAGTCGTAAAGAGATAAAACTACAGATGAAGCGAGAAGTAGACGTTTCCATTCTCCAGACGTTAGATGCTAGACAGTTAGCATTGAAAGTGACCGCCAATTCTATATACGGCGCTTTAGGTAGTACTAAAGGAAAACGTAAATGCCTACCCATAGCAAAATGTATCACGGCTATAGGCAGGTCCCTATTGAAGACCGTTATGACTTTGATAACGGGAAATGGTTTGACCGTCATTTACGGTGACACCGATAGTAACATCGTTAAACTTCCGATATCTATATCGAAACCATATATATTCTACGATACCAAAAAGTTTAGAACTCACGTAGAAGATCGTATCGGTTCAGCGTCGATCACCGGCGAACTTTTAAATACTCTGACCCAGGAGTACGCCGTAGATGAATTCTTCGTCGACGAAGAAGGGATCGACTATTCAAAAACGTTGGAGAGGAAAGTCGAGACCGTTGGCAAAAATCTTGCCGCCGAAGTTACGTCTCGGATAAACAAGCTTCTGTCTATAGAAGGTAACGGATTCGAACTCGAATACGAGAATTGCTTCGAACACTATCTATTGTTGGGAAGGAAACACTATGTTGGAAGATCGTACTCGGGTATATACGTGAAAAAAGGTGTAATGAGTGTTAAGAGAAACTACGCAAACATCGAGAAATTCATCTACGATAAAGTGTTGGCCCTGACCTTTAACAACGCGGAGGATAAAGAAGGCGACCTCGTACGGACTATTCTCGACGTTTTCGCGAGAAATTCTCCGTATTCAGTATATAATCCGGAACAGTACGTAATAAGCGGTCAATTTAAAACCCTAGGATCGTACGCTTTGAGAAGGGATGTTGGACTATATATAGATGAACGAGGAAACAGATTCGAGTGCGACGAAAAATACGACTCGCGGTTTTACTTCGAACGTAAACCTCCAGTCCATGCAAACGTTGCGAAGAAAATGGCCGAAAGAGGAGAAGACTTCGAAGAGTATTCTCGTCAAGAATACGTCTTCATCAGGAAACCTTCTAGAACGAAAGGTGAAAAAGCCATAGACTTTGAGTATTTTCAACGAAACCGCCACGCTTTCAAAATAGATATATTAGAATATCTAAGACGGTTGATCAATCCTATTAATAAGGTACTAGAGTTCACGGATATCAATTTCAACGAATTTTCGACGTTTCTAATAAAGTATCACAAGCGTATAGGAGTCGATTTGCCAAAGCTCGGAGATCTAGTGGAGATCTCGACGGAGGTAGGCGGAACTATGATCCGTTGGAATCGTTCGAGAGTCGAGGCGTTTTTCAGAGCCGCCAACTTATTGGACATAGGTTTACTATCGGATGTGAATAGTCTAAGAAAACGTATCAAGGATAAATTGGAAGAGAAAGCATCCGTAAGTATAGCGATAAAAACATATCATCAGTTAGAGAATATGGCTCATCAAAAGGTACTTCCCGTTATTCGTGAGAATAAACTAGAGAATCAGCTCTGGACGTACGAATCTTGTTGGAAACGAAATTACCAGACTTACGAGTCCGCTTGCCAAACGTTCAATAGTAGTATCGTTCTTAGGAAGCTAAAGAAGTATAGATGTAAAACGGTCACACCCTTCGAACGAATAACCGATGTTTTCTTTCAGAAGAGACTAGTACTCGAGGAAATGGTCAAAATTTCGACGACCAAACTGTGGACGCCCGAAAAGTTGGTAAACAGTCGACGCGTCTAAGTCTTCTTGCGTTTTTGGTACCAATGGTACCAAAACAAATTGGCTATCACCGCGAGTTTTCTAAAATACTGAACTCCGATCCAGACCAATCGCCGGCTATATCGCGCAAATAGTTACTAGTAACGTCTTTGGTATAGTACGACGAGATCGGAACGGATCTCAGACCGTAGTCCCATTCTGCTTCCGAGATCGAGTCGATAGGGACGAAATCGGAAAGAATGTCCGTTATAAACTTGACTCTGTCCGCATCGCCTCTGGCTATACTAATATTACGAGCGTATAGCCTGGCCGAAGGTGGTAAGATGACGGCGACGACCATAACATCCACATTTAAATTTGGCGGAGAGACCAGTTTATAAACTTTGAACAGAGCGCTGCGTAACTGCTGCGGCGATACTCCCTGGTTATAGTAGCAATCTTTTCTAGTAGGCCACTCCATTTTTCAACTATTTCAAAAAGTCGACGAAATTAAGTTTAGAATATTCGTAAGTGACTCTTTCCAACTCTCTGACGTCTTCCTCTAGAGTGGTTGTTTCGTCGAACGTTTGGAGTTCTTCTTCTATTCTTTCTTCTTTTAGAGAGACAGCTATACCTAGCTCTTTCGACCGGGAGAGATATAGTTTCCACCAATTTTTCCTGAAGTCGTCGGGTATTTTCTGAATAATATTCGCCAGCAATCGTTTACGTTCCTCTAATAGAGTTCTTTTTCTATTCAAGAATATTATTTGACAATCGGTCTCGTATAGACACATTATTTTCCTAAGATTTTCATCCAAATCCATTTTATCTGGTTTTGGAGGAGAGGCGATGCGATTCTCTTCGTCTCTGTCACGACGTTCCTGATCGACGAGAATATCGTCGATTAGAGTTTTGTTATCCTTACAGAATTGTACGGCGTCATCAACGACGGGTAACCATTTGCCGAGTTCGCATATTACTAACTTTGTTCTAGAGTCGTATTTGAGAATATCCTTCGACATATGCAATAATTCATCCTTAGTACCGAACCCCCTTATCTTTATTAACGAGAGATTCTCGCTAACCATAAATGATACTAGACAAAACTTAGAATAATCTGGAGGGTCGTTAAATCTTCTTATCACCTCCGGGAAGACTGATATTTTTGAAATAGCGGCGGCCGCGAGTTCCTCGTTAGTAAGTTCTCTCGCGTCCGGTTGTAGTTGACTCTCGATCTTACGTCTAAAGTCTTCAAAACTGTTGGTTATTGCAGCCTTCATCTTTATAAGGTCTGGATATTTAACTCGAGTACAACGTTTAGACCATGTGTTAGGGGGAGTTCGTAAAACGAGGCCAATCCAGTTCGTTTGTAAGCTTTTCCAAGGCTTTTAAAAGTGTCGTTCGTAGACGACACTACTACAACTTTCAATACTTCTCGTCTAAGACAGATGTCTATGGCCATAACCGTATCGTAGGTTTCGAAAAGTTGAAAAACAGGCTCGAGATTATTCGTCACGCACAGTCTTACGTTTACATCGTCGATTATTCTGAACGTGCTGTTCCTCTTAACTTTCTCTACGTCCCTCCTTTTCAAATCCAGCATATTCTTACCTTTCACTACCATGGCGCTATAATGGTCTTCCAAAAGTTTAAGTATAAAGTATTCCCCGGTGGAGTCCATATACTGTTCCAAATATTCGACGATACGTCTATCGTTAACGTTTGGAACCTTTATCGAATTTAACATGCTCTGAGCAACTTCTTCATCTAGAGTGTCCAATTGCAGTTTGGCCTTCGACCAGAGTATATACCAGTTCATATAAGTTACTCCCTCTCTAGTTCCTTCTTCATCCGTCATAAGTGCAACGCTGATCTCTCTACCATCATTCGGCAAAAGAGTCTTCAGTCTATTTTCATCTACTCTGCTGGAAAATAGTACGAAGAAACTGTCATCGTAGTTGATGATTTGTTGTTCAAGTTCGAAAAAGTCCAAAAACGAGATAGACTCGAAGCTCTTAAAAATATTCAACGTCGATACGATCAACTTGTTGGGGACCGTACGTTCGTACAAGATAACGGCCATTTCTATACGCGCCATGCTTAAGTTACGACCTTGTAGAAAAATGCGGTTGAAAGAGTTCAATTTGCGAGAAATAGAACCATCGAGTAGCTGGATTATTTTGGGCCCGCCGGGGTCCGGTAAAACGAGTTTCATTGAGAATCTACTATATGCGAATAGACACGTATATCCTGTAGGCAGAGTCGTATGTTCGGTGCCAGGTCCTCATAAACGATGGTCCTCTATATTTCCACCCCTTTTCGTCCACTCCGAGTTTGTTCTGGAAGAAGAAGAATCGTTTCTACAGCGACAACAGCGGTTGGCTACCAAAGATGGTATAGGAAAATTCGCCGCGAATGTATACGACGATCCGGACATACCTAAACACGTATATTCCAATATGTTCTTCCAAAAACTAGTCAAGAGAGGAAGTAGACACCTATGTTGTCTTACAGTTTTGGCGGACCAATACGCTCTCGAATTTCCTCCGGAGTTAAGGTCGGCCGCCAGCTACGTCGTAATAATGAAATATACGTCCAACGTCGACCTCAAGAAACTATATAACAACTACGGATGTAGCTCTTATTTCAGCGAGCAGGAATTTAGAGCGGCGATATCGGAATATACGGGCCCGGGTAAGTGTATAATAGTCAAGCAGCGTGCAAACAGTTCGAACATAGAGGAGTGCGTGTTCAAATGTAGTATCGACCCTCCTCCAAATTCGTGGAAATTTGGATGTAAGGAGATGTGGAAATATAATAACCAAAGACTCGACGGAAGTAAACAATACTCTTTGGATTAGTTGTTCAGAATGTACCTGTCCTTTATTTGAGCATCGGTGTAACATTTGAGTTTCAAAACATCGCAGATACTTTTATAGAACGCTAAAGACCATGCGAATGCATCGTTTGCCGCTAGAAGATTGTGTTTCAAAAGTATAGGCCTGAAAATACGGCGCATGTCGGGGGTTAGGAGCTTATAGTAAGACACTACAAATGTTTTAAAGAATAAAATCTCGCATCCATCCGAAAAATTTGTATAAGAGGCGAAAGTGAACATAAGGTGAAGAAATTCCTCGATAAATTGAGCTCTCTTATCTGGCAGTTCCTTCAAAACTGTTCGGTATTTCGATTCCATTTCTCCGATATCGGTGTCGATACCTTTGAAAACGTTTACCATTTCGTGAAGACTCCAAGTCCATTCAAAACCAGTAAGACCGCAGTTGCCGGACTCGATATTTCTAGCGAAGTGGGTCCTACACTTTTTGCACGGTATAAGTTTCGATACAGACCATAGCAGATAACTTAAGTCTCGAATATCGGCATCCACGGACAGAACGTGCATTTGGTTCCATATTTTAGGGCCGTAGATCTTTACAGTGTTCGTATTGTTGAGATCCATTTTTAGCGATGGGAATTTTCGGTTCTTATACGATACTAGCGGGTAAGGGAAAACGTATACCAATATCTTCGCTAAGCGGGACTAGAATAGCTATCGACATCATGGTATATGCTATTAAGAACTACAGATCCAGCAGCGGCACGCTCGAATGGATCCAGAAAATGACCGCGTTTTTATCGGTTTTCAAACGGCATAATATAGAAGCCATTGTTATTTTCGACGGCGACGATAAACCTAAGAAGATAAGGCGAGGTTGTAGAAAAGCCAATCGCTTCGATTCATCCGACTGCGAACTACTGTCCAATAATAGACTGGATTTGTTGGAGGTTAAGTATCCAAACATGTCCATCACCGATCTTTATAACGGTATACTCCAGAAGACACGATCGGATACGCATAGATTTCCAACGTCCGAAGAGTTTTCGGAACTCATCGGTACTCTAAAAGGTTTTGGTTATAGAGTATTGAGAGCGTCCGGAGCCGCGGAGAACGCGTGTTGTGGTCTAGTGTATTTCGGGGAAGCCGACTACGTCCTAAGCGAAGACTCCGATGTTATACTCTGCGGAGCTCCTAAATTCCTGATGAAGTTCGACGGAGAAAGATGTCGTATGTTTTCTTTGGTAGACGTGGCAGCGGCTATGGGGTTAGATCCGGAGAAACTGAGAGCGTTTGGATTTATCTTAGGCACGGACTTCAACTTTACACCCATAGCGGACACTAAAGCGGCGCTAAAAAGACTTCGGACGGAAGGTGTTGCGTACGCGATAGAACAATTAGGTTCAAAAAGATATAGAAAATTACTGAACATTTTTACACCATCGTACACGTATGAAGTCTGCTAGATTATAATACAGCAGAACGTCTTTCTTACCAATGGTAAGAAATGAGTATCACACAATTTGTAGACTTCGAGACCAACTCCGTAGTCATGTTGAGAGAACGTTTAACGGATGATAGGTTTATACACGCTATACCCCTTCACAAACTATGGCCGTTAGACTTGATAGACGCGCAGTTTCTCAAAATGTCCATAGACGACGACGATATATCTAAAATAAACCGACCAACGGACGAAGAGATATCTAAATTTCTAGACTCGCACGCTGGCGATTGGTACTTTCCCTTTACCAAGAACGATACTATTAATCTAGATGTCGAGGTTACGTCAGAATTGTACGTCTTCGAAAAACTCTTGCGGTACTGTGAAATGTTGATCTCGTCATTCAAAGTGATCAACCTATACAAACAGAAAGCTTGTCCATATATACTGGTGGGGTATCTTATTCTAGATGATAAGGGAAATTTGATGTTTTCGTTCGAAGTCAATGCGAAGAATTTTCGAAGAATTCTCGAAAAGATATCGGTCATGATAGGAAGATATTCGATTCTCGATCTTTTGATAAAGCGTAACGGCAAGCTCGTTCTACCCTGCGAGGATGAAGACTCTATGAAACTTATCGAAGATCTCTATAGGACCAGCAAGGGTAGCGATGTTTACCAAACTCTACTACCTTCGTTAGAGAGTATGGCCGAAAATACATCCTACGCTCCTCAGCCCGAAAATATAGAGGTTGTAACGGATCCAAACAACGGTTCTGGAGTAAGGGTTCTAAGAAGAGAAGACGGTAAAGGTGTTATACTAACGCCGGAAAATAAGTTGATCGATGTAGCTAACGGTGGACATTCCTCCGATTCGGAGGAAATTTCGCCCCGGGAAATCTCAAACATTCTCAAAGTTTTGAATATAAGTGATAACGGTGTCCAAAGATTTCCGGGATCTTCGGAGTCTATAACGAGTATCGTACACGTCTCTAGAAATACGTTTGTTTTTAGGGCCTCGACGAGTGGCCATGTGTTTTTCAATGATGAGAAAGACCTCAAGAAGTTAAATTTAGTGCTCGCCGTTAGTAAAATCAGGGCCGCAGTTCATAGGCTGTACACGATCGTCTATATTCTGACGAACTCCAGAACCCTAATGTTTTGGACCGATAAGGGAACTAAATGTAAACGGATGTGGAAACCAAAAGAGTGGAAAATTCGGGCGGAAAGAGTACAGGATTTCGACTTGTCAAACAACGTTCTTTTTTACATCACTTCCAGTACACTAATTCTAGTCGACTGGTACGAGGGGACACAGAGGTCTTTTGATGTAAAGTTTACTAGAATATGGATAGGAACTCCCAACATACTATACTGTCAAGATTTAAACGGTTCCCTAATGTCGTTCGATACAGGCACGGGGACTATGACGCGTAAGACCGATAAACTGTTCGACGAAATCTACGGCGATTATGGACTGTCCAAAGAGAAGAAACTGATAAGGTTGTCCAGTCTAGAAGAACTCGATTCTCAAGTGGTGGGTATTTCCGATAGGATTTATTGGAAGGACGAGAGATCAACTTATTATGATTTGGAGACCCAGAGAGTTACTGTCCCGAACAATCCGATGATTATCATTAGCGCGTCCGGAGAGTATATATTATTCGAATAGACTCGAGTTTCTTCCATTCCAACGGAATGGAAACACTGCAACCTACTATACATCCTCCGTCGAAGATTCTAGACGTTTCAGCATATCTTTGACACGCTTCGAGTTTGGTCGGTTCAAGAATACGACGAAAAAGTCAGTCGCCTTTACGAGACGCGTCTCGTAGTATTTTCTCGCCATCGAGTATAGCGGAAATCTAGGAAATTCATCCATAAAGAACCTAAATCTTCGGTACTCCAGTGGATGGTAAGTTCTGAACAGTTCAAAGTGTCTTGCGATCGTCCCCTCCGGTCCAATTTTGAGTAGATGAATAAGTCTAACGTAGTATCGTTGACTAAGGCGACCGTTGTATGTCTTTGTAACGTCCGCAACAATCTCCGGAAACATGGAATACTGGAAAGCGACTCTGCACAAAAGTATTAGTAGGTTTAGCTCGGTGGTACCGGATGTTATAGTAAGGACGCGTACGATATCATTCAGATACTCGCGTCTACTGACTACTAACATCGAATCGTAGCCGTAGAGGAGACACATTTCGGAATTGAAGAAAAAGTCTTCGGTTTTCGTAGAAGTCTTCTTCATGTTTATCCAGTATTTGAAGACTTGCGGTTCTATCCTGAACAGATTTCCGAGAAAACAACAGATAGGCTCGCCTATAACCGGCACGGCCCAGTCCGGATAGAACCGATTCTCGGAAATTCTCACGCATGACAAATCGCTGGACAGCATTTCTAACGGGTTTCCTGCTGGAGCGAAATAAATTTCGTTTTATTTCCACTCCAGTGGAGTGGAAATAGATGACCTTTTTAGTCGCAGTAGCTGTAGAAGTTCGGTTTTTTGAACTTCAAATACTCCCTTTCGACGAGACTATCTATGAGGTTCACTACCGTCTTTTCTTCTGGTTGGAAACGATGCTGTACATATTCCTTCACCTTCGTAATCAGAACGTCTCGACGAAGTCTTCCCTTCTGCATTTTGACGATGCGCACAATAGCAGCTTCGAGTTCGTATTTTCTATCCTGCTCTACGCAGTAGCTGACCGAAGGTTTTGGTTCTTCGGGGTGGATAGCCGCCGGCGGAACGCCGACTACTGGTTCCTCGCTCACGAAGTCGTCGTTGACCGAAAAGGTTTGGCGCGGATCCGATAACGATAGGTTCTCGTCACCTCTGGACAGTATCTTCTCTAGACTGACGAGAACACTTTCCAGATTGGAAGTTGTAAAATTCGTCTCCGTCAACATCTCTTCGAAAGAGTATGTTTCTCGGTTGTTGAAAAGCAGAAGAATTATCATCTGATAAGTCGTCGTTGAGAATTCGTACTGTCTGTGGTCTTTGGAATAGAAGTTGCCAACAATGATGGCGCGCCCCCATTGCGGTTCCAACGTCAACGTGCGCGGTTCGTAGTGTTTTGCGCCGTAGTACACGGAAAACACATTGAAAACATCCACTAAAGGAGATGGAAGTACGCAGTCTGGTAGAGGGATCGGCGACGGCCAGATGCCATGCCTTATAATTTGTACTTTCAAATCGATTCCGAATCGCGCGTCCTTCTCGATACTTTTGTACTGCTGGTTGTTCAACAGATCGGATTTCTCCACATCGGAGAACATTTCTTTTACTTTCGCCGAAGTGGAGAACGAGTTTGAATCGAAGTTGTTGCACAGTCTCATTTCGCGCTCGGCTATTCCAGCCTCGGAAGTCAAGAGACGCGAAGCGAGGTCTCTCCAGTAGCGGTCGTGGAAGACGTCTTTAGAGTCGAGCAGGTTGTACGCGTAGCGCACATCCTCGTCAATTTCGCCACCCTCGATTATAAGCCGATTGACGTACGACGCCAACTGTTCCGCGGCATTTGGATTGGAATTTAAGACGCGCTGGAAATAGCCTCTGATCTTTTCACGTAGAGACTCTTCTTTTTTCATGATGTCACTTAACTGTTTGTCTATCTTGTTACGGAGTTCGAAGAATTCTGGGATATATCTCGACCAATCCCCTTTATCGAGCTTGGAACCGGCCGCTCCGATGTAATTAGAAAGCGTAGTCGTCAGTAAGTCTCTGCCTCCGGACTGGATCCTGCGAAGTAACCAGTGTAGCATGTTGATGTTGTCGATATTGTTTGCGGACATGCTAGCGACGAGCCCGTACTGTGGATTTGCGACGATGGCGTTCGTCCTCATATCAATCAGTTCAGTCTCCGCGATACGTATGGTCTTGTTGACTAGATCTTCGGCTAAGCCATCAAACACGCGGCAATTTAGAACCTCTCGATATATGGTCTTTTGCACATCGTGACAATATGTCGGCGAGATTTCCAGCTCTCGTCTTTTTCGTTTGTAATACCGGCTAGACGCCGCCAGGAATTCGTCGCCGAATATGGCGTCGAAAACACCGATACTCTTCAATAGCCGGACGATTGGCTCGATATATTCGATGGTCGAATAGGATTCGCGGTTCTGGTTTATCATATTGACTAGCTCCGAACTCGCGAGTTCTAGTATACCAGACTCGAACATATGATCTTTGAAGATTTCCTGTCCGAGCGAGCTGACTGGCTCTAGTTTGACTCCTGGAGATCGTTTTTTTGGATCCAACTTGTGGTATAAATCGAGAAATGTGTAAAGTTTTGAGATCTTTTGCATTCTTCCATCGAACGTTGACCATACGGTTACCAGTTGCGAAAGTAACGCGTCGCTCTTCAACAGTGTTAGTTGCGGAACTACGACGTTACACACATGGTCTTCGATTACATTCTTGAGTTCCTTGTAATATGTCAGACCTTCACCAGCCAACACTCCGTCGTAAATGAGTTTGTACAGAACTTCGAAAGTTACGCTGGGATTACGTCCCAAAAGAACATCGACGATCGCAGATGCGAGAACTTCGGACATGTCGTTTGCAACAGCTTTTATTAACCAGCCCAAATTTTTATCTATGTATTTCCTTCTACTACAATGTAGTAGAATTTGTGATGGTTTTTACGCATCTTTTTTCTCTTCGAACTCTTTCTCCAGCTCGTAGTATATCCCAGAGCCCGGACGATAACGAAACATTAACTGAAACGATGTAAAAGCGGAAAACTTTACATCGTAGTAGTCTTTTGCCATCGAGTATAGTGGAAATCGTGGAAACTCGGCCATGAAGAAGCGAAGAGGAAAATAGTGTTCGGGCGACTCCTCTTCTAGTATTCTAAGAAGAACGTCGAATCCTCTCACTGCATAGAACATGTATCCGTCGTTCACGTACTCACGATGATCGAATAGTCTCGATGTGCGTTGTTTGACGTTATATATTCTTGTGGGGAAAACCGCGCGCTGGAATGCGAGTCTGCAGAATGAAAGAATTAACTTCGGTGTTATTGACATTTTCAGTTTTCCAAGTCTCAACTTCTCGACAACGTTCGCGATGAAACACTTGACGGCTACATCGTAGTCGAACCAAGTAAATCGATCGTATGAATTCGTGCAAACGATAGATTTCGATGCATGGTCGCGTATCCACAACTTGAAAATGTCAGCCTCTAACGCGAAACAATTTCTCAATACGTTACAGAGTTCTTCTACACTTCGAGTGTAGTGTAATTTGACATCGCAACCGTAACACTTCTTAGTATATTCGGAGATTAATCTCAGTTCTAACTTCTGAGAAGTGCGTTCGTTTGGATCGAATTGATCGCGATATTCGTATTTGGACTCGTTCTTGTAGAACGAAAGTAGAAGATCTGTTTCCGTTATCATCTTATCACCCCCTTTTTAGTAATACATTTTAAAATTCCGTTCCAATGGAACGGAAAATGGTGTCCTCCTTACTCACATTCTTCCGCCAGCTTCCGGAGTTCTTCCGTGAAGTGGTCTTCGGTCTTTTCGCACATCGCAGCTCCTGGACGATACAGCACTGTCAAGACCGTCATCGAAACCAAATCGAGCTTCATTTTATAAGCACGTTTGGCGAGAGAGAACGTTGGATATCTCGGATACTCGGAGACGAAATAACGGAAAGGTTGATAAAGGAGAACAGCTTCCGTTCTCAGAATGTCGGTGAATAGTTGAAAAGCACTGGCGAGTTGTGGATTTTCGACGGCACGGCCAGCCTTCACAAGACGTGTAAACTGAAACCCTATTCTGCAAAGCAATAGAATGAGATCCGGTTTCGCGTGAACGTTTTTCGTCGCCAAGATGATCGTGATCATTCGGAAAGCATAACGCACGGCGTACTGATACTCCCATAAGTATGCGTATATCGTCTTTCCGTTCGGACACCTAATATCTAGAACTCTCTTACACGGCTCCACTGTAATCTTTTTTGGTACGATAATGTCCGAGCGCAGCCAATACTTGTACATGGGGGCTTCCATTTCTGTAAATGCGTGTAGGAACCTGCCAATCTTGACGAGGAGAATTTCGGCTTGGGATTTCAAGAAGGTGGACTCACCTTCAATTAGGTACGGTGTCTTCTTTTTAATCCACTCTTTGATGTTATTCGATAACTCTATCTTCCCGTCCGGCACGAATATGTCCTCGTAGGGATTGGCAATACCCAGATCTCGGGTAATTTCGTTAAACGCCATTCCTCGTCTTTCGGTTTCCGTCTATTTCTTTATAGGTCACATTTTGAATGTTTCGTGATTTCCGTTCCATCGGAACGGAAAATGGTGTCCGTCTTACTCACATTCTTCCGTGAACTGGTCTTTGGTCTTTTCGCACATCGCAGCTCCTGGACGATACAGCACTGCCAGGACCGTCGTCGAAACCAAATCGAGCTTCAATTTATAAGCACGTTTGGCGAGAGAGAACGTTGGATATCTCGGATACTCGGAGATGAAATAACGGAAAGGTTGATAAAGGAGAACAGCTTCCGTTCTCAGAATGTCGGTGTATAGTTGAAAAGCCCTGACGAGTTGTGGATCTTCGTCGACACGGTCAGCCTTCACAAGAAGTGTATACTGAAACCCTATTCTGCAAAGCAATAGAATGAGATCCGGTTTCGCGTGAACGTTTTTCGTCCCCAAGATGATCGTGATCGATCGGAAAAAACAACGCACGGCCTCTTGATAATCCCATATGCATACGGGTATCGTATTTCCGTTCGGACACCTAATATCTAGAGTTTTCTTACACGGCTCCACTGTAATCTTTTTTGGTACGGTACAGTCCGAGCGCAGCCAATACTTGTATACGGGGGCTTCCATTTCTGTAAATACGTGTAGGAACTTGCCAATCTTGACGAGGGCGAGTTCGAGGCCGGAACGGTCCCGGATTTTGTTCTTAAAACACCAACAATAGGACTGTTCAGTTTTAATCCATTCTTTGATACTAGATAACTCTACATTCTTCCCGTCCGGCGAGAATATGTCCTCGTAGGGATTGGCGATACCCAGATCATGGCGGGTAATTTCCTTAAGCGTCATTCCCCGTCTTTCGGTTTCCGTCTATTTCTTTATAGGTCACATTTTGAATGTTTCGTGATATATTC